AAGCAGTACCGTTATCTATATAAAGTACTTTTGCTTGTGTGTCTACATAAAGCAGTCCTTCTTTTGAAGATGCTGGCCGACTTGCGGTATTACCAAACTCTACTGAGCTTCCAGCAATCCATTGTGAGCCATCATAAACCTTTAGTACGTTTTCTACAGTATTAAAATAAATCTGTCCTGCCACTGGTGAGGAAGGATCAGATGCGTTGTTATGAATACGAGCATTAAGAAGTTCATTCTTATTTAAGTTAATACTCGTTGCAAATAATCTTGCCATTTATTATCTCCTTATGACAGGTACGCTGTCCCTGAAAATGGTTGGGCCATTGTCAATGTTAAACTATTACTATTATTATACGTTATTCCGGTTTCTAATTCGTCTCCAGAACTGGCTTTAACAGTCACATTTGGATTAAAACCCAAATCGTGATTTATAATTACTGAATATACTCCAGAAACTGGACCAGTGACCTGAGCCAGCTCCCAACTTATAACTGTTGCTATTGGTTTATTTAAAATAAAGCTATCTGCTGTTGCCCAGCTATTGTTTAATGGTTTTGGGCCATAGAACCTTGTTGTATCTGTATCAAAATAGAAGTCTCCTGGTACTCCAACTGTATTTACTGGAGCTCCAGATCCGCTTATAATCGTTCTACCGGGTGCTCCAGCAGACCTAACTACAACCTTCTGATCTATTTCATTAATGATTACTTGTGCCATTAAATTGTAACCGCCCTATTTAAAATTAAAAACCCTTCAAGAATCCTTGTCTTATTTCCAGTTAAATCTGTTATTACTAAATCATATGATGATTGTGGATAAAATAATTTATTTGTTCTAACATTTGAAAATGATATGGTCATTTTTCCAGTATTTCCCATAATATTAATTCCGTCATTATGAGTTAAAGTAAAAGCAAGTTTTTTTCCGCCCTTTTGATCTCTTACTTGTAATTTTGCTGTATATCCTGTTAAATCAATTGGAGTGTCGTCATCGTTCAAATACTCTACTTCAAATGCGAATGTAGAGTCTTGATCAATTTTAAAATTCTTGGTGGCTGCCATAAAATAAAGTACTCCTATGCTTATTTTAGCATAGGAGCACTCTTAACGCTGTTTAAGCTTTGCGACCAAAAGCTGTATCTTTTGGATTTAATGCTCTCATAATTACTGGCAATGTTGCGGCAATTCCTGCATTGAGCATTGCCTTCCAGTCCTGATTTCCGGACATATAAACTGCAATAGCTGCTGCTAGAAAAGATCTTCCATAGCTAGCTAGTGCTGCTAGAAGCTGTTCCTTCATATCTACTTTTCCATCCTTATTGAGGTCTTTATTCAATATAATCATCTCCAACTGAGCCCTATGCTCAGGAATTAGGGAATTACCCCAAATTTATTTTATCATTTATTTATAAATATAACAATTAGTTGATTAATAATTGAGAAGAAATCCAATCTTCTAGCCGTATCGTTGGGTTATATCCAAAAATAGATTTGGCCTTATCTATACTCGCAAGTGTCTCTCTGGCTTCTCCAATTCTAGGAGGAATATTGATAGTATTTTGTGAAATATAGCTTGCTATCTCATTAATAGAATAATTTTTACCAGTTCCTATATTAAATACTGTTCCCAAAAGATCTTTTTCTAAATCTTTAGTTGCTGCTAAAATATTTGCATTAACAGCATCTATCACATTTGTGAAATCTCTTTTTTGATTTCCATCACCAACAATTGTAAGTTGTTTTCCTTCTTTAAACTGTTTAATAAACAATCCTACTACTGGAGCATATATTCCCTTTAAAGGATGTCTATTACCGTATACGTTAAAATATCTTAAACAAACTGTTTCCAATCCATATGTTTTTGAATATGTTTTGCAAAGTTTCTCTCCGGTTGTTTTTGTAACAGAATAAACATTTAAACAATCATCATTTTGTGTTTCAATGTTCGGAATTGTATTCATTCCATAGGCAGATGAAGTAGATGAATATACAACTCTTTTAACTCCGGCTTCTTTAGAACACTGTAGAACTGTTCCTGTTCCAACTGCATTTACGCTAATTGTTTCAAGAGGGTTGTCTATGGCTATTTGAATTCTTGAATGTGCAGCAATATGAAATACATAATCCACCCCATTGTATAAAGGTCTTGTATTTTCATAATCTCTAATATCTAATTTGTAATTATTTGCTTTTTCATTCCAATAAAATTTTTCATTGGATATGGCAGACTCATTATCTATGCATACAACTTCATGACCTAGCTCTATTAACTTATCAACTAAATTAGAGCCAATAAATCCTGCACCACCAGTTACTAATGATTTCATAAAACTATTCTACCATTTTAATTGCTTTTTGTGCAGCATTAAGTCCTTGCATAACTGCCTGATCTGTATCAATATAAACATAGTTTGCTAGTCTGCCAGCAGTTATTGCATTTGGATATTCTTTAATAAGATCTTGTTTTAATTGATTTGCCATTTTTCTATTAATTCCATCTGCATCATCTATTGGATAATGTTTGTCTTTGGCTCCTGGATATTCGTGTGTAACAATTGTTCCAAGAATTTGATCTCTTTGTCCAGACATCCATTTTGTTTCTGTGCGCCTTGTATATTCTTTATCTAATCCTGGATGATTTATTGTTGCGTGTGGAAGACTTACTCCAAGAACATTAGGAATATACTGATGTTCTACTCTGACACCACGCCATGGTAGCTGATCCCTTAACATAAAATCATCTAATGCGGCAGTTACAATTACAGCATCATATTTATTCCATTCAACTGTATTAACGTCATCAGTTTTACCCATCCATATTTCCATTGGATAAGATGTTAACATATTATCAATTATTTTTGTCCAGCCACCTTTTGGCCAAGCTTGCCACTTATCTCTAAACAATGCAGTGTATCCGTCTGTCCTAAAATCTATTCTTTTAGGGGCAAATGATGCTGATAAATTTTTTGGATCTGTTCCCCACTGTTTTTGTGTATAAGGTAGTATAAACCATTCATATAATGTTTTGCCCATTATAGAAATTGCATATGTTTCAAAATTGGTGGAATCTGGATTAGCTGGAAGACTTGCCAATTCTTTTTCAATTATTGTCCATTCTGGTAATTGTTTTAACTCATCTATTTGTGGTGGCCATGACATTATTCCTGGAGGGACTTGAGTTTTTGTATGATGTATATATGGAAGCCAGTCTCCAAACTTTTGTACTGTTTCAATTACTTCATCATTATTTGTATGGTTAATATGAATAGCATTTTGTTCATAAAGTATACCAGCAAACTCTGCGGTTCTTACATGGCCACCAACATAATTTTTTGACTCATGAACTGTAACGTTCCAGCCATTATCTGCTAATTTCCATGCTGCCGTTGATCCTGTTAAACCAGAACCTATAATTAATGCTTTTTTCATTTAAATGTTTTTATCCTTGACATATCGGATAATTCAAATTTAAACTCAACGATGTCCCAAAGTTTTTCTTTGTTTTGTTTTATTAAAAAATGTATTTCTGCAAGCTCTTCTTCTGTCAGTTGTTGAAATGGTTTATATCCGCCTAATCCAACCAACTGCTCTCTTCTTGTTCCTTTATCGGTAAAATGAAAAGGATTATATGAATAATCTATTACTTTATCTAGAGGATTTTGATCAAAATATTTATTTAAATATTTTTCTGTAATAAATTTTGGAACATAATTTATTTCTTTATCTTTTTGTATCCATGGCAGAGTGGCCTCACAACATTTAATTACCTCTTCTTTACTTCCACCAAATATGCAAACAATTGACCAGAAAGATTCCTCTCTTACTTTAAAGTAAGCTCCAGAATCTTCATTTTCTTCAAACCACTGAGAAATATGTCTAGCAGAAACTAGTTTGCCCTCTAATGTATCATTATCAAATTTCATATTTATATTGGTATCTGCATCAAACCAATAGAAGTTATCGAACTCTAAATTTTTTAATTCTAAAACTGAATAAATTCTTGAAATATCTGCCTCATGCCAATCTTTACTTTCAGTATAATGAAATACTGTTTTATATTTAGACTGATCTAAATACTCTGATGGATCTTTTTCTGAATAAAAATGAAATTCAATATCCCAGTCTCCAATATATAGGTGAGTAAATCTATTTATAAATCTAACACCCAATAGAAAGTAAGAGTTTGTAGCAGTTACTGAAATTATAGTTTTCTTTTTCATTTTATCCTATGCTGAGATATCTACTATTTCGCAATTGCCGTCTGATGTGCAAGCGAGTGTTTGTGTTCCAGATGTTCCGTCTTCTGTTTCGTAGAATGATAAATCTTCCCAACGAATTGAAGAAGGCATTTTTGCAAGAAGTTCTAGATATTCTGTTTCATTTACTTCTTGATATGGAGCTTGTTTATATGAATGGTCGGAATAAGGAAGAAACGAAATTCCAGAAACCTCATCAAAATACTTGTAGACCCATGCTCCTACTTCCATCCATTCATCTTCTTTTACAGAAACTGTAATTGATGGTTTGTGTTCACACCATGCTCTTTGATAAACAAGCCAGGTGTTTAGATGATCAATTGCAGTAAGATCATTTCTTAATATCGCACCTTCTGGTGCTTTAACTGGAAATGAAAATACATAAGTATCATTTGGTTTCATGAAATCATCTTCACAAGGAATGCCAACTTCTTTTAGGAATGTTGATAGTGGATCTTTTTTATCACCACGAACCGTACGAATATAATATTGTGAATGCCATGGATGCATTCCAGAAGATACCCCGACCAATTGGGACACTGTTCCAGAAGGTTTTACGCAAGTAATTGCTGCAGACTCTGGAATCCCAATTTTCCCGGCCTCTTCTGCGTTTGTTTCTCTTGCGTACTCACGCAAACGAGATAAATATTTTTCTAACTCTTTAATGTCTTCTTTTCCAGACATAAACTTATGTCCAAACTGTCCAGTTAAGGAGACTCCAAGCAATCTTTCCTCTTCTGTATTATCCTTCCAAATTTTACGAAGGTACTTAAAGTCTGTAAGAGTTGCTTGCCATGTTCCAAGGATGGTTGCCAACCTTACTTTTTCTGCAATTGATTCTTTAGTATCTTTTTCACGAATAACAACTTCTGAAAGATTGCAGAACTGATTTGGTCTAAGAATAATCTCAGAACAAGGGTTGGTTCCATACCAAATTTCTGGATCACGCTTGCCATACTTTGATGCCTGCATTTGTGCAGCTTTTACGTTGTAAATTCCTCTTTCGCCAGATTTTGAATCGTATAGATTTTTCCATTCTGTTATAAACTGTTCCATCTCTGGTTTACGAGCATATGCAACAGAATTATTTGAAAGAGCTCTTTGAGAGTTTGCTTCCCACCAATTGCCTGATTTTGCATGTGCCATTTCAATATCATTAATATTAGATAATGAAATCATTGCAGAACGACGAACTCCACCAACAACTACAATTTCACCAATCTTACACATAATATCGTGACACTCAATTGGTTTTAAGTTTCTACCTGCAGCACCCTTAAACTTAGCAATTGTAAAATCAAAAAGATTTACTAAAGGTTGCGGGCCAGACGATCTTCCTCCCATAGTTTTAAGACGTGCACCTGCTGGTCGAAGTTTTGAAACATCTATAGATGGAATTTGTCCGGTCCAAAGCAAAGCAAGAAGTTCTCTATAAGCTTTAGCCCAGCCCTGCTTAGAATCTTCTACAACAATAACTGTATTTGATTTTTCTAAAACTTCTGGAACGGCAGGTAGTTTATTAATGTATTTATATTCAACAGAAAATCCTACCCCTGTCCCACACATGAGAATGTACATTGTTTCATCAAAAGCACGTGGATGATCAACTGGAATAAAAGAACAATTATAACCTGCAATATTATCTCGTTCTAATGCTGCTCCAGAAGTCATAACTGCTCTCATGGAAGGCATAACGTTTCTGTTATAAACAGCGTCTTTAATTTCTGCAAGTGTCTTTGGGTCTGGTGTATAGTTATGATTCTCAAGTAGATGAGATGTCATAAAATTAAAGTATCTATCTACAGTTTCTCCCCAGTTTTCTCTTCTATTTTCTTCTGGAATCCAACGGGCATACCTAGATAGAGCAATAAAATTCTCATAAGCATTCTCAATATACTTCGACATAATATAAAACCTTTCTTGACCGAGTTTTTGTGTCGGCCTCCGCTAAAATTGTTGTAATCTTAAGTATAGTATTTTTTCTTTTTAAAAATACTATTTTTTAAAATTTTTCTTCAAGATGCTGTAAAGCATTCTTAGTCAACTGTAACCAGTTATAGTCTTTATGAACCTGTTCTGATTGAGAATAGTAGTAACCAGAATAAGCTTTAAAGTTCATTACTGAATCATACATTACTTCTTTCAATGCGTCAACATCTGGCTTAAAAACTTTTCCTGGATGTTCAAAAGGCCACGGGGAATCTATCAACCTAGACTTTACACTTAAAGGTCCTATAAAGTCTTTATAATGTGCCCAAGTTGAAGTAGATATTGTTGGCATTCCAGTTGCTAAAGCTTGTAGGGGTATAAATCCAAATCCTTCACCATAACTTGGATATATTAAAATATCATGCATATGATATAAAGTTATTAACTCATTTATTGCTAATTCGTCTTTTATAATTGTTATATTGTTATAAAGTTCATTTGGAAGACCTATAATACTTCCATGATCATTATATATTCTAGTTGTATTTTCTTTATGACATTTAAGAGTTAAATGAAATTGTTCTTTATGTCCAAATAATTCAGTAAATGCATCTACTACCATTTGACCAGATTTTCTAGTAGCCGGTTCTCCTACATGTAAAAACTTAATTACTCCATCATTTCTTTGACCTCTTTTAACTGATTTCCATATTGGTTCTATTCCATGAGGATAAACATGTATTGGTGGCTTTACTTTATTTTCTTTATATACATTAGCAACCCAATCTGATGTTGTCCAAACTTCATCACATAAATTAAATTTTTCTTTCCAGCCTTTTCTAAGTTCGGTTGATTCCCAAGGAGTATATCCTATTTGATATTGATTACGATGTAATTTATATCCGTCTGGTTGTGTAAAATTTATTTGAAAATCTGCTTTAGGATCTGCATATCTTACATTATGTCCTAATTCATTTAAAGATTTTACTATATGTTGTCCTGCATATCCATATCCAACTGCTGGGTTTAAATTAGCTTTTATAGAGTAGTAAGATATGTACATTTGTCCTTTTTTCTAGTCAACCGGCTTGACAGAATTGTTTAAATTCTGTTAAGATTGTATTTACTGTCTCTAAAGGAGGTAATACCAATGGAGAAAAGTTTGAAGCGTTTGTTGTTTGTTATTACACATTCTAGCATAACATTTTCGTTTTTGCTAGTTTCAGTAATGATAACATCAGCTGGCGCTAAAAGGGCTGAAGCACTTGTTGTTAAGCCTGTAGCAATTCAAACAGTTGCTGCATATAAAGCAGAAAGAATAAAATTTCTTGAAGGCGCTAAGAATCTAACAGATCTAGAACTTCTTGAAGTTTTGACCCTAGCAGGTTTCGAAGGAAAAAAACTTCGTGTTGCTTGGGCTGTCGCTAAAGCAGAGTCTAATGGTAGACCAAGAGCCCATAATGGGAACAGAAAGACGGGGGACAACTCGTATGGCATATTTCAAGTAAATATGCTTGGGAATCTAGGTAAAATAAGAAGAGACAAGTTCGACCTAGCAAAAGATTCCAGCTTGTTTAATCCAATCAAAAATGCTAAAATAGCATATTATATGACCGACAAGGGATCAGACTGGTCCGCTTGGTCAGCTTATGGAAATAAGAGATACAAGTATTTCTACAAAAAGTTTCCAAAAGTTTGTTTAAAAGTTAGTGGAGATTGGACAGTCTAATTAAAGTTCAAGTTCTAAACGCTTATAAAAAGTTAGCGGAGGAAAATATTGTTCCTCCGCTGCTTTGTCCTTCGGACCAAACTGATTTATATCCAAATATAGACGAATCTGACAAGGTGTTTCTTTATTGTTTTTCTTGTACCTATAAAAATTATCTAGGCTTAGAAGCCTATTCTAAAATAGAAAAAGCTGTTATACAAAATAAAAATATTATATAATTGGATTGATGGCACTTAAACAATTTGCCTATATATCTAAGGGGCATCCCCTTAAGAAAAGACGACATGACCGATTCCTCAACAACGCCAAATTCGGACGGGGTTCAAGAAGAAACTCTGGAAAACAACCTACCTCTAGTAACATACATAATGCTGCATAGAATTTATGACCTTTTAGTTGTTATCGGAAAAAATTTAGTCAAGGATGACTCTTTAGACCGATTAATCTCTTATCATGAAAATGGATATTTATTGGGTCCGTCCCCTAGTTATTCTGAGGATCCTGATGCCAAAAAATAATGGTAAATGCGACCAAGAGGGAACTAGTACTATTGATGATTCAATTGACATGGTTTTAGACTCCGTTACTTCTTGACTTCAAAATTTACAATTGCTATAATAGTTTTAATATAAAGTCGAGCTATGCTCCTTTATGTTATCTAAAACCCCAGAGGAATCCGCCTCCTCTGGGGTTTTCATATGGATCAATTTTAGAGTATAATAATATATATGATTAGACACCAAATAAAAGCTTTATCTACAACTATTCCTACAGAGTTAACCATAGAAGATAATATAAATTCTGTATGTACTTTAGTGGTTCAAAATATAGACTCTACAAATTATATCTATATTGGAAACAGTTCTGTATCTTCTTCTGACTATGGTTTTATGATTTATCCAAATCAAGCTTTTACGATTGAATTAAGACCAAATGATAGAATTTATGGTGTTGGTTCTGCAATAATTAATGCAGTTTGCATGTCTATAGAAAGATCAACATGATTCAAAGTACAGTAGGTTTTACAAATCCACAGGTTACTGCGGCACCGCCTGCATACACAAGCACTGTAAAGCATTTAGTTAAAAGCGATTATAACGGTACAATCAATAAAGGTCAGGCAGTTTATGTAACTGGCTCTACTGGATTATCTGGAACCAACATGCTGGTAAATAGAGCAAGCAATACTATAGAAATGACCTCATCTAAAACTATGGGTCTTCTTGAAACCAGTCTAAATAAGAACGGTATAGGTTATGTAATTACAGAAGGATTGCTTGAAGGACTAGATACATCTGCAGCGGGTTCAGCAGGAGATCCAGTATGGCTAGGAGTAGACGGAAACCTGATATATGGATTAACAAATAAACCTGTAGCTCCAGCACATTTAGTATTTATAGGAATAGTTACACGTAAGCAGCAAAATAACGGTGAAATCTTCGTTAAGGTTCAAAACGGATTTGAAATAGAAGAACTTCACAATGTTGTATTAACAGGCAAAACTGCTGGAGATACAATTGTATGGAACGGCGGAAACTGGATTAATAGAAATATAAATGGTGCTACTGGATCTTTTACATCTGCTGATGGCAAAACAGTTACGGTTACAAACGGAATTATAACCAATATTATCTGAGCCCCCCAACAGAATCGAACTGTCAACCTACGCATTACAAGTGCGTTGCTCTACCTATTGAGCTAAGAGGGCGGGTTTAATTTCCACCATAAAAGTGTAATATTTCTAGAATAATGATCTAGTCCATGCAATGAATTTGGAATAGATGAATCAAACTGTGTGGTTGGAACAAATAATTGATAAGTATAAGCTTTATCAGTCCAATAAATAAAATCATCAAAAACAGATGGAATATAATATTTTCCATCAATATAATGTCTGTCTAAAAATTCTTTTGCATATTTTCTTGACATTACATAACATACTACAGACCAATCAAAATGATGTCTTTTTCTTAAATGAAATTCTGCTGGATAAAATTTTTCATGGCATACATAGAGTTGCATTATGTCAAAATCTTTAGGAAATTCGTTATAAAAATCGTTCCACGTTTTACCATTCCAAAGCGGAACAGTATCTAGACTAAAATCATCTTCTATAAAAATTCCATATTCTTTATCACTAGTTTCATACCATAGTTTTATAGCATTTATATGAGAAATAGAAGATGAGTTGCTTACATTGGGAAATTTTCTTGGAGCTTGTAAATCATTTCCAGGTTTATCTATAAGCATGTCTGAAACATCAATTTGTCTACCATCAACTGCCGGAACTATAGTAAAATCAACACCGTACTTATTTAACTCATTAGAAATATATTCTCTACGATCAGAATGTCTTTCTAGGTTAATAACGTATACTGGGCCAAAGCCCTCTAATGGATTCATAGATTGTTATTGTACTATAAAATGTTAGATTTGAAAATTAAGACCAGTAAGTTACGCTACAATACCCAGAACCACCATTTGCTCCACCGTTGGAGCCTAAGTTCCAGCCACCACCAGAACCTCCACCACCTGTATTGGCTGTAACGTTTACAAAATTTCCTTGACCTGAACCACTGCTTCCTGGCATATAAGAACCACCACCGCCGCCACCAAAACCATTTACTCCAACACCAGATATGTTTGCTGCCGTTGAACTGGAGTATGTAATTCCTCCTCCGCCACCAGAACTTCCAGTTCCACCAAGAATGCTTAAGGAAACAGAAGTTCCATTAGTTAAAGATATTGCAGATCCACCAGCACCGCCTCCGCCACCAGGTCTTTCAAAAGAAGTGGAAGCACCTCCTCCACCACCTGAGCCTCCATTACCTCCAGCCTGACTGGTACCGCCTCCAAATCCACCACCTTCTGCTATCAATAATGAACCAAAAGAGGAATTGGAACCTTTTGAACCATTTGTATTTGTTCCGCCGCCAGAACCTCCTCCACCAATAGTTACAGTATAAGAAGCACCAGGGGTAACAGGTAGTGTTCTTTGTAAAACTGCACCTCCTCCTCCACCACCACCACTAAAATTTGTTTGCGCTCCACCACCGCCGCCACCTCCGGCTACAAGAAACACATCGACAGTGGTGCAGTTAGATGGAACAGTAAATGTTCCGGTAGATGTAAACTCAGATACTTTCTGACTTAACCCACTAGATGGTAAAGGGAATACATTTATCCCCATTATAAGTTCTCCTCAGTAGTAATCATCTTAGAAGATTCCTCAGCATTTCTTAATTGAGCTGCTTCTTGATCTACTAAATATTTTTCGTATTCTTGATCATTCATTTCACGAGTTATTTCTTGTTGTGTAGCACAATCAAAAATTCCTATTAATGGTCTTGTCATTTTGATCCCCAAATAAAAAGTCCTCTACCAGCCCCACCAGATGGATTTACATTTACTGTTGAACTATCTGCATAAAAATCAATGCTTGTAATTGGTGATGTACTAGCAAAATATCCTTCAACCTCTCCAGCATAATTACCTTCTGCTCCAGACCAACCTTTGAACAATTTATATTCTGTTGAAGAAGAATAATTTTCTATAGTCAAAATAAAACCATGATTGTAGGAATTATAACTAACAGAAAATCTTATATCGTTTCTTGGAGATACTGATGGATCGGAATATAAACCACCAGTATTATTTGTTTGTAAAAACAAATAATTATAAATACTTGATGTACTACCATTTAATCTTACTTGCATACCAGTAACTGACGCTGGTTGATAAAATCTTGGACACATAATTTTTAGTGTTTTATATGTTTGTGGAATATTGTTAATTGAAAAAGCGGCATTAGCGCTGTTTGTTGTATATGAAGCTAATTGAGTCCAATTTGGCTGAGTAACTAAATCAGATGAAGATAGTCCAGTTGATGCTCCTAATAATGCTATGCCCAATTTACACACTCCAAAATTATTTTATATATAACTATTATATCGTAGGATAATTCAAAGCTGGCGATCCAGGGCTCGAACCTGGGACATCAGAGTTAACAGCTCTGCGCTCTGCCGACTGAGCTAATCGCCAATATATTATTTAGGTGGGTTTTGTAAATTTTCTATAATTTGATAAAGTTCCCAAACTGTATCTGATGAATCACAAGTTGCTATTCTTTCTTCTAATAAACTAATGATATATGCACGTTCATTTTTTCTAGCCTTTGTACAGCCATTACAGGGACACTTCCAACTTCCCCATGAATGAGCAGCAGCAGACCCAATCTGATCTCTTACAGGCTTATCTACGCCCGATAAATCCATTGCTATCCAATCTACTAAAAGTGCGCCGGAAGAAAGAACTACCCCAACATGCTAAGTATAGATAAAATACTAAAAGTTGTAAAGAAACCAATTGCCATAGTTGCTAAAGATACGCCCATAGCAATTACCATAATCCAGAAAATCTTATCTAACATAATATTATAATTATACCCTATTTGTGGCATGAACACTCGCATGCCCTTGGATTCTTATTCCAATCAATATATGAGACCCTACATTGATCATGTAAGCCATCCATACACCACCCAAATAATATTCTTCTATCCACCGATGTATATTACAATAAAATAAAAAAATGGTCAACTACTTTTTATTGAATTGAAAAAGTGCGCCGACGACAGAAGAACCCATTTGACATCTTAAATTTTATAATGTTATACTAATCTCGGTTTGTGGGGGCTTACACTGTTAACTCAAATGTACCAGATGTAACCTTCTCTATCTTTCCAAGAAGATTTTTAAACTTGGGGGGTAGGGGGGCTTTCCTAAAAATCTAAATCCCCAGATGGTAAATTAAAACATATTATCTATATGATCTAATATTCTAACCATATATTCTTTTTTAAGATGTAAAGTATCTATAGTATCTTCTGGATCAAGATGATCATTTGGAAGTATATGTTTATAAGATATTACTTTAGCCCCAAATAGTCTAAGATATTGTGAAAATAAAGAAGCCATAGCTATTCTATCTTCAAGGGAACCTACTGTTGGAAATTTACACTCTATTACTTGAGGTATGGGTTCAAGAAAATATACAGTTTTCCCGCCAAAAAATTTTTCACAATGCTTTATAAGTTTCATAGCTACAAAATCAGGATTTCCCTTATCATATAAATGATTTCTAATATCATTATCACCTAACCAGATAATAACAACATCATATTCTTCAGGTATCTGAAATTCACTATAATTGGTATCCCACGCCATTTTTGCATGTTTCCAAACAAGATAAAATTCATTCTTTCTGACAAAGTGTGCAGAATCTAAATTTTTTGTTCCATACTCAATATCTGACTTTGGATCATCTGGATTTAAAAATCCTTGGGTATGTGAATCTCCAACTATTAATATCTTCATAACCTAATTTTAAAAGCTTCTGTCTTCTATTACAAATCCATTTTCTCGATCAAATAATACCCATTCAATATCTACGATATCAAAGGTAGATCTAAGTGATTCCATTACCTTATTTAGGTCTAAATATCCACAAGTATATAGATCAAATTGAAGCAAAGCAGGTTCTGGCTCATCCCAGATATGAAAAGCTATATGGCTTGTTTCGATCATCACTATTGCTGTTAACCCGCGATTTCCTGGAACTTCTACATATGATGCAAATGGTCCTTGTATAATCTTCATATTAATCTGGTCGACTAGATTTTTTAAGAATTCTATTCCACCTTCTTGTGTAGCAAGTGGATTATTTACTTTGGCATTTACCAATAAATGCTTATGATATATTGTAGCTGTTGTCATATCCCGCCCTTTCTTGACGTGAAAAATAATTATAGCATTATAGATGTTTCATGTGAAACATCGATCTATATTCTAGTCGACTATAATATTCATTTTTAGAAAATGTTAATATATTTTTTATTTGTATGATACCATCCCTGTAAAGCGTGTCCGAATTGGGTAGTGCGCCCATATTGCCCTTTTATTTTGTGAGCCATATCACAAAAAAAGATTTCAATTTATACCATATGCCCGAATTTCAGACTTGCGCTTGTCGGGGGTCTATGGTTCACTTAATACATGAACAAGGGACAAGGACTAGAGAAAGGAAAGAATATGAAAATCGAAATCCTAAAACCTAAATGCCAAACCTGCGGGTATATCCCAATGGAATCTTGGGATAGAATCTGCCCAAGAGATAAATCGGTAATGCGTACCGAATTAGTAGAATTGGAGATGAACTAATGAACACAATTCAATGGATAGGCGCATATTGTGAGGAAGGTTGCCCTGATGAGGCTACCGCTTGCCTTCTATGCGTAGAAGGTAACGACATCAACGGATACTACGATGAGGAGATGAACTAATGAGCAATATCAAGCGCTACTTAGAAGAAATAGAAGGCGAATCTTTTAATGAGGCTATGGAGGCCTTGTTAGCCTTCTATCGTCAAGAGCAACTAGAGAAAGAGGGAAAATAAATGAGCGCAACAATTCTTAGTAAATCTAATTTACTACTAGGCAAGACCTACGAATCAAAGAGAGGGTCAGGTGTTATCGCGGAGGTAACGAATAGCAGACACTATTCACCGCAAGGAACCTCTTATGTAGTAAGAGTAGAGCAACAAGACGGCGGGGTATTCTTTGCGACAGTAGTAATAGCCGACAATGACGAACTATGGGAGGAGATGTAAATATGTATTCTTTCGATAACAATTCACTACTAGATAAGTACGCAACAATTCAGGAGGACGTGTTCGATATGTATAACTATGTAGAAGATGTAGAAGATGAAGAATCAGCGTTAGATTTTTTCAATGATTCAGACATTGAGGAAGAACAGTTAGACTGGGATGATGTAACTGATTCGATGTTCTTCTAATAACTAAATAAATAACTAACTACTAACGAAAGGTAATAACAATGAACAATGGATTCTTAGATATAACGCTAGATAACTGGGGAGTATCTTTCTCTACCGCCCCGTACTACTTTTCCGTATCGTGGGGAGGCGTAGCGCTTGCCGTAGCCGTAGCCGTAGGCTGGAGGGTGTATCGCCACTTTAGACCCACTAAGCCCTTCTCTTTACTCTAAGAGATAACCCATAACCTGCCACCCGAAAGGGTGGCAAGGCTAAGGGCTAAGGGCTGGGGGGCTCGGTGGATCGCTTACGGGAAATGGTACGATACTCACGGGCAGCTAGCGCCCCCCTGTAGGTGCGGACTAAATTATTGATTTATGAAGAAGTAAATAAGATCCCTGGCCCGCAGAATAGGGGGCGTTTTCCACAGGCTTACGCACAGGTGTGGATAACCCTCGAGAAATCTGTGGATAAGCTACGGCGTGTCGCCCACACCGCAAATGTCCGATTTCTCCCAATCCTGCTTACGGGAGTGTCGTAGATCCACTTTGAAATAGGTGTAAATTTACAGGTTTTTTATTGGGTTTTTTAACACTTAAATTATTGCTATTTTTTACCTATCAAAAAAGCCCAATATTTTCGTGTAACGCATTCGGGCGTGTCGAAGGCATGTGAGGCGTATCACAAATTATTTTTCAAGATGCCCGAATTATACGCATTTCTAATTTGATTTTGTCGGTGCGTTCGTGTATCTTTGGTATTAGTCAATTAGAAAGAAGGTTCAAATGTCCGCTCTCACATTTTCTCACAAAGGTTTGCTCGTTGGCAAATTCTACCAAGGTTCTCGCGGGTCTGGAATTATCCAGGAAGCCCAAGATTCAGAGGCTTGGTATGGCAGAGGAATTTCTGCCTATAAAGTTCGCGTTCGTCCTGATTACAAGGGTGATGGAATTTATCTCGAAGATTTCTGGGCAACAGTTGCCGTAGAATGTTAGGGGATAACTAACCGAAACGGGGGCAGTTTCGAGAGTGTTCTCGCCCAACGTCGTAAGTAATAACTCTCACCATTTTTGTCAGCGCCAGATGATACAATTCAGAAATAAACGAAAGGGAAAAAATGAGCCAGATGAAATTATCGTTAGAAAATTTTGACGAAATGCTAAACGAAGTTTATGGAGAAATAAATGTTGCGGGCAGTATTTTCACCGCTTCAGATATTCTTAAAAATTGCGATTCTATTGCTTATAGTGTTTATGCCGCAGATTATTTAAGTTTTGATGAAGAAGAAGGGGAATAAAATGAAAAAATATAAAGTAACCTATGAAACTTTTGTAGAGGCTGAAGATAATCTTCGTGCCATGTTCAAGGCTAATCATAAATTAGACCCGCTTGGAGATGTTCAGTTTCAGTTTGATGTTGTAGATGTTGAAGAGGTATAAAATGGCAGAGATGGAATTTTTTCGTATGGATAGCGAGGGAGCGGGCTGGCTACCGCTCTCTCAAATGAGTAAAGATGAATTTGATGAATTAGAAAAATCAGTTGCGTTTGAGTTAGAATTTTCCAAATACTTTAGATAAGGGAGAAATAAAAATGGGTAATTTATTAGATGTTATCGGTATCGAATGTATTACATGCGGAACTGCCGGATTTGTTTTCTATGGTGATGAAGGTATAACAGTTATGCCTTGCGAGTGTGAGGAATAAAAAATGTACACGTTTATAGTTGTATCACTTTCAGTTATTGCTACTCTAATTGGAGTAGCATTAGCAATTGTATTTTTTGATTTGGAAGAAAATGAAAATTCATAAAAGCATAGTTACAAAGGTTCAAGAGTTGCGTAGAAGTAATGCAGCTACACCGATCCCGTCTAAAAAAATTTATTCACGAAAGAAAAAACATAGGTTAAAAAAAGAGGAATAAATTCGTGTAACGTAGTCGGGCGTGTCGCGGCCCCCGCGGGCTTAAAGACTTTGTTACGGAGATCACATTAATTTCACGGGTCTAGGAGTTGCCAATGTCAGTGGCCTGTGTTATCGTTCTCTTACCTGCTACGAAAGGACTCCAAATGGACGATTTATCTGCTGACCTCTATGGCGACTGGTTCGAGGCTGAGGAATACTCAACCGACGAAGAATATGAGGAGTGGGTCGATACCGACCTATTCTATGACAATGAACCACCGGCTGATGATATGTGGGGCTTTTAGCCCCACTAGGGCCCCGGCGGGCCCCAGTGTGTTGTTACGACACGAAAATATTTTAGCCATAAACTTGCGAATGTCGGTTGTTTCTGCTATGGTTCTACCACCAACTACGAAAGGGCCAAAAATGGAAATTTACAACGGCGGCGAACTCATCGATTTCTCCAACGAGGAGTATTTTGAGGGCATCATCTTTGCTGATGAATGCGATGCGGAGGAGGCTTATTTTGAGTCTCTATGGCTCGAGGACCAAGAACAGGAGTGGATATAAGCCCCTCTGGGGCCCCCGTGGGCTTTTTAATCTTGTTACGGGCATGTGATAATTATCACCGATCTGCAGCTATATTTTGTCGGTGGCCTCATGTATAATCTAGACTAAGAAAAGGGGAACCATGAAACTAAAACGCTCTAACGATAGGAAGGTAACCAATGCCGTCTCCAAGAATGGAAAAACACCCGCTATTGCTAATACTTTTGGGCTACCTGCTGGGAAGGATTTCTCATGTCCTGGCGCTACTAGCATCTGCGAAAGTGTCTGCTATGCAGGAAAACTCGAAAAACTCTACAAGGGAGTAAAAGCCGTACTACTGCATAACTGGGAATTGTTACGCAATGCAGATATGGATACCATGCTACTTTTGATTGATGAGATGATTGTTGACTTTATTGCAGATTGTGAAAAGAAAAATGCGCCTAAACTCTTCCGTATACACTGGGACGGTGATTTCTTTAATGAAACATATACACACGCATGGAGACTAGTAATCATGAACCATCCAGACGTAAAATTCTGGGTCTATACTCGCGTAAAATCTTCTGCCGAGATTCTTCAAGGCTTAGAGAATTTATCAGTTTACTATTCTACCGATTCTGAGAATAAAGAAACCGCTCAAGAATTATCTGGTAAAGGCGTAAAACTTGCATACCTTGCAACTACTTTTGCAATGGCTAAAGAAGATATGCTAAATCTAATTGGAAAATCAGGCGTTAAGTGTCCTGAGAATAATAAAAAGATACCGCTTATTTCTGTAAATGGTTCTGCATGCGTTACATGTGGGCAATGCGTATATGAAAGAAACGATATTCTTTTCTCCGCTACTAAAAAATAAAATAACAAAAACAGTTTTCAATTTCAGTTTTTGATCTTGAAAATATTTTCAATTTGAAAATTGGGCCCCCATGGGCATTTTGTACCTTTTAAGGCGTGAGATTTATCACACCCGGAAACTGCATCTTGGATTATGCCATGTCAGTATTAGATGATATAATTTTCGCACAAACAACAAGAAGGGGAAACAATGAAACAACCAACACTACAAGAACTACTAGACGCATGCTCCGATTCTATCGTTGCTGATGAAATTACAAACGAGGCAAAGACTCTAATCGCAACTCTTCAAGGTTCAGATAATCGTAATCAAATTATCTCAGAATTATTCGAGTATTCTTCTAGCCTTGCTTCTATGGTACTTACAAATGTACTTCATGTGTTATACACGCACGAACAAGTACAAGAACTAATCAAAGCGCAAGAACAGGCTATGGCCGATGAACTAACAAATGAAATATCACAATTCTTAGGGGGTAAATAATATGGGAAGAAATTTTGCAGAGGCATTATCAAACGTTGAAGGATTAGATATTGAGGATGCAATTGCTATGCATCTTCAGTCTAATCACTATCCACCAATTCCAGTTGAAATGGTGACACCATGCATCCAGGCTATTGCTTGCTATAACAATGAATTTGATATGGATTTGCCTATTGCTCTACCCGAAATTGACGGATTCCAGGTAACTTACAAAGGCAGAACAACTGCACCTGCATGGTCAATTATTGAACAGCATCATCTGCATCCATGGCTATATGATTACTATAATGATTATCCAGAAGAGGATGAGGACTAATGGCAATTTGCGTATCATGTGACGAACAAGGCACTCACGAAATTATTGCCAATTCTTTTTATCTTTCAGGAACTTGGTATTGTTGTGCGTGTCTTGGACAATGTAATTGTGAGGATGAAAGCTGATGAAATGTTGGAGTTGTGATCAAATAATTGATCAAGAAATGGAGGGCTATCACCTGGTTGATGGCTCTCCAACTTGTTGTGAGTGTGAGGACTAAGGCCCCCGTGGGCCTAAAAGATCTCTTACGACACGATTTGATTAATGTCGGTGCCTTGGTATATAATTCTACTAACTTAAAAGAAAGGGAAAAAATGCTAGATACAACTAACTGGGCAAGATACGAGTTTACTATTGGAGGTCTTACTTTTGTTTCGCTTGTAAATCAAGCAGGTACAATTTATCCAAAAGTTTCTATGCTTCCAAGACCAGTTCTTGATGACATTAATCGACAAGCAATTCTAAGTTTAGTTGGTAATGTTGAATTTATGACTAGAACAGAAATCCAAGAAAAACTTGCTGAGGCAAACGAGTTCGCAAGCCAAGCGTTGCTTGAACTGGTCTAATTAATAATAGATAGCGGGTACTTCCCCACCCGCTATCGCCCCCGTGGGCCCAACAACACGCTTACGATCATGTGAAATTTATCACAGCTTTTGAGCTTGATCTATGTCGGTGGCCTATGCTAGAATATGCTCACAACAAAATAAGGAGGCTAAAAATGGATACACTATCCGTAAAGACACGACTATATCAGATAGGTGATTTATTTACCACTCTAAAGTCTGGTACTACTGGTGTAATCAAGGAAATCCATAGAACGGGGTCTGGCTCGGCTCGCGTATTGCTAGATGTTGGCGGTAAAGACCGCTGGACTAGCGTATCGGCTGAAGATTTAGACCTTCGCTAGTCAATTTGACGACACCTGAGTAAGTGTGATAAACTGCTCACCAACAAAAACAACAACTATCGAAAGGGAAAAAATGAGTAGAGGCAAAGCGATAAATGTTAAAATCGCTACAAGCAAAGTAATCAAGGCGCTAGAAACTAAACTAGCGCAAATCAAGAAAACCTATGCTGAGCAAGATGCTCTAGAGGCTAAATACCAAAAGTCTTTAGAAAAGTGGAACAAAGAATTGTTAGAGTTCGCACTTGCTAATATCAAGAAGGCTAAGAATCTTCGTGTGAATATGCGTAGTTGGGATAAATCGTTAAATGTTGATTTTGATATTCCAACACTTGATGGAGAGTATCCAAAACAACCACAGCGAGAGTTCGAGCAACTACACACTCACTCATATAACGAGATGGTAGAAGAAATTGAGAACGCAATTCGTATTCTCAAAATGACCGACGAGGAAGTTGTAAGCACAAGCACATACAACGCAATCGCTCGTTATCTCTAAGTTTCCTATACGCCCCTTTCTGGGGCACACGGGAATGAACCTTCCTGAGCAAGAAGCAAAAAGGCTCCCTCACCTAGGCACGTGAAGGCTAAACTGCCTACCATATCCCTACTAGAGAAAGTCAATTAATGACACGATTTAAAGTTGAAATCTGGGACGAGATCCCGCAAAATGATATCACCGTTTGGTTAGAAGAGGGCACTGATGCTCGTGGACTGTCTGAAATAGTCTGGTCCAATTTGAATAAGTTCCAAGGCAATGTAACTGGAGTACTAGTTGACACACTGCATAATAAAAGAAAGTTTGCATGCTACTATCCCATGGAGATTGTCTCATCCAGGTAAGAATGCAGCTCCGTACCCCTTTCGGAGCTGCGCCCCCTAGGGCGATATGTCCGTTTTACGATAGCTAAAAAGATCACCAGGCTTGCGAATGTCAGTCTTATCTGGTATTATTCTCGAATCAACTAAGAAAGGAAAAAATGGCTCACAATCTCGAAACCGAAAATGGCGAAGTTGCTTTTGCTTTGCGGGGCGCTCCTGCTTGGCACAATCTTGCTAATCGTATTTTCTCAAAAGATGAGGAAGTATCAACTCAACTAATGCTAACAGAGGCTAAACTTTCTAATTGGAATGTTCGCCTCTCTCCAGTAACCGACCACATTCCTGCTGAATGGAATGATGTATCAGGTTCGCAATATGTTATTCGTACTAATCCATTTAATCAAGGAACTGATGTTTTATCTGTTGTCGGTTCTCGATATCAAGTAATTCAGAATGAGGAATTATTTTCATTCGCTGATAATATCCTAGACGGTGATTCTCGTTGTGCTTGGGAATCTGCTGGCTCCTTAAAGTCAGGCAAGGTTGTATTCGGTTCTCTTACTGTTCCTCGTGAAATGGTATTAGACCCACAAGGCGCTAATGATAAGACTCAGTTATATCTTATCGTTTGGACATCTCATGACGGTTCTGTTGCTGTTCAAGCAGCGATTACACCAGTTCGTGTAGTTTGCCAAAACACCCTTAATCTTGCTATGAAGTCTGCTAAGCAGTCATTCAAGATTCGTCACACTCAATCTGCTGATGGAAAGATTCAAGTAGCACGAGAAACTCTTGGATTAACATTTCAATACTTTGATGAATTTGAGAAAGAGGCTCAATCTCTATTTTCTCAAAGCATTACTGATGTAGAGTTCTCAAAACTTATTCAGACTATTTATCCAAAGCCTGATAAAGATACAAAGAATGCTATCACCCGCTGGGAAAATAAGGTTGTTATGCTTGATGACCTTTATCACAATTCCCCGACTAATGCTAATATCAAGGGAACAAAGTGGGGTGCGTTCAATGCGTTAACCGAGCGTTTGGATTATTACCGAAATGGTAAAGGTTCTAATTCAGATTCTCGTTATGCTTCCGCTTCAGGTTTCGACCCTGTTATTACCGCTGAAAAGAATAAGATTCTTCAGGCTGTAAAAGCGTTCTAATCGCAACACCTGAGCAAGTGTCTAAACTGCTCACCAATTGGTTCGTTAGCTTAGTTGGATAAAGCGCTACCCTGTCACGGTAGAGATCACGGGTTCAAGTCCCGTACGAATCGCCCCCTAGGGCCACAAAAATGTGTTACGAATCACAAAATATTCCCCCCAAAAAGTAGACAAGTGTCAGTCCGGTAGTGTACAATTCTCCGCATACCAACGAAAGGAAAGAAATGGAACAAACAACAAACAAGTTTGATAATGTTCAACCTTGGGAAGCAAAAGAGTTTCTTCAGCAACTAGATGAGAAACTAACTATCAAAGACGAAATTATCGTTGATTTAGATAAGCGTGTTTGGGAATTGAAAGAATCATTAGCAAAGGCTCAGGAAGATACTTCCAAGATTTTCAATAAATTTACTACATTGAAAGAATCTATCTTCTCTCTACTCGATAATAATCGTGAGGGAGATGAAATTGAAATTACATTAGACGAGGCTAATGACTTTTTATATGCTAATGGTATTCAAACTATCAAGACTACCTACTCAGTTCATTTTACAATTACTGGCGTTCTTGAAATCGAAGCAAGTAATGAAGATGAGGCCGAGCGTGAAGCCAGCGATGTTGATGTATCACATCATATGGGCGAAATCACAGAGTTTGACGTTACCATAGATAGCGTGGAACAAGAGTAATGCTATATCAACTACAGGCACCTAACAAGTCCGCTTTCAATTTATCTGTGTTCGAGGCGGACTTGGCTGGACTAGACCCAGAATATGATACAAAAAACCTAACAATGGAAATTGGAACAGGTAAAGTAGAGAAGGTAAGAAACCTTATCATTAAATACAAACTAATGGTATTATTTGAGAAGGAGTACGGATATAGTAATGAAGCATATATCCGAGCAGGCAAAGAAGGAAGAATCCTGAAAGGTGGAGTAAATCTACAATGAACTATAAAGAAGGTTATATAGATGGATATAGGCAAGCACGGGAAGATATTGCCGAATCCTTAAGAAAACTTGTAGATGACCTAGATGAGCATTATTCTGAACTAGTAGATGACCTAGCAGATAAATTGGAGGCTGGCAGTATATGAGCGAATGGATCGGTTGCGATAAATGTAGTGTTGCTGTTGCTCTTTATCAAGTTAAAGGAATCGAGGGTGAGTTATTTTTCTGCCACCACCACTTCCAGGAGAACGAAGAAAAATTAAGAACCTGGGCATTTGAAGTAATAGACCTAAAGGCTGAGGTTTTAGAAGAAGAACCTGTTGTTTGACAATAAAATACTGGTCAACTATAATAAAAGAACCAACCGTTAGGTGGAGCTATCAGCTTAATGCGAGCTAGTTCTTAAATATAGCATTCCCAGTATGCAGCCTAACAGTTACAGGCCCTCTTGATCAGAGGGCCTTTTTAATGCCCACTCGGGCGAATAAATCTTCTTACGGCCCCCTTGGGCGATATTTCCGATTTATGACAATGTGTTTTAGATCACAGGATTTTGTGTAGACAAATGTCAGTGGTGCGTTATATAATTAGGGCATGAACAAATTACCGACAAATTGGCGGAGAATGTCGGAAGCCGACAAAGATGCTTTTATATTGTCATATCATACTGGTAAAATGTTTTGTAATTGCACAAACTGTATAAACGAAAGGGAAAATAATGCCAAATTGGGTATTCAATACCTTGACAATTCAAGGTAATAAATCAGAAGTAGATTATATCAAAGATAAACTAAATGAACCATTTACTCGTCAATACGATAATTGGAATATGGAAACACAAAAAATGGAAATTCAAGAAACTACCTATAGCAATCCTGTATTTTCATTTTGGAATATCGTTCGTCCTACCGACCTCGAATCATATGTAAAACAACCTGAACATTCCACGGGTCAAACAATATCTGAAATCTTTTCAGGTAATGATTGGTATTCTTGGAATGTAAGAAATTGGGGAACCAAATGGGATGTTGCTGTTAGTGATAATAATAAATATACTGATACGGTATTAGTTGAGCATAAGTCAGAAGGTGAAGACCAATGGCTTGTATATAAATTTGATACTGCTTGGTCCCCTCCTGTTTCTGCATTAGAAAGTTTATCTGAATTAGTTCCTAATTGTGTAGTAACTTTAGATTGGCAGGAAGAGCAGGGATTTGGTGGACAAATAGAATTTATCCGAGGAGATGTAACTGCTGAATCTGATTATGAATCTAGATGTTATGACTGTGATGCAATTGACACAATGGAGTATTGTGAAAATGACTGTGGTCAAATCTGTTCTAAATGTAATAATCTTGGCGAAGCCGACCTAGATTGTGTTGCAGAATGTCAGGACCATAAGATATACTTGGAGACCAATGTACCCGATTATAGAAAGGCGGACCTATGAGTTTCTTGGATGAAGAAAACCAGCAAGTTGTAGATTTAATTATTCAAGAAGTTGCTGAGGCATTATTTGAAGAATGGAATAATGCCAATTTAGATGAAGGCGATCTTTATGCAGATTATCAAATTCTAAATCATGCTGGAAGCAATTACTTATATGGCAGATTCAATCAATACTACGATTTGAAACCAGGCGATGAATATTATATTGAATGGGACGAGGAGGCATAATGCTAGGATATACTGAAAAAGATCTAAACGATATGATTAATGGTGTCCTGGTCTCTTTGGACGCGACAAATCCGGAAGAGACTGATATAATTAGGCAACTAAATATGGCAAACGATTTCTTACAAGGCCTTTGGGCGGAAGGATATTTTGACTAATGGGAATGTATGACCAATCATGGTGTGTCTCGTGTGGAGCAGGAATGCTCTATACAGAGGATGAAAATGTTACATGCTACAGATGTGACCAGGAAGAATATAACAAGCTCGAAACACGAGTATCTAGGTTTATGGAATATATTAAACTATATGTTATTAGTCTAGAGCAAGACGCAGATAGATTAGAAGAATTAAAACAAAACTTTCAAGGCGACTATGATTCAGAAGAATATGAGAATATAGTTCTTGATGACTACTATAATACTGGAGAGCTTATTGCTTCCCGCCATTTATTGTCAGTAGCACAAAATATGATTGGTCAAAAGGAAAGGGAGGAAGTATGAGAGAGCTGAATATAAGTCCACGTCTACAAAAACTTATAGATAATGGAATCGATTCATTGGATATTATGCACGGTGAGCTTAAGAATCTAATGGTTGAAGCCGAGAAAGAATTAGAGGCAGCTATAGAGGAAGAAGAGCGTACCGAGGAGGCAATGGATTCCATGGAGCGCAAATATTGGGAGGGCCAGTTAGACGCTCTATCAATTGTTTATTCATTAACATACAAACTATCATTTGCAAGAAAGGATTAATATGTACTTAACAAATGAATTCGTTCAACGTGAACTTGCCAGGGCACAACAGCTGCTTTGGGGAAGATCTGAGACAGAGAATATCGAAGCTCATAATATCGTAGCTGCATTGCTTGTTGATCTAGAACGGGCGGGCAATAGGGCTTACGGGCTAAATTGATGACTTACGGTATATTGACAAAATTCACGGGCACGTTATATAATTAACCACCAATAGAAAGGAAAAAAATGGGAGATAGAATAGTTTACTCGATTAAGCAAGATAGCAATTTGTCTATAAATCTATACAGTCATTGGGGAGGTTATGGACGATTTGAACTTCTTGCTAAGGCTTTAAACAAAGCTAGGCCTAGATGGGATGACACATCCTATGCCACCCGCATTATTGTTTCGCAGCTTATAGGAGACGGATGGGATGACGAGACTGGTTTTGGTTTATGGGCCAGCAATGAACATGGTGCATATGGAGGAGACCATCCAGACATTATTATTAATCTAATTAATAAAACTGTAGAGGATGAAACTGGTGTACATGATTTTGATAAGTTTATCGATTATCATCTATCGAAGGTAGCTGCTAATGGCTAAAAAGAAATTAGATCTATCTGATATTGAACATATTGGAAGTTTTATGGTTGACAGCGGTCAAGCTATTATAGGTGACCCGTGCTATTTAGATGAATGGAATCCTAACACAAATGATGACTTCGAACCCGAAATATATGCAGGCGAATACGGTTACCTAGGAGCATGTCAAGCAACCCTCTCAGAAGCTGGAGGAGGCACCATAGGAATGAGCTCTGCAGTTGCAGTGTCAACTGGATGGGGCGACGGTGTCTATCCTGTCTACGTAAGGCGTGGAGAAGATGATCGTATTATGCAAGTTATTATAGACTTCGAAGGGGTAATCTAAGATTCGTAGGGCGGAAAAAATGTCTTACGATCATAACTAAATAATGGCGGGACTCATATTTACAATACCTGTACAATATGATAAAATTACAGTGTCTATGAAAGGACATAAAAATGACAACAAAGCGAGACTATCTAAAGTCTAAGGGCATCACAGTTGGAGCCCGTGGCCGTTTCTCAGGAGCTGCAAAGCAAGCTCTTCAGGAGGCCGCAAAGCAAGGCATTCAGTTCTCTGACGAGAAGTCTTCTGCAAAGAAGTAATAAATGCCAGCAATGAAATCCAGGAGGGGTCCTCGTCCAAAGGACCTGGACCTCTCGTGGTCAATTGGATCCAAAGCTATTAATCGGCGGAAGCTCGAGAAGCAGCGTGAAATAGATCTATATAATAGTTTGTGTGGACCGGTTACGGTCTCATATATTGAACCCAAATTGACAAACCCGAACAGATAGGATAGGATATCACAATGGCTAAGTCTAAAGATGAAAAGTTGGCGGAACAGTTTATCGAAGCCTTATCCAACCACTATTTTGATACACCAGGATTTGCCAATAAACTAGTTACATTTGCTCCACATTATACAATAGATAAACTAGTCCAAGTTATAGAACATATTATTCTATTTGGATATCATAGGCAAAAACAGGATTGGGAGAATAATTCAGTAACATCTCCAGGCCTAATCACCCTAAGAGATTGGAAGATTCTCCTAGATGAAAGGAATATATAGAACCCCTACTTCTATGTGTTCCTAATTAGGATGTGTTAATTCCCTTTCTTCATCCTAATTAATATCCCCCCAAACGTCCTTCGGGGGGATATTTTTATGCCCAAAAATAATTGATCTGATCTACATCAAATAGCTACGGGCCTATGGGCCCAAATTCGCTTTTACGATCAATATAGATAAATCACTGGAAATATATAGCAATATGTCGACAAATCTATTAAAATATATATAGAATATCTCAGAATGTGAGACAAATAGATTAAAATGATCTCAAAATATGAGATTATCTACCAGAATTGTGGGCGAATTGTCCGTTTTACGGGCATATTTCCACAAACACTGGCACATATAGAAGGTATATATATGGACAAAATATCACATATTGGACTAAAAATAAGATTATGATCTCATTATATGAGACGCTTTATTACCTATATATAAATTTATCGACAATACATAGTATTAGCAAGATAATCCATAGTATGAAATCCTTATGAGTATTCTCTAGAATGGTCTTTAAAATTGATATAAGGCCATTAGAGAGGACGGGGGATTAGGAGTTATCTGCTATCCCTTGATCAATATAGAGCTCTCCATTTGGTCCTATAGAATATTGCAAAGCCATAGATTGACCACATTTGAGACAATATGGCTCAAAGTCTAGATCTTTACTAATCTCTATATGCATTTGGGCATTACAGGGACATATATAGTTATATGTCTTATATCCATCAAATATGTATAATGTCATTATTGATAAAGTGTAGGGTAGAGGTCTTTCTCGGATAACCCCCGCCATTTATTTTAGTTGTATAATCAATTGTGGCTACGAGATTATCGGCTATATCGTTAAAATAATATCGATTATCGATAAGTCTCCAACTACGCCAGCCGTCTGGTTCTTCCCAGAAATAATTCATTTTACTGGTTTTCATCCATCTCCTCCAATTGTTTAGCAAATTCCTTAGTTTCTAGACATTGGCGACAAAGCCATTCTAAATTGCCGATCTCGGCATAGGCGAATAGTCCTGTTCGCAAACAATATTTACAGCGCATTTTCTTCTCTCTCGTCGCCGCACTTTTCGCCAGCTAATATATAGTCAGTATTATCCATATAAGGGGGATATAAAGCATTAGCTATTTGAGTATATAGTTCAGGTTGAGATACCTCTATACTGTCTATAATAGCCATAGCAGCCTCCATACGGTCAATATAGATGCCTTCTCTTTCATCTGATGCAAAGTATAGCTCTCTATAGGTTTCCCGCTCTTTTTTAACCCTATGTAATTGATCTAATAAATCAATTATTATTTCTTTATATTTATTTTTAGATGATCCAATCATGCTTCCGCCTTTTCTATTTTGTATCCACTCTGGTCTAGGATATGAATAATATACTGTGCCATCCTTCTAGGTTCGTCTGGTAGGCCATATTGGTATTGTTTATATAGGCCTTCCTGAAGTATATAAAATGGCGTATCTTTATTCATTACTTATCCTCTTTATCTTTTCTATAAGACTTTCTTTTCGGTGCTTGCTTACCTACATTAATATAGGTTTCTCGTCTAATTCCGTGCTTATTATAATCAACTCGTACTTCCGGCTTAGCTGTTTTGGGCTTTTCTTCTTCCATAACAAATCACCTCAACTCTTTTTCAATGGCCTGAATTGTTGGGCAAGGATAGTTAGTCATTTCGCAAGCCATACACATTCCATAGTCGTCTGAGTGCAATTCTGCTACCGCACGAAGAGCTTTAGTTGGAGCAATAAACTCGACTGGATGACCTATTCTTTTTAGCAATTCATCGTGTGTCATTTGACATCTCATTCATATCGTCTATCCAACTATTTATTGTTACAGAGTTTCCAGCCATAATCAATAGCTCCCAAACTCTATGGCATTTTTCACACATACAATTTGGGTCATAGGCATTTCCCCATCTAGATTCGTCGTGTATCATTATTATTCCTGGTCAAGCATACTTTTCATATTCCACCAGTTTGCCGGGTGGTCTATATCCACATCCCCGTGTTCATGTGAATTATCCATAATATCTTCAATATCTTGTTCTATCTTATTTAATTTATTAAGTAATAATAATGTATAAATAAAATTAATAGCTACTGCCATTACGATCAATACGTTAAATATCATTGGTTCCTTTCGCAACCTATATTATCCTATATATGTAGGGGTTTGTCAATGACAAAAGGCTATGCTGATACACATAGCCTTTTAGATCTAATTAAATATTATGACCAATAAACTACACGACAAAAACCAGAACCTCCTGAGCCTCCAGCAAAACCTGTTCCTGTGTAATTTGCACCGGCTCCACCACCACCAGATCCAGTATTTGATGTGGCTGATCCACCGGCAGTACCGACACTAGCAGTTCCGCTTCCAGAAACTCCGCCTACGGTATTATTGTGAACAGTTATTGCACCGGCACCACCAGCGCCATAATTAAATATTCCAGGTCCTGGAGCGGAATAATTTGTGGAGTAACTTGAAAAACCACCACTACCACCTTGAGAACCGGAGCCACCTGGCATAGCAGTAGTAACTGCTGTAAGATTATTTATTGCTGCCCCACCAGCTCCACCCCCACTACCAGCAGAAACGTTACCACTACTATTAGAGGCTCCACCGCCACCGCCACAACCACCATCTAATCCAGCAATAACGCCACCATTTTGTGGTCCCCTTGCGCCAGCACCACCTCCAGTTGCTGTCAATAACGCACCAAAAGTAGAGTTACTTCCGTTAGTTCCATTAGAGCCAGCAGTAGTAGCAGTGCCTCCTGCTCCACCGCCACCAATAGTTACAGTATAAGAAGAGCCAGAGGTTACTGTGATTGTTCTTAATAGAACACCACCACCGCCTCCACCTCCGCCTGCTAAAGCATAACCACCATTACCACTGGTTCCAACACCACCTCCGCCACCGCCACCTGCAACCAATAATACTTCAACGGTAGTCACATTGGACGGTACAGTAAAAGTACCAGTAGAAGTAAACTCAGATACTTTCTGTGTTACTCCACTAGATGGAGCGGGAAATGTTGCTATACCCAATTAATTTTCCTCATTCTGAATTGACGGAAAAAATTCTCCACCATCAATTCCGTTATTATAATCCCAACCATTTGTATATTCAATATACTTTTCTGGATTTGAAGCAACTACTTCATCTTCAACTCCAACTATAATATTTATAACTTTATTGTTTTCTACTACAGCAAATAATCTTTCCATAATATCTCCTATACCCAATACTCAATGTCAATTTTTCCAGAACCGCCAGCAGTTCCAGATTTATTATAACCAGTTCCGCCAGATCCACCAGCGCCAATACTGTATGATATAGAATTTCCTGGTGTAGTAACAACAGTTGATGTTATTACTTGACCTGACTGACCAACTGCTCCTGGAACTAAATGATATTGTGTAGTAGTATTTCCAAACTGACCAAATGCTCCGCCTCCGCCTCCTCCGGCTTGACCAGTATTTGCCGTTCCTGCTGGCAAAGCATTGAAAGTTATATTTGCATCATTTGTACCAGAAGTTCCTGCAGTAATTCCTGGTCCACCATTTCCGCCTAAAGCTGAAGTTGCTCCGGTAAAAGTAGTAGTTCCACCAGTACCACCATCAGTTGTAGCTAATGCACCTCCAGTATTTGTTTTAAGTCCACCGCCACCACCGCCACCACCGTATAAAGTAACATTAACATAAGTTACTCCAGCTGGAACAGTCCATGATGTACCGCTTGTTAAAGTTACCCTATAACTAGTTTTTCCACTAGATGGTACGGGAAATGTTGCTATACCCAATTAACTTAAACCTCCAAATTATTCAGCTGGTACTTCAACTACTGGAGAAACAAATTCATCCTTAGCAGGATCATAAGTCATTCCAATTCCAGCATAAGTTCCTCTGAAATTACCATTGTATGATGTTTGTACCCATTGGGTATCTTCACCAAAAAGGGACTTGCAGAAAGCGGTTCCAAGAGCTTCCTGCTCTTGTCCGTTCTCATCTAAAAGAACCTCGTTTGCTACAACAATAACCTGAGTTACTATATTGTTTTCGATCTTTGCAAAATGTGCCATGTTATTACCTTCCTTTTATTATATATTTATTATACTATATGTTTAACCTATTACAATTACTCTACCACTACCACCAAAACCACCTGATGCACTACTTCCACCATTTTTATACCGCAATTATAATCACTCCTGAACCGCCAGAACCGGGAGATGCTGTCGCATAAGAACCGCCTCCTCCACCACCCCTATTTGCTTGTCCAGAAACGGCAGCGCTTGGGCTTGATGTTCCGCCATTTCCACCACCTTCATAAGCATAACCAATACCAGAATATGCAGTTCCGCCTCCGCCACCACCGCAATATCCAATTGATGAACCAGTCATTGAATTATAAACTCCGGCTCCGCCTGCACCACCACTACCATTTTGACCAGTACCGCCTGTGCCACTTGGTCCACCACCACCGCCACCAGAAAAAGTTGAATATGCTGTTCCTCCGCCATATGTTCCTATTGTGCTTTTGCCTGCAAATGTGGAACCACTAACTGCACCAGCTCCACCACCTTGTGCCCCGTCTCCGCCTCTTGATGCTAGATCACTATCGCTTGAACTATTCATTTTTTTACCACCACCGCCTCCACCACTTGATGAAATATTTCCACCATTTAAAAATGTTATTGAAGAAACAGATCCACAAGAAGCTGGTGTTGCAGCTGGACTATTAGATGCGCCAGCACCACCTGCTCCAACAGTTATAGTGTGAGCTCCAACTCCAGTAGAAGGGATATATAATTGAGAAAAATATATATATTCTCCACCGCCACCGCCTCCACCATTATAACCGCCACCGCCTCCACCACCGCCAACTACTAATACTTCTGCAAATCCTCCTTGACCAACAATAATATTACCACTTCCAGTAAAAGTATATATAGTTTTACCATTATAACTAGATACAGATGGAGATCCAATTGTGCTAGTTATTGTTGCATTACCAACACCAGCAACAGTTGCAGGAACAGTGGAAGGATTTTTATCCGAACGACTTGAATAAGGTATTGAATAACTAGGCATTATGTATACCACCTAAAAACTACTACTCCGGAACCACCGGCACCAGCTGGCATTGCACCAACAGTACCTGTCTGCACATCGGTGTATCTTCCACCGCCACCGCCACCTCCGGTGTTTGCAGTTCCAGAACCTGCAGCATTTGTATTATATGGAGACGTAGTAACTGTTTCCCAATTTGCTCCATTTCCTCCTCCGCCAATTCCACCGTAAGAAACTGGCCCATTTCCATTTGTACATCCGCCACCGCCTCCACCACGAACTACATAAGTTCCAGAAATATCAGAACCTTTACCCGGACCTCCTTGAGAAACTAATACTGATGTTGAAGCAGAAGTTCTGCGCCCAGATCCATCAACTCCTGAACCACCAGCGCCACCTCCACCGCCGCAATTGGTGTCTCCTCCATAACCCCACGAACTTTGATTAAAAGAATATCCACCCCTGTTACCTTCGCCAGATGTTCCATTTGCGGGAGTAGTACCGCTTGCGCCATTGCCCATTCCACCACCCGAGCCACCTACCTGAGCATTTTTACCTGTACTATAACCAGAACCACCACCAGAACAAGATATTGTTGTAAAACCAGTTCCAATTACTGAAGAATCAGAACCATTTGTTGGTTGACGATTTGTACCAGCCCCTAAATATTGTCTTCCTTCTAAACCACCACCACCAACTGTTACTGTTAGCGTAGAACCTGGAATACAAGTTTGATTTTTAAGCTCTCTATATCCACCAGCTCCTCCGCCTCCGCCTTCAGCAATACCTCCACCTCCACCGCCAGCAACAACTAAAACATCAATTAAATTTACTCCAGATGGTACGGTAAAAGTTCCACTTGAATTAAATGTTTGATAATTTGCTGTTGTTGGTATGTTTACAGAAGTTGCTGGTACCGTAGACGGCATCCTGTCTGAACGACTTGAATTTGGTATTGAATAACTAGGCATCTATTAATTAATCTCCAGTTAAATTTATTTTTTGTTTAAAAGATCTGAAACTGTACCAGAAGTTGGAACCTTCTTGGGCTTACCACCTTGATAGGCTGATGGTTTAATTACTTCGTTTGAAGTAACTGCACCAGACGGAGTGTTTACCGGTGGTGTTCCCATTCCAGTTCCATTTTCTGACATTTACTTCTTATCTCCAACTGCACCAAGAACGTTAATTGAATCTGTACCAGTCATATTAAATGTTGATGGTTGTCCTTGATTATTTACATCAGAAACTTTTGGATTTGGTACATTTACTCCCATAAAAGCTTCGCTATTGCATCCACACATTGCACACATATTATTTACCTGCCCCGAAATTTCTTGTTTCTTCAATTGTATGAACCATTTTATCTGTAACCCCAGCTTGTCCTTGAGATGAAACATCTTTAGATGGAAAAGCTGTTGAAGGTGCTTCCGTATAGTTTACAGCTGGAACATTATTTGTTGTCATTACATATTTTCTGATTCTGGGTACATATTAGTTTCTCTGCGATTGCCCATATCATATGAACCTTCTGCATTAAATCCTGCATTACCTTGTGTTGACATATCTTTTGCTGGAAATGCCGATGCTGGATTTGCAGCATATTGTACGCCATTCCATACAGGTGTTGGGTTAATTTTTGGACCTGAGAATCCGTCCATGTTAATTCCGTCTGCCATTTTATCTCCTAAATATATAGTATCGGCATATAGCCTATACCAATTATAGCACTATTCTTGGTCTAGATCGAAATGATCTTCTGGGCCAGCCATTTCTATATCAAATAAATCATCAGGCATTACCTGATTCATTTTGGCTACCATAGATATTATTTTTTCAAATACTGTCATTTTCAATTAACCTATATTCCCGAGAAAGACAAATATAGTTATTTTTAATTTCATCAGATATTTCTCTAGAAAGACCAGAAAAGTTAATTTCAACTCCATTCGGAGTTGTTTTGTACAGTCTTCCAGTCTGAATCAGATTCTTTAGTTTTGCCTCTATCAATTCTTCCATAATCATCCAAATATCTAGTAATGTCGGATTCGTCATAGTCCCCGACTTGTACTTCTATGATTTTGATAGGCCTATCTTTTGAGCTTAATCTGTGGATCTGATTTTTTTTAATCTTAACCACGTCCCCGACTGACAGGTTTCTATTCTCAACACCTATTATACAGCTTCCCTCTCCAAACACAACAGACCATATTTCTTCTCTATTTTTATGTGACTGTAGACTTAGTTGATGATAAGGTTTTATATAAAGTTCTTTTACCTGATATCCATCTCCAGATTGAAGTATTTTAAAATACCCCCAAGGTCTTTCCTCTATCAATCTTCCTCCTCAAATAATAGATCATCTGGAGTTGGTATTGTAAGAAGAGTACCGCAATGCAAGCAAGATCCATCTAAAAGGTATGTATCCAGTTCATATGTCTCTGGATCAAATGTAGCAACTATTACAAATAGGTTTGATCCACATGTTGGACATGCTGCACTGGGTATCCCCCTAGAATCTACCACACTACATCCAGCTTTCTAGTTGTTTGACCAGCATGTGCTTAGGAACAGCGCCAGTAATCCTATTTGTTTCAACTCCATTTTTAATTATAATTGTAGTTGGTATTGTACTAACATTATATTTTTGCGATTGCAATGGATTTTTGTCTACATCAATTTTTGCAATTTTCCAAAAATATTGCTTGTCTACTTCTTCTACTATTGGTGAATATCTATGACATGGTACACACCATTCTGCAGAAAAATATAAAACAATTTCTTTATTATCTTCAATATAAATATCTAAATTTTCATCAGTTCCAATAATCATTTTGACTCCACATGTGTAGGCCAAAAATAGTTACAGGTTGAACAACAGGTATATCCTATATCTCGATAATCTGAAAACTGTTCAAAGAATCGATACTCGTCTGGATCTTTTTCATATAACCTGCCACGATGACTATAGTGTACGGCTTCATTACCTAGCCACCAAGGAGTGTTTGATTCTACGCCCCAAAAATTGTCTAAATAGACAGATTCAAATGTCTTCTGCGTATTGTCTTTATATCCTCTAGCAATTACTTCTTTAATAATTTCTTCATTATAAGCAAGTAGCCAGTCTTCGTGGCCTTCCCACATTTTAACTGCGGGATGATTAGACCAGGCACCGCTCTCATATAATCCAGCTAAAGACTTTAGTATTTGTAGATTTTCTACACGCTGTTTCATAAGTCTTTTACGGTCTAGATTTTGGGCACACTCTGTAAAATTTGCTGATGGTAAAAATGTTTGCATGTGCAATATCCTATCAAATTATGTCTGTTTGGTCAACAGATTATTCTGTTTCCCACTCTCGGTAATACATTTCTAATTGATTTTGTATGTGATAAAACTTTTTTCTATTTTCCTCATATGCAGTCAGAATAGCTTGAGGAATATCTATCATTAGATCTTCAGACATAGATGAGTCTGGCTCCCAAACATCATATATGTCAACCTTTGATAAACCAACTTTAGGCATTCTTTAGTTCCTCTGCTGCTGCATTAAACTTATTCATAAAGTTTTGAACAACAAATAGGGTTATATCAGAAGCATCCTGAGCTAATTGTTTTAGATCTTCTGGTTTCTGCATATCTTCTGGCATATCTTTTTTTAGATAATAAAAGAGATCATTAGTTACTTCGCCAACAATCTCCTCTAGAACTGTTACTTGTTTTTCTGACATTATACTAATCCAATCAAGTTAATTTTAATTCCGGTAAAACCTTTAGAACTTTTAACAACAGTTGCATTTGTTTTAATTAAATCAAATATCTGTTGATAAGTTAATTCTGGTTTGGCTGACTTAATCTTGAGCCATTGACCAGCAGCATATTGTGCAGCAGCAGAAGTTCCGGCAACATTGCTAAAAACTCCATTTGGACCAAATACTCTCATATCGCCTAACTCAAATAGATCTGTCTTTGCAGAATCATTATTGCTATATAGATTAATGGAGTCTTGTCTATTTACTGCTCCAACAGCAATAGCCTCATCAATACATGAAGGCCAATCAATTCTTTTATAGTCATACCCATTTCCCGCTGCCATAAATGTTGGCACACCCAAACTAATTAATGATGTTAGTCTTTGCTTTGTGTTGGGCGTGTTAGGGCAATAATTAGGAATATTTGGTAAATTATGATGACCCTGACTCATTGTAACTGCAGCAATATTATACTTTTCTTTATTTGCGATAACCCAATCCAGTGCTTGTGTTACAGTTTGTTCATTTGAGACTTGTCTAAATCCAGTAGAAGTATTACCAATAATTCTTACAAAAACAATGTTTGCATCTGGATTAGCATTTAGTAATGCTGAAACCATTTTTGTTCCATGATCAAACCCATTTGCAGTTATTAGGTTTGCTGGCATGTTTGCAGAGCCAACTCCTTCTTGGAAATTCTTTCCATTTGGACAAGAATTCCATTCTAAAATACACACCTCGTAAACAACTTTTCCAGACAATAATGGAAGACTAGAATTAATAGCTGTATCCAAAACTGCAATCGTATATCCTGCATTTAAATTATTTAGTTTATTATTAACCTTTGCATGTGCAATATTAGGCACAATAAGTAGCAGTGCTGTAATTACTGATAGTATTTTTTTATTCATGGGTACATCTTACTAAAAAGATGCTAGCCTGTCAATAGGCTACAGATCAATAATTGTAAAGGGTTTACAGACTGCCGTCGAGTATGTTGCAGCAGCTTCTAAGGCCAGCTGAACACGTTTTTTGGGTGCTACAGAGGAACTTGTATAAAGAGACCCCATAGCAAAATCCATGCCAGCGCCTTCAGCTAAATAAGGCAATTGGTGTTCTCCAACATGGTAATCTTCATCGACATAAAACAACCTGCCAGTACCCTTTACGGCTACTAAAAATACTCCGCCAGTTTCTTCTGTTCCTGGAGTTGATTCTCCATAGCCATGAAACTTAAATGTATCTTTTACGGAATCAACAAACTTAGTTCTCATAAATTTGTCAAGATCATTGCTTGGTGTCCATTTTGGTGGAATCCAGTTATATTGTAAAATTTGCCCCATTCTAAAACTATCAACAAAAGCTATGCCATATTGACCATTAATAAAAACTTTAGGATCTTTTCTGGCAATAATATATCCACTTTTGTCGTCAACTGCAGAACCATCTGCACCGAGATAAACTTTGTTGTTATGAACTAATCCAACAACACAAGTCATGCTTTTTGCTTTCTCTTGTATGCTCCTATAAGTTGAGGTTGTCTTAGAATAAGTTCATTTAATTTTCCATCAATGTCAAATGATCTCATCCAATTTCTTAGACATAAGTATAGAATAATTGGAACCAAGACATCTTGCCCGTTTTTCCATCTATACCATGTAAGCCAGATGGTAAAGCCATAAAGAGCAAGGCTTATAAATATCGAAATTAAGCCGAATAATTTATTCAATTGAACCCCTATACTATTCTACTATATCTTCTACAGCTTCGTGCTGTTCCTGCCATAATTGTTCTTCTAACCTTTTAATTACATATAAAGCCTGATCTAATTCATTCTTAATTAGTAAAAACTTTTCTCTGGTTTCATAATATTTGTCCTTCCAGATATCTAATTCGTTTTCTACCCTAATTAAATCATCTCTTAATTCTTGCAAATCTGTTCTTAGTACCGAATTGCTTTCTAGTTTTTCTAATCTTTTTTCTTTCTTTTTTTGTATTCTTAGATCAACCAGCCTAGCGCCAGTTCCACTAAGAACTGCGCCTATAATTCCGGCTAAAATAACAGATATATCCATATTAATCTAATTAAATTATATCATCTTTAGACTAATAATTCGTCTGCTAAAATCGCCTCGCCAACATATCTTTTCTTAATAATGTATTCTTTTACATGATCTGGGCCATTTTGTCTTCCAGCTAAAATTACAATCCAGCGTGGTTCATATTTAGCTTCAATGCATGTCTCACACATTAAAAGGTTTATTGGCAATAAACTAGACTTTCTTGGGTTTAGTTTATTTTTTGTTTTATTGCAACTATAGCAAAGTATTTTTTCCATTATTCTTCCTCAATATGATGTATAACAAAACTATCTACAATTGTAAAATCACTATTCTCTACCATTACTTCGTACTCGATCCCGTCTTTTTCGTAATGAACCATAGATGCAAACGCTCCCAGGCTTTGTATTTCTCCATAGATTCTTTCATCATGCAAGAAAACTATAATAAATTCGTCATAGTACTCTTCCACCAGGTCTGCCCTCCAATTCGCATCTTACACCATAAGATTCAATTATTTTTTTAACCATTTCAATGTAATCAATTATCTTCATTCTTTGAGAATCATTATACTGTTTAAAATTATCTTCATATAGTCTAATAGCGAGAAATTCAGGAAACTTTACTATGTTCATTTCTAAGCCCCTTACGGGTTGCTTTATTTCTCTAATCTTTAATGCCATTTCTTTATTATAAAAAACTGGTTTATATGGCTCTCCAGTCCAAGGATTTATATTATCTGCCGGATCTAATCTATCCATGCTTTTTCCTTAACTGTTTCCATACTACTTCTGTTTTGTGGGTATTTCTAGCATTGTCTACTGATCCAGAGTTTAAATATACTCCGCCCCAAACTCCGTACTCGTCATTTTCTACTCCAGAGCTATAGCAATTTTTAATTACTGGACAAGATAGGCAGCATTGATCTATATTTTTTGCAATATTTATATCAGCTTCATATTTGTCATAAAAAAGATTTGTTTCCATGCCATTACAAATAGCAAGATTCCACCAATTAAAATCTTCTGGGTCAAGGCCTAGTTCTTGTAATATAGTCGACATATTTTTGCGGTATCTCCCACAATCCTTGATCATTTACAGGAATGCTTTTTGCAATCCCCCAGTGATTATTTCTAAACATTCCATGAATATCAAAAAAGCCTAGAGGAGTTTTTCTCCATATTATTAGAGAATACCCGTCCCAAAATGCCTCTTGTTGATAAGTTTTAAAATTTTTTATAAACTTATCAACTTCATGTTCAGTTATATTTATAGACATTTGCTTATAACAAAAGCCTAGATAAGTATTATACTACTTTAACCTAGGCTTTGTCAACACTATTTCCAGTTATCTGGAATCATGTCAGATGCGCCAAGAGCCTTTGCTCTGCGCTTAATATGCTCTTTAACCTTTGGATCTGCTCCGCCTCTACCCCAAGACCTAATTGCATTCATTAAATCTGTGCGATTAGCTATTGGATATGACCCATCTGGCATTGCTTTTCCTTCTTCTGCCAATTTCTTTCTTTGAGCAGTAGAATAATTTCTTTTTACTAAATCATATGGATCAAATTTTTCAGCAAATAACGACTTGTCTACCTTCTCTACTGGTACACAATTTGGAACCATTCGTCCACCCTTTTCTTTCATACCTCTTTGTGTATATCCAGTCCAGCATTTTTGTAAAGTATTATCCCATTTATCTTCTTCTTCATTTTCTGAATCATATCTTTCAGAATTATCAGATTTAGCAACTGGCCAATTTATGTCATTTTTTTCTGGATCTCCAATTGGAGCTGGATTTTCAGACTCAGTTTCTGTTTCCATTTCTGTTTCAGAATTATCAGACTCTTCTTCTGGCTCTTCAATTAAAGCTTCAATTGCTTCCATCAAATGCTCTACAACCATTCCTAGTTGTTCTTTTGTAACTTCAGCACGTAATGCTTTTGATATTTCTTCATCATCTTCAATTTCAACAACTGTATCAAATTGTCCAAATTCTTCTGCAATAGCGTCCTTTAATTCTTCTAATAAATCTTGAGTAGATAAGTCTTTTTTCATATTTTTTTCTCTATTTACTATTTTTCTACTCCAAGAAAATCCTGCATCTCCGCCCCATGCATCCCACATAATTCTACCATTTGAAGGATTTGACGTATTATAAAAATCTTTTCCTTTTTTATCTACTTCATGTCTTGAAAAAAAAGAATACATTCTTTTAACTGTAGAAAGACTTAGTGTTTCTCCTCTAGCTAACTGACCTGCTCTAGTCCAACCAACTTGTGTTCCAGCTCCAGTTGCCTTTCCTTCTTCTTTCCATCTAAGAGCACGTTTAGCAGCTGCCTTCATGCCAGATGTTGGTTTGTATCCTTCTTTTGCCATTTTGCTCCTATTTTATTTCTTTTATCTCTTGGACGAAAACTGAAATAACTTCATCGTCAATAAATATTATATCATTTAAATAATCCATGGCATCCTCTGCCGAGAATGCCTGGATCATAACTTCTGCATCAACCTTTATTTTATAGGTTTTCATATAGCTATTATACTATTTTAACTATTTCTTTGCGGATATGCCCTTTTTATCAACAGCATTAAATGCTTCATTAATTTCTTCAACCGAGAGCTTGCCGTCGTCAAGAAAGGATCGGGCTAATTTTTCTACAACTGTAGCCACACCTAGCCCACCGGCTAGCATTACTGCCTTCATAGTATCAATTCCAACTACGGCTCCGGCTCCAATTACTGAAAGACCAGATGCCGCAAAAACTGCTACTATACGAGCAACTATATTTCCTAGACCACTCAACATTATTCCTCCTTTTTGTTTCTTATTCTTAAAGTAACTATCCAAACAATTGTTGACCAAACTATTGCCCAACCAACTATTGTTCTGGCCATGCCAGTCAAAGTTAACCATGCTATAAAGAATCCAAGCAAAGTAAATGTTTGATTCATTATTTCAATGGTAGAATCCTTGACCCATGAAAGAAAACCTTTTATCATTTTCATTACTAGTTTCATTAGATCCTCCTTGCTGACAATATGTTTGCTACTGCATTCATTACCTGAGATACAATAATCACAGGAATAATTACTTCTTGTGCTTTTTCTCTTTGATCGTCTGTCATGTCTGAACCGAGACTTGCCAATGCCTCTCCTGGATTAGACAATAGATCTCCTGCAAAATTTGCTAATTCTGTAAAACTTTCTGCTGCTCCAGCAAAAGCTGCTCCGGGATCAGTAAATACTTCTGCAATTGCTGTTGCTACTTGCTCCGCTTGTATTTCAGTCGCAACATCAGCAAGTGTATATGGCATAGGGGCATTTTGATTTGCCTCCGCTCTCTGGCTAAATTGTTCTACAGCTTGCGCTATAACTTCATCTGTTTTAATTAATTCAGCCAATTGTTTTATTTCTGATTCAGATAAATTTGTTGATTTTATTACATCCATTAAATTTTCAGTTTCTTTTTCAGAAAGACCACTATCTTCTAATATATTTGCTATAATTAATTCATCTTTAGAAAGGTTGTCATTTGGAAGAGTTTTTTCCTCGTCATCAATTATGGTCTCTTCAGGACTTGGAGAGTCTATATTTTCTTCAACGGGATCTTCTTGCACAGGAGTCTGGTCTTCAATCGAATCTTCTTCTGCTGGAACAGGTTCTGGATTTGATTCATTATCGTCTACGGGATTCTGTTCATCAACTGGAGTTTGATCAATTGGTTCAGTTGGTTCAACAGGAACTTCTGAATCCGGATTTGGATTTGGATCTGGTTCCGGCTCTTCAGTGGGCTCGACAACAGGATCGGGATTTGGAATTACTGGTGGAGGACTTGGTATCACAACAGGAGGTTCTGGTGCGGGAGGAGGAGCAGGTGGAACATATGGTTCCGGTGCAGGAGTTGGGGTCGGAGTTGGCTCGACAGGTGCGGGAGAAGTTGGAGTGGGCGAAGGCTCCGTGGGAGTTGGAGATGGACTCTGGGTGGGTTCTGGACTCTGGGTGGGCTCAGGACTTGGGGAAGGTGGAGGAGTAGGAGCATCTTTATAGGTAACAGAAACTATAAGAACTTTTACAACTCCTGGTACTGGATCTCCAAAAATAGTATTCGTGGCTGATAGGTTTGCGCTAGACATATTTGTAAATTGTTGAGTTAATTGCGATGAAACATTTGATCCAAAATTTCCATCATTTGGATCTCCATACCAAGCATTTATTGAATTTATTACTTTGTTTTCTGGAGCAGTAATTGTTAGCGTATCATTTTCATTAATTGTATATTGTGGAGTAAAGGGAAGTGGTGCTGGAACATATACTGGTGTAACATTTATAGAAGCATATAGATTAACTTCTCCGCTCCAGTTAGCAACCTTTATTTCATATTGACATCCATTTTGCAGATTATTTATTACAAATGACGTTGGGTGCCCATCCGTATTTAAAGTTTGTCCCGCATAAGAATTTGAACATCCTTGAGGAGCATTTACCTGATAAAACCAAGTATTTGCATTTGGGTGAGACGCAGATATTGTTGCTGACTCGTTTCCTGCTAAAGCAGATATTGTAGGCGCAATATCTGGTATATATGTAGAAACTATATTTGAGTCCGGAGAATAAACACTAAGACTATCGTTATCAGCTCTTATCTTAAACTGATATTGTTTTCCTCTACCATCTTGTGCAATTGTTGTGTATGGAATTGATATTGATGTATTTAATGCAGTTGGACTTCCAACATTACCAGTTGCTATACCCCAACCATTTGTTGTAAAGTTTGATGTAGACCAACTTATAGCATATCTTTCTACTGCAGTATTAGCTTCAGTTGGAGATGGAGCAGTCCATGATAATGTTACATTAGTTCCATCATGTGTTGCAGTTAATACACTTGGTGCATTTAATGATGGGGTTGGTGGAGGTGGAGCTACCTCTGTTGAAAAAGCAGAATTTGGAACTATTACAATTGAAGAATTTGGAAGTTGCCAAAATAATCTTGCTGTTGCACCTCCGCCAGTTTCATGATGAAGAATTTCTATTGTATATGATTGTCCTGCAACCATGTTAATCGATCCGGCTGAATTATAAAATCTTGGACCTTGTTCTACCCAGTTATATATAACATTAGTATTATTTATTCTTAATATAAAACCATCATCGCTGGAGTTTCTAAATATAATATTACCAGTAACTGGTGAAACTATTGTGCCAATCCAAAGATTTGTAAAAAAATCTGGTTGACTGGGCAAGCATTGTGTTGCTCCGCCACCCCAATTATAATCTAAGTTTGAAGAAATACCACAATTTGTTGTAAAATTTGAAGGATCGAATGTTATTTGGGTATTTGGGGTGCTTGTTTGTTCTGCTTTTGAATACCAGCTAAGACCGGATGTAGGAATTCCGCTGGCAGATTCGGCAAAGCCGAAGAAGGATGACCCTATAATCATCCCTAATGCGCCTAAAATTCTTAACCATTTGCCCAATTAAGACTACTCCAAGTATGAGTTTTGTACCCATACACTAAAGATTATACCATCTTAACTAGTTTAAACTATTTTAGTTAACTACTTTTTATTATCTGTTTTATAAAATCCTGGACCTTTAAACTGGACGCCAATAGATTTATATGATCTAATCATTTTATATCCGCATTTTTCACATAAAGGAAAAACTTCTTCATCAGATATTTTTCTTTCAATTTCTTTATATTCATCACAATTCATGCAAGTATATTCATATCTTGGCATACTTTATCCTATAAATAAAAATGGGGGCAGTTTACCTGCCCCCATAGTTTATCGCTTTACTTTTTGATTTTCTTTAGGAGAGCTGCATACTTCTTTTGCAAAGCTGTTAAATCAGCCTTGGCTTTTGCTAACTCTGCTTCTAGTGTTGCTTTTGTATTTGCAGCGGTCTTTTGTACAAGATCTACTGTTCCTAGAGCTTGTGCTAAATCTGCTTTTGTTTTAGCATGTGCAACTTTTTCAGCAGCAAGTTCTTCGGCAGCCTTAGCAGCCACCGCTTTAAGATTTGTTACTTCAGAAGCTAAATCTGATACAGTAACAAACTTTACTGTTGATTTCTTTGCTGCATCTAGTCCATCTACATCAGTAACTGCTCCTGGAAGAGCAATGCTTACAGCAGCCTGTCCAGCAGTTGCAGCATACTTTGTGCTGAATTTTGAAAGACCAGTTGTTGCATCTGATGCTGTGGCAGCAACTTCAATTGTTGCTCCAATAACAGTAACAGCTGGTGTTACTCCACCAACTACGTTACCAAAAATATCAGTTACCTTTACTGTATTTTCTACAATACTTGCAGTGCTTACATCAGACTTAACTGTAGCATCAATATTATATGCTCCACCTGCTGTACCTTTCACATAATATGTAAGTGTATTTGAACCATTAACAATTGTTACAGTTCCAACTTCAGTTGTTGTTGTATAAACAAAAAACTCTGCCGTATTTCCTGTACCAACATTAATTGTTAGGCTGGCAGCACCAGACTTTGAGGTTACTGGTGTTGTTGAAGTATGAAGAGCAGAAACTACAAAAGCTTTTGCTGTAGTAACAGCAACGCTGGTTCCTGGAACAATGTTTGATAGAGCAAACCTTACTGCATCTGTTGCTTCTACCTTATTGTCTGCAGGAACTGCTGCAATTGCAGCTCCAGCAATTGTATTTGCATCTGTGTCAGCAACTGAATTTACAGTAACCACAACAGTTGGAAGATTTGCATGTGCCGGAGCAACTGCAATTAAAGAGCCTAAAATTGCCAAAGGCAATGCTAGAGCAATGTTCTTAACTTTTTTCATTTATCTCCTAATTAATTTCTTTCAATGAATTGATTGTAATTACCCTTGGCTTTTTATCTTCTGGGATTTCTTTTACAATCTTAATAGAAAGTATACCATTCTCCATGTCTGCAGATACTACCTTGCAATGTTCTGCTAGAGCAAAGACTCTTGTAAACTTTCGTTTTGCAATACCGTGATGAACATAAGTTTCTTCTGTACTTTCTTGTCCACCCTCGATCTTGAGATTTCCATTCTCTTCTACCACTACGATGTCATCCTTAGAAAATCCTGCGAGAGCCATGTCAATAACATGTGTATCGTCAGAAATTTTTCTGATGTTATATGGTGGGAAGGTCCCAGAATTAATATGTTTTACGTTTTCTAGTCTTGGCCATAGGTCATTGAATCCAATAAAAAATGGATCAGACCAAAAATTAGATGGCAATAGGGAATTGAATTTATCGTATGTAATCATTTATTTCTCCTTTTAAGCGAGTATAGTTGATACCCCCATTAGGCGGGTACCAACTATATTATATCAAATGTTACTTCTTTTTAGTAGCTGGCTTTTTAGCTGCTGGCTTTGCTGCTGGCTTTGCAGCAGCTTTTGTAGTAACTTCTTTCTTCTTTACTGGTGTACCAAATGCTGGTCTTCCAAATCCTACAATTGCTACTGGCTTGCTAGGCATAACCTTAGAGCCGTTCTTTTTCTTGTAGGCACGACGTTGAAGGCAAACTTCTCCGCCGTTTCTTTGATCTCCAGCCTTAGCTTTTGTTGTATTTCCTTCAATTACCATAACGGTTCCGTCCCCGTTATCCTTTACAACAATTCCAACGTGAGAAATTCTATCTACGCCGTCTGCTGGAAAGTCAAAGTAGGCAATATCTCCTGGCTGTGGACTCGCTTCTTCCGCCTTTTGCCAGGTTCCGGCTTTCATAAATGCTTGTGCTCCAGCTGGGGTATACACCGTATTTGGCATCTTTACCTGAGCCTCATTAGCACACCACATAACAAAACTTCCACACCATGGTTGGAAATTTGAACCGGTAAATGCACCATATTTTGTTTCGTTATCTTTAGGACCTTCAATAGTTCCTTCTTCTGCAAGCGCAACTTCTACTAGTCGTGCTGCCGAACCTTGTACTGCTGCCATTATTCTCCTTAGTTACCGTTGATCATAGTCGTTAGAGATGAAGTCATTTTCCATCTCCACTTTTCGTGAGCAGTTATTCTATCTGCAAAAAAATTTGCAACGCCTTGCTCTTGAGCATCATTTGCAAGAATAAATGCTTGCTTTAGGTCGTTAATAATAATGTCGTTAGAAACAACCAAAGATCTTAACATTTCGATTGGATTATTATCATTCATCGAAAGATCGTATTTTATAGTTGCTGTTCCGGAAATTTTATTGACATCAAACTCTGCAAATTGTCTGAATATTCTAATCCATTCAGCGTATTGATCTATAGAATCCCACGCATCATTATAAATATCCGAGAACATTTCATGGAATTGATCAAATAAAATTCCTTCTACATTCCAATGATATCCGTGAGCTTTTGTATAATAGACAAATACATTTGCTTGTAAAAGTCTTAATTGTTGCAATAAAGCTTCCATTATTAACTCCTAATTAATTTATTATCAAGTATACCATTTGCTTGCGCCCTAGGCAAGATTCGAACTTGCGACCAACGGATTAGAAGTCCGCTACTCTATCCACTGAGCTACTAAGGCGTACTTCCAACGGGGTTCGAACCCGCGTTACCGCCGTGAAAGGGCGGCGTCCTAGGCCACTAGACGATGGAAGCGTGGGGCGTGTAGGGCTCGAACCTACGACTACCGGATTATGAGTCCGGGGCTCTAACCAACTGAGCTAACGCCCCCAACAACAAAGGCTATCATTTCTGATAGCCTTTGTCTATAACTATAACATCCCAAGGTAGCGAGCCCGAATGTAGTAGGTGTTTTGGGGACCCTACTACTTAAAGTATATTACATAAATATTCTAAATTATTTAGTTTTATTGTTTTTTTCTTCTGAAGCATATAAAGCTTTTAAATGCGCTATAGCTGCACTTCTAGTTGGGTGACATCCGACAAGCTTGCCGTCTCCCTCTTTAACTACAGCATATCCGCTGCATCCTGCAGCATTTTGTTTGATTTGCCAAGGCATTTTTTCTCCTTAATTATTTGGTAATTCTTTAGAGTCCATAGGAATTATTCCATACTCTCTAGCAACATTTAGACCTTCCTGTGTCATTCTAAAAGATGCCTCTAGATTTTCATCATATTCTATTTCTACATAACCTTCTTCATACAAGTTTTGTAGAACATTGTCTATGTGATCCATATGTGCACTCCACAATTCTGGGGCCACATCCTTTGCTTTATTTGTTATTCCATAAATAAATTGACCATCATCATCAATTCCACTAAGCTCTATGGCACCTATTTCAATATAGTGATTTAATCTTTCATATTCATATTCATCGCCAAGATCTTCATCAAACATTTTCTCTCATCGCTTCCTCTACTATTTGTTGAACAAACTCAGAAAAGTGTTTTCTGATGCTTCCGGCTGGTCTGCCATTTAACTCTTTCCATAATCTAGTATACTCTATTACGTTTGCATATGTAGTTGGGCATAGCATAATTTCATTATATTGTCTTAAAACGGTAGGAAGCGGGACGTGTTTACCACAACATTTACATTCTTTTGCAAGTATTTGATATTTATTCATAGCATCTTCATTCTATCCAATGCTGTTGCTAAATCGCTAGGCATTGACTTTGGTGGTCTAATTAAATTTATAGAGTCTTTCTTTCCTTCAAAATATTCATCCATAGTCATGGATTCATAAGTATGTACTCTAATTTCTTTTTCTACTCCAGCATTAGATTTTGAAATAGCATTATAAATTGATCCACAAACTGCGTCCGCCAAATCTTTTGAACCTTTTCTAGGGTGATCAACTCGATCTCTCATAATTCTAAGCTGTAATAATTCATCAATTAATAATGGTATATATGGTCCATGAAGTCTTTCTTCTAAAACAACCATAGCGAAATCGTCATAATGTTTTTTTGCAACCGACAAAAGTTCCGTATATATGCTATATTGATTTAACTGTTGCATCATATCGTGAGAGTTCCATCTGTCAAAGGAACATGATCTTATCTTAAATCCCCGAGATTTTAAAGAAATTATATAATCTTTTACTTCTGTAAAATCTACAGACTTATCTGCTGTTGGAGTCCAATATCTAATAGCATCTACGTGAACTATTGGTGCTGGTTGGGAATATTCATTTGTTATTTTTACATTTACCCACTCTGACACATGAGACATTGCAACAGCGCAATGGTCGTGTTTTTGAGCTAAGTCTACGTGTATAAAATAGTCGACATCTTCTTTTGGCTTAAACCACTCTTCAAATCTTCCAAACTGATCTACAGCTATATTTGTATTACTGAAAGCTTTTTCTATTTTTTCTCTAGACTTAAAGAAAGCGTCTACAGCATCAGATGGCATGCATGCAAATCTTGCTAAGGCATCCGGCATATTTTTATAAAATTCAATTTTAAAATTTTCTATTTTTTTGGTTGGATTTATATCCCATGTAGGTCTTTTAATTGCATATACTTTTGGTATTGTATATGAAATAATATGATCTTCTTCCCACTCAACAGTTATTTCATTTCCGTCAATTCCGTCTGGAAGGTCTTCGTCCATCTTAAGTGTCTTACTTTGAATAATTGTTTCTTTTTCTGCTATTACTGAATTATAAAATTTTTGTATTGGATCATTTTTAAAACGAGGAAATGAAAGAAGTATAATCTTACCGAAATCTGGAAAACGAGAAACTACAGAACCTCTATACATATCATAAATAGCATCAGCGGTTTTAGCCTGATCGTGTCCTGTAGTATTTTCTGTAGCAAAACCAGAAATTTCATCAAGGATTACTGCTATTACGTTATAACCTTCCCAAGCTTCTCTTTCTGAGTGACCTGAATGAACTGTAATATTTTTATCAAATTTTATCTCAGAAGCTTTTGGATCATATTTTCCAACAAACCAAGGAGATCTTTCTATTCTGGTCTTAAATCCTTTAAAGAAAACATTGTTTGCTTGTTGTGCGTTAATAGCAATATTAAGAATATCTATAGAGTCTCCAGGTGGCTTACCATAGTATGTTGCAGGATCTTTAAGACACAACAATAGATACACCATGTATGAAACAGCTATAGTAGAACAATAGTCTTTGCCAGAACCTTTTCCGAGCTGTGCAATAATTTCGGTACAAGTTTGTTTGTATCTTATAGAACCTTCTTCTTTTCCAAATAACTTAATTAAAGTTGACTCTTTATATATCTGAGAAGACTTTTCAATAAGTGTATATTGATATTCTGATAATGGTGGTAGACCTAAATAATCTGGGCTAGTTACAAAAGTTTTTAAATCTACTGGCTTTTCGTCAAACTCTTCGCCATCTAAAATATCTATAATATCTGTAAAATCAAACACGGCTATTCTGCCTCAATAACTATTGGCTCCGGCTTGCCTACAACTTGTGCAAGCTTCTTCATAATGTCTTCTCTAATTTCTGGATATTTTGAAGAAACATCTTTTAATATACCAACTAATATTTCTTGCTTTCTTTCTGTTTCAGCTATTTGAGCAGCAAGGTCTTGGTTATCCAATAAACCTACAGATTGAAGCATGTTAATTCTTTTTTGCTCTATGTCTGATATAAGTTTTAAAGCATTTGCCTTAACGTTTAGCTGTCCTGCCTGATCTGCATCGTCTACGGTCTTCCAGGCCTCTTTAATGAGCATTGCGTAGTGCTTGTCTGCTCCAGAAATAGCCTCTTTTGCCCTGTCCTTAGAAGACCTATCATTACTAATTATGTCTTTCCAGCTATCAATTAGCTCCAAGACTTCTTTTCTTTGAAATCCAGTAATTGTGGCAATTTGAGTCGGGTTATTGCCTTTGAGCAATTCCTCGACAACTTTATTCATGCGGTCAAAATGTTCCGCTAACTCTATTTCTGCCATTTATATATTATACTTTTAGTCAACTAAAATGTCAATTTTGACTGGCTATTTTCAACAATATTAAATAACCAATTAGATCATCAATATCGTTATCTCCAGGAAAACCTTGAGCATTTTTTATCCTATTTAACTTATCATCAATACGAACTTTTAATTGTTCGGTAGCATCTGATTGTGCAAATAGTCTCATTGGGCTTAGTGCTGAGTCTCCATAAGAAATATTCTTTTTAACAAGATTGTGTGCTATTTCATGGCACATATTAACTATCTTTAATCCGGACGGTGCCGTACATGCTTTTGTGACTAAATCATCACATCTAAAATATTCTCTATCTGGATATACTGGATCCAACATTTTCCACCTATTCTTTAGTATTTTCAATTTTTTTATGAACCTCAGCTATCCACTGCACATAACCGTCCGTCCAATTTTGACTGCCATAAATATTTCTTGCAGCTATGTGATGGAATAGTCTCCAGTTTTCTCCACCATAGCAAAAGAATTTCAAGTCTTTAGATTTTTCTAAATTATTGTATTCTTCATAGTCCTTAATTAAATCATATTTTTTAGAAAACGTCAAGGACTTAGTTATTCCTGCTGTCCAAATTGTTGGTCCAGTCATGGCATGCACAAAATGTGGATTAGAATAGTCTGGATCTTTAAATGCTTCTTTAATTAAATCTAAAACATTTTTAATTATTTGATTTCCTGGTGTTGCAGCAAATAACCATTGACAAAAATCTATTTCATGTTCTGGGCAAACAATTAGGGAATACTCGTCATTTATCCATGTATCTATTGGTTTTAAACATATGCAATCTAGATCTGCATATATTCCACCATATTTATAAATAACCATGTATCTCCATATATCACCTCTCATTACGCCAATAGGTGCAGTTATAAATATATTATGCCATTCTTCACCAAATTCTTTTAAAACAAACTCGGCGGCCTGAGTATCGTCCATATATACGTATTTATATTCAGGATTTAAACTCTTCCATGTTTCTGTTGTTTCTTTAATATAGTCTGGTAGAACATCATAAGGGTCTTTGTATGTTTGCCAAATTATTCTAGGAATCAATTTTAAAATCCTTTACTACTCTTGGGTCTATCCACCAATCTTCAAACATCCTATTTGGATCTCCATCATTAATATTTTCAGCAATCAATTCATATCCAAGCAATTTAAATATACCATGAGATTCAGCCTTGATTAAAGAGTTATCTGGGCTTGCATATAAATCATGTTCATATGTTATAGTTGAAAATCTATACTCGAGTAAAGGTAGCTTATATAAAGCTTTAAGAGTTTGTTCGGCAGGCTCTATATCTAATTGCAGATAATCAATTTGTTTTGGAAAATTATTATCTTTAAAATATTTTAAATAATTAAAATCTGTTGCGTCTGTAGCAATACATTTATTTTTTCTAGAATTATTATATATCTCAACCAATTCTGAATTTATCTCAAAACCTACTCCAGACCAACCATATTCTTCTTCTAACAATAAAGTATTATTCCATGCGACTGGATCGTTAGATCCTATTTCTACATAGAATCCATTTCTTTTTTCTTTTAAAGCATTTAATACAAAAGATTCCTGGTGTGCTTGGCTTTGGCTCTTTTCAAATATCCTCATCTTTTTTTAATCAATCCAAACTTTTCTAAATATCTCTGTATGGTCATTGCAGAGACTCCACACTCATCAGCTATTTCTATAACTGTTTTCTTTTGAACAACGTACCTTCTGTATAACCAAACCTCGCTTTGATATAGTTTCATGATTTTCTCTTTAAAATTATATTAAAAACTTTTCTTGGAATATTGTTAATATCAAATCTATCTCCATTTAAATAAAAAATATCATAATCAATATATATTTTTTGTAAAAATTTATTATCATTATGTCCAACTTCCATCATAATTAGTTTACATTTTTTTGTATTATTATGCATTCCATCAAATACTTTTTCCTCATGTCCTTCTACATCAATTTTAATAAAATCTGGAGTTTCATCATAAATGCTATCCAATCTTATTGCTTTTACCTTTTCTACTGTATATTTATCATTGGGCTCATTATTATAAAAATCTAATTTTATGATTGTTGATGCTCCTATATTTTCAAAAGGGATAAGCATTGTGGCTTCGTAATTTTTATTAGAAAGAGCATATTGATACATTGTTATTTTGCCTGCATGATCATAATTGTTTAATTTTGTAGAAATTTGATAATTATCATTTAAATGTTTTAATGGTTCAAATGCTATTACTTCTCCGGTTTTTCCAACAATTCGTGCCATAACTTCTGTAAAGTATCCATTATTAGCTCCAATATCTAGACATTTCCAACCAGGTTGTATATTTTTTATCATCCATTCAGTTTCTTCTTGCTCCCATATTCCTAATTTTTTGCAACATGCTTGTACTGCATTATCACTTTCATCTCCCGTATAAACAAAAAATGAGTTTAAAACTTTTGAAAATCCTCCAAGATTTACAATTTCTCTATTTTGTGTATTCATTATCTTTCCGTAAGTTGTTTATATCCATAAAATGCTATGCCAACCGAATCAGCAACATCAAAATCATCCAAGTTAATATTAAAGTTTGTATTTGCCCAGTTTACAGTTCTTTGCTTTCTTATCTCTCTCATTTTTGCTTTATACCAAGATTCAGTTTTACCTGGATTTTCAAACTTTAATTTGTCTTTTTCCATCTTTGTTGGATTTTTATTTCCAATGTGTGATTGCCAAGCTGTTGGAGATATTGTAATTACTTTAGCCCCGCTAGACATTAGCTCGGCAATAACAACTCCATATACATAAGATAATTTAATAACAGCATCTGGAGACTTTACAAAAACAGCTCCTTCTACAACAATATAATCTGATTCCAATTGCGGAAGCATTGCCTTCATTTTTATTTTTGCGTCATATATTTTTTCATATATGTCTGCACCTACAAATTCTATTTTACCCCAACGAACCGGTTTATTGTTTTCTATCAGACAAAAAGCAACTGAATTTGTAGAAGCATCTATGCCCAATACACGTTGCGCTTTTACTTTATGTAAACTAGCTAATGTCATTTAGCAACCTCTTTATGTGCTCTCTGTCTTTAGTTTTATTTTTTTGTTGACACTTAGTACATTTGTTGCCCTCGTTATATCTGCTTAACTTAGCACCACACTTACATTTTCTAACGGCACCATTTCTAATTGCTTTTTTTTCATAATACTTTTCCATAATTCTGCGATTAGTGGCAACACGGCAACACTCATCACAGCAATATTTTTGATTATGTGTTTTAGGATTAAAATCTTTTTTGCAATCTGAGTTAGCGCATATCATAATTTTGGAGCTTCAAATTTATCTATCTCAATAATGCCATTTTCTTTAGAATAGCATTCACTTCTGACAGGACACCCCTTGCAAACAGTAGAAGATTTTGTGAACGATCTAGTAGGCAAGGTATCCTCTTTATATGCCGACCATACAGTAGACATCCACTCAAAAGCTTCGTCAACAATTTGTTTATTTGCTTTATTCATCTCAATCGGTATTACTACAACTTCTTGCGTATTTTTATTCTCATATATAAAGAATCCCTCATCGGAATTGTTAATCTTCATATATATAAGTAGTTGTATTAAATGGTTTCCTGAAGGCTTAAGACTTGATTGCTTATGCAAAAATACTTCTTCTTTGGCCGTCTTTATTTCACCAATAATTTCTTTATTGTCAATTTCAAATATTAAATCGGCAAACCCTCTGATTGGTGGGTCCTGATTTAACATCTCCCGCTCTTCTTCTTTAAACCAGTCCATGTCTTTTATAAGGTCTTGAAGTCTTTCATGTGCTTGAGTACCATTCATCATGTTTGCAATTGCTACAGAGTCTTGTTGTTCCTCAAAAATTGCGCCGTTAAAAGCAATATACCAATATCTAGCACAATTACCATGACCGTAACCTATTGTGCTTGGAGAAAAGGACTCTTTTTTAGTAAATTTATTTTCTCTTTTTTTAGAAAGGTATGCCTTGTTTAGCTTTTCGGAAAACTCCTCTAAGTTAAAAGACCCTTTGGACTTTTTGAACTTTAACTGGGATACTATTTCCCTTGACAATTTTCCTCTTAACTATATCGTGCAGAATACTTTAGTGCATCTACAAGCCGATCTATGGCTTCTTTAGCTGAGTAATAAATATTTTTTTTATAATTATTTATTGTTCCAGCTTTATCTTTACCAATTGTAGCATAATACGAAGCAAGTATGGCCAGTTTTGCAGATATTGCTTGTAATTCTACAATTAAAACTGGAGCTTTTGCAGATGGAACATCAGGGTTCATTACTAATTTAATTATTACTGACAAAGCCCTGTCCAGTTGTTCATCTTGCATATGCTCATGAAGATCATTAAATTCTGTAACTTCACTAATAAGTTCTAGTATGCTTTTAGCCTCTGTTGCCATTATTTCTTACTTTCCAATGATTAACAATATAAGGTCCTAAATCGGACTTTATTCTGCCACTCTTTTCTACCCTAACAATTCTACCATTTTGAATAATAGTTTTATTGTGTGGATGTTTTTTAATTCTTTGACCGTTAGACATCTTTTTTCTCCCACTCTTCTATAAGCTGCTCCAGTAATGACCATTCAATTACTGCGAGTCTTGTTTTGCTGTTATCTTTTCCAAGAATAAGTTTAAGTACAGGGTACTTGTCACGGCTAACTTTAAATGTATCTGTACAAACTTTTGCCCAAATTTTTTGGGAAATAGAAATACTTGACTCATACTCTTTATAATCAACTACGAAATCCTTCCACTGAGCATCTCCTTTTTGATAGTTACCACGTCCACTATTTTTTTGCTGTTTTGCTCCATCACGTTTAGCTTCAGATCTTTCAGACATTACAGTTTAAATCCAGTAGAGGATATATGTCCATTTGGACATTTCCAAAATATAATCTGTTTTTCTCTAACATATTCTGCTTCGTCTGCAACTTCCTGGCATTCCTGACAAGAAAATGATCCTTCAACAATTGTCTTTGGCTTTTCTACATTTTCATATTCTGGTTCAGAAAAAATGTCATTAAAGTTTGGCATCTATTTGTTTCCTTAGTTCGGTAACAACTTTAGGGTTTTCTTTAAGATATTGAACTGCTTTCTGCCTACCTTGTAGTCTTTCTCCCAATACCGTATACCAAGCTCCGCCCTTTTCAATAATTCCACACATCTCAGCAACATCTAGAGTTTCACCTATACTGTCCACTCCAAGCGACTCGCCCTGATAGTAGAAATCATATTGTCCAGACAAATTAGGTGGTCCAAGTTTGTTATAGTCTATAATCCAGTTTACTGGTCTTCCAACCTTCTGTTCTATAATCTTGTCTCCAACCTGAACTCCAGCTTTAATAGCATTTGCTTCAGCCTCCGAAGACCATAATTTAATAACAGTAGATGAGAAAAATTTTACTGCCATTCCACCCGTAGGGATATGGCTAGCATGCATAGAGCCAAATTGATTTCTTTGCTGTGATATAAGAACCAGTAAAGTATTTTTGTTTGCATAATTTAACATTTTTACAGCATGAGTCATGTCTTTAGCCTCAGCACCAATTTGTTTTGTATCCTGCAAATCCTTTAGTTCATTTCCATCTTTTTCAAAGTAGATTGCTGGTAGTAAAGCAGATATAGAATCTACAACTATTAAATCTACTCCTGCTTCCATAAGCCCAGTTGCAACATCAACCATATCGTTTACAGTTTTTGCTGGAGAATAAATTAATTTTTCCGAATCAACACCCAAACTTTCTGCCCACTTAGGATCATATGAAGATTCAGAGTCTATCCAAGCACAAGTTTTTCCTTCTTGTTGAGCCAAACCAATCATTTGCAGGCAAAAAGATGACTTGCCAGCTGATTTGTTTCCCCATACCAAAACCTGTCTTCCATATCCTAATCCACCCTTAAGGGCAAGATTGAGACCAATGCTTGGCGTAGGCTGTTTTTCAATAGTAACGTCTATTGCAGATTGAACTCGTTGTCTTGTTTTTGCATCTAATTGTGATAATACTTCTGTTATATCCATAAACTTCTTTCTGTTTGATTTATTATAGCATTAAAATAAATTGCCGTGAAGTCTTGGACGAGCTCTATTTTTATCCATCTTAGAGTCTAAAACTTCATCTAGTGATTCCGAAACAATCTGTGCATTTTTAAGGGCAGCATAAAGATCTAATATCCTAATTAATACGTCTGCCATCTCTTCAACTATTTGGTAGCCACCCTTTTCTTTTCTTATTGCTTCTAAAACTTCAGTTACCTCAGAGTGTACTAATGCTAGCTTATTTCCAATCTTGTCATAGCTTGTTTCGCCTTCCCAAAAACCTTTTTCAATAGCCGACTCATGTAGCACTGCTGCAAGGGCATCTAGACCGAACTCCGTTACAATTGAATGTGCTGTAGTTGTAACAGTAGGCTTATCTGGATTATTTGGATTTACTCTAAAATCTCCTATTTTAATTGTTCCCATTTTTATCTCCTAGTTTAATAATAAAAGATGAATTATCTTCACTATAATCTAAAACTAATTGTTTTTCTTCTGTATTTCCTTTTAATACTGAATCAATTGTAACCTCAACAGATCCAATTTTTTCTAGTATTGCATATAATACATTTCCTATTTTTATTTGCGAGCTGATATCATTAATTTCGGACATAAACGTCTACCCCTTTAAATTTTTTTAACCAGTCGAAGGTTGACATAAGATTTTCTCTAGTAACACAGGTATCGCAACCACAAAATAATTCGTATGGCTCCCAACCTTCAGGAACGCCTTCATCTTCATAAATACTGTTTAGGCAAGTATTGATATGATCTGTTACAAAATTTTGTAAAGACTCCGCTTCTTCTGTAGTTAACTCAACTGAGGTCATTTTATTTCCTTTACCATCAGTGTCCCATCTTCCAATTTTGAAAGGACTACATTGCATATCATTCCTTCTCTCATTTTTGCTAAAGCTAATTTATACATACTAGTAAATACGATACATCTTGTCAACTCTTTATTATTATTTACAAGCACTATATGTGCCATTGTTTTACCAGCTTTAGTCTTATATGGAATAAAAGTTAATACTCTATATTTATCTTCTGGAATATCTTTATACTCAGATCTATATAAATAGTCTACAAATATGTCATCTGTGTCTTCTTTAATCTCGTTTATATTTACATATCTTGCAATTCGATTATCTCCAACTAATATAAAGTACATCTGTCCAGATTCTATTTGAGTATTTTCATTATGGAAAAGTCCTATAGATCCAGTCTCATCAACTAATTCTATTCGAGCCCAGCCAGTACCTCTTTTAATTCCTTTAACCATTCCAAACATAACAAAACATCCAAGCTCATCAAAGTCTTCAATTGGTCTTGCTTGTGCTTTAATTTTTGGAGGAATAGTATTTAAATTAAACTGAGGTATTCCTAAGTATTCGTAGAAGTTTTCTTGTTCTTTTCCGCTTCTTGGATTGTCCTTAAAAGCAGCCCCGCCAATGGTATTAAGAGCGCTAACAGCCCTAGAGTTAATACCACTCCCTTTTGCTGACGCTTTTCCAGAAAAGTCTTTATAGTCTTCATATGGCCTCTTTTCAATTATTTTATTTGCTATGCTATCTGAAATATATTTAATATTTGCTAATCCAAATCTTATTGAATTATCTTGTAAAGAAAAATCTATTTGTGATTCGTTTACATGTGGAAGTAATATCTTCAACCCAAGTCTTTTAGCCTCAATTAAATATTCAGTTCTTGCATCCTTGTCGCCTTCATTTTTAAGTATGGCGAACATAAACTCTAATGGATAATAATGCTTTAGCCACGCAGTCCAATAAGAAAGCATACTGTAAGCAACAGCGTGAGACCTATTGAAAGAGTAGCCAGCATGAGCTTCAAAATCATGCCATAGCGCTTCTGCCGTTTCTTTTGTAATGTGCTTTGAAGCTCCAGAAACAAATTTTTCTTTGAATTGATCAAACTCTCTTGCATCCTTTTTCTTACCAATAATCTTTCTTACTTTATCTGCTTCAGACCAGGACATGCCACCCAAATAAACGCAAGCTTGCATAACCTGTTCTTGATAAATAATAACACCATAAGTATTTTTTGTAAAAGGCTGCATAATTTGATGAACATATTCTACGGCTTCTCTACCATTTTTTCTGGCAATATATGAGGCACCGACAGTATTCATTGCTCCCGGGCGAACCAAAGCGTTTGATGCAGCTAAATCTTCAAAAGAGCTGACTCCCATTTTTATTAGAAGATTTGTATATGGAGTTGCCTCAGCTTGAAAAACTCCTTTAGTATATCCAGAACTTAGATCAAAATATACTTTTGAATCATCTAAAGGAATTTGTGATGTAATTATATCTTTATTATATCTTTGTTTGATTGATTGAATTGTGTCTGAAATAACTGATAATGTTTTTAATCCTAAAGCATCTAGCTTGATTAGCCCAATGTCTGCTACTGTATCCATGTCATAGGCTACAACAGGAACCCGTCCAGATACCTTGTCTTGTGGATCTTCTCTAGTTTCAATTGGAGCATAGTTTCTAACATCATCTTTAGCAACAACTACACCGGCTGCATGTACTCCAACATTTCTAATTCTTCCACGTAATTTTTCTGCTAAGTTTGTAACTTCTGGATATTTATTTCTAAAATCTAATGTGTTTGGCGAATCCATATAATCTTCAAATGTGTCTACAGATTTTAGTGCCTTGTTTACTTCACCAAGTGGCACCATGAATACTCGGGCAGCATCACGTACTACACCCTTGTCTTTAAAATATGTAAATGTAGAAATAGATGCAACGTGCTTAAACTTTTTCTTTAGATAATCTTTAACTTCTTTACGACGGCGGTCTTCAAAATCTGTGTCAATATCCGGAAAGTCGTTACGCTCTGGATTAATGAATCGAAAAAATAGAAGATCATATTCTACTGGATCAACATCTGTAATTCCAAGGGTATAGCAAACCAAAGATCCGGCTGCAGAACCACGTCCTGGTCCAACCATAATGTTCTGAGACTTTGCCCAGTTAATCATATCTGCTACAACCAAGAAATAAGAAGCAAATTTTTTATCCTTAATAATATTTAATTCTTCTGTTAATCTCTGTTCGTATACATCATTACCCAGTAAGGATGGTGTCAGGCCTAGCCTTTCTAGGCCCTGGAAGGCCATCTCAGCCAGTTTCTCGTCGGCATTGGTCTTGGGTACTGGAAGTAGGTCTAATCCCTGCTTAAAGTCGTACTCCTCGACCTTATTTGCTATTTCAACTGTATTATCTAAAATGTCTGCCCTATTTATACCATTTAGTTTAAATGCTTCTTCTATTTCTTTTCTGGTCATTAAATATAAATCTAAATGTTCAAAGGATATCCTGCGCTCTGGCCATAGGTAATTATATCTTTCAAACATATTGTTTATTTTTCTAGACTTTTCAAAATCTAATTCTTTATTAGCTTTTGGAGAAGTAGAAAGGATTAGCATGGCCTCCTCTAATTCTCTTTCTGATTCTTTAGAGAAATGTGCATCACCAGTTGCAACTGGTTTAATTCCTAGTTCGTCTGCTAAATTTAATAAGGCTGTATTTATTTCTATTGGATTATGTGGCTGAACCTCAACATAAAAATCATCGCCAAATGTTTTTTTAAAATCTTTTAATAATAATTTTGCGGTAGAAAAATCTTGCTTTTCAATTGCCTTGCTAATTAAACCGTTAAGACATCCGCTTAAAACAATAATGCCATCTGAGTATTCGTTTAAAACTTCTCTGTCAATTCTAGGCTTGTGATAAAAACCTTCTGTCCAGGCAATTTCTTGAAGTCTATTTATATTAGTAAGACCCTTTTGATTTTTTGCTAATAAAATTACGTGATTATAAGATTGAATAGATTTATCGGTAGCTGAAGATTTATCAAACCTATCTGTTGGAGATATGTACGCTTCTACTCCAAGGATGGGTTTAACTCCATGATCTTTTGCTGCAGCTTGAATTTCTCTGTGAGACGAAAGAGTTCCATGATCTGTTATTGCCATAGCTGGCTGACCAATTTCTTTTACAGTTTTTATAAGCTCTTCTGGAGAATTTAATCCGTCCATGAGGCTATAATAACTATGAACATGTAAATGAACAAAACTATCCATCCCGCCTCCAATGTATAAACGATTTAATATAAACTATCATATATGCGATAGCTGCAACTATAAAACCATATTGTTTTGTAACGATAGCATATGCTATCCATAAGCATTCATTGACAACAAGTATGAGCCAACCCCAGATTGTTTTTTTACCAACAAAAAATATTCCGGTTACTCCAACCGCTGCTAATATCCATGACCACATTTTAATAATAGGGGGCTTTCGCCCCCTACCTTTACCAGTCTAAACTGCTGCTTGTTGAGGAATCTTCTGATTTTTCTGACTCATTGTTGAGATAGAATGATTCCTGCTCTGCATATGGAAGATCTCTAACGGCAACCGTTTCTAGATCGAATAATTCAAGTGCTGACTTATCAAAAGCACCCTCATCTTTTGCTAATGGAATTGCTGTGTAACTGGTATCTGTCTTAGAGCCAGTTCTCTTTACACGCCACATTAAATTAGAAATGCTACCCATTTCATTTGCATACTCAATGAGTGTTGGTGTAATTGTTTTTCCGCTATGACCTTGAGACAAGATTGCTACGTATGGATCTTCCTTGCCATCATCAACTAGAACGTTGATATAAAGTCTTTGTCGGCCTTTCCATCCAGCCTTATAGTCTTTCTTATGCTGTTCGCATCCCCAACACTTGCCTTGATCGTCAATTGTGCATAGGGCTTTTCGTCTGTAATCTTTAGGATTTGTATGTTCTACTGCAATAAATCCAAGACCGTATTTAACATCGTAATGCGGTGAATCTGGGTCTAGCTCTTGTAAAAATCTAATCTTTAAGCTTTCGCCGTCTTCAATCTTTAGCCAACGGCCTTTTGGTCCGCCTTCTCCACTTGATTGTGGTTTGTCTAGTGCTTTGTTTAGGTCTTTTAGACCTTTTACTATTCCCATATATATTCCTTATCTGTATAGTTGGCAGTATAGATCTGCCTGTATATTCTATTATATCATTGCCATAAAACATATTCAATATGAGAAACTGCATTTCTGATACAATCTTTTATCTCAGAATCTGTCATGTCTCCCGCATCTTTTGCATCATGTGGGTATATCTTACCATAAGAATGCGAAGCCCACAAGATGTCTTTATTCTTTAATCTACTTACAATTGAATTACCAAGTTCTCTACCTGCTAAATCTGCATCTGTCATAATTATTATTTTGTTAAAATATCTATTTAATAAATTAATATTTGTAGAAGATAGATGTCCTCCCAGTGTTGCTACTACGTTTGGAAATCCAGCCTGATGAACCCTCATTGCATCAAAGGATGATTCTGTAATAATACAAATACCGCCAACAAGTTTAGCCCTGTGAATATTAAAAAGGGTACTACTGCGAGGTAGTCCCGTAGAGTTTTTGAACGTTTTACTATCAATCCCACGCCCAACAATCCCAACGCAAGTCCCGTCAGGGCTATGTACAGGAACAGTAACCATCCTGCGATTATAAGAATATCCAACATTAAAGTACTCCAATGTTTCATCTGTAAATCCACGACCATGCATGTATGCACGTCCGTCATCATATTTTTTCATCTCTTCTGAAAGTTTTAATAATGTTTCTGAATCAAACTCTATAAACTCTGGTTTATCTTCTAGCGTTTCTGCTAACATTTCATCAAAGTTTGATAAAGATTCTGTTTCTTTACTAGAAATAAATCTTATTGCTTCAAAGTAATTCTTGCCACCTACTCTTTTTATTAGATCAATAAGTGTTCCAGTTTCTCCGCAAGCTGGGTTGAAACACAACCATGCTCCAGAACTTTTGCTAACAGAAAAACTTGTTGTATGCCTATTACTATGAAATGGACAATATAATAAAAAGTCGTTACCGGTTTCTCCAGCTACATCTAAACCTAAAGACTTTAGAACTGATTTAATGTGCGAGGAGGAATACGTCTGATCAGTTTGCTTTGCGAAATTCCCTCTAATTGCCATGCCTGACTCTTTCCTACATGCACTCCGTGGATAGTTATTAGGAACTTCCACTTTTCACCATCATATTCTACAGAAAAGGCGGGGTCTATGTCAAGTGTTCTTACATAGCCCATGTCTCTCATATTATGTATCAGTAAAGATTCGTACTGGGCTCTGATTCTAACCATGTCAGAATCATCTAGGAACTCGCCCTTAATTTGAAATCTTCTTAATTGTTGATGAGTCATTGCACCGGATTTTCATACACTTCCTTAATTATACCTCTATTGATATCCCAGTCCAGATAGAATGAAAATTCTTTTCCATGTCTATTTTTTCTAGAAACAATCTCAATAAGATTTGAATCGGAAATTCTATGAATGGCTAGTGCCATATCTGCATCATATTCAATTGCTTTTGACCAGGCTACCTGAGAAAGCATTGGTGGATTATCTTGGTCTGAGATATCATCCATTGTTGCAGCAGTAATATCAATAATTGGAATATTATTTGTCATTGCAAGCATTTTAAATTCACGAGAAATATTCATATTACGCTCTGTAGCACCAGAACTTTTTCTAGTATCTACGAACAACTGGTGATAATCTAAAATAACTAGATCTGGCTTATGCTGGTCAATCTTTGCCTGAATAGTATTAGCGTTGACTTCTCCAACACCCTCATTAGACACCAAAATAAATCCACGCTTATCTGCAAACTTCTTTTTACTCCAAGACTTGAAGTCGTCCATGTTTATATCACCACGAGAAATGTCGCTATTTTTAAATATACCGGAACCCATAATTGTATATATACGATCACGCATGTTTTCTGGAGACATTTCAAGGGATACAATCATTGGTTTAAAACCTTGCTCCCAAGCTTTGCATGCTAGATAAGAAGTAAACCAGGTCTTACCTTTACCCGGCCATCCTATAGCAACTATAAGATGTCCTGGAGCCATTCCTGTGGCATAAGCAGCATCAATTGCTTCAAACCCCGTTGGTATTCCTGGACTTCCACCCATCATGGCAGACCTTAGTTTAACATTCTCAAAATGTTTTTCTGCTAATTCGATGTCTGTAACATCTACGTCTCGAATATTATTTGTAAACTTATTTAAAACAGAAAGCTCTTTTTGCATTTGATCTAGCACTCTTGCTGGAGTATCTTCTTTTAAACTACTTCCGCTTTTCAAAATAATATTCTTGATTTTATTAGAAAGATATTCATTCTTTAATTCGTCTAGATAATATCCAGTTTCTGCTGTTACCTTTACTGGTTCAAAATCTTTAAACCGATCCTGAAGAATTCCAACTTCTGGTACCGACTTAAATTTTTGATAATAAGATTTTAAACTTTCCCAAATGTCTTTATGCGAAACAAATAGGTCATCTACATTTTGTGCCAGCAGTACGCTTATGTCTTTATTCTGACATACTGCCGAGATTAGAGTTGCCTCCGTGTTCAATGTTCCGCCTCTCTTCTACCATGCTCTTAGTCTCATATCTTAACATATCTCTATGATGTTTGTCACTTTCTATATCTCTTTTTAACTTATCTATTTTATCAAAGTTGTATAGGAACCAGGATATAGGATGTCCAGACTTATCTAAAGTAAAATAATAAGAAATTAATTCTTTAGCTTTTTCATAGCCAACAGAATCTATTACGTCCTGCATACCCCACTTTTCACGATACCTATTAATTGAAGGATTTTTTCCGCCATACTTTTCTTTGTATAAATTTGTATAAAGTGTTAAAAGGGCATGTGGTAAATTATTTTTATTTTCCATTCTTTAGCTCTTCTTCAACCTCTTCTGTTTTTTGAACAAGTTTCTTTTCTACAAATGCGTAAACTCTATCTGTGGCCGAGTCGACAGTCTCCCCGTCTCTAACCCAATCCTCTACGCCAATGCCAATTTTAATGCTCTCATAATTACCTAAATTTCTGGTAAATGAAAGATCAACCTTAACTTTTGTTTCGGACATAATCACCACCAATATATCACAAAGTAGAAAAATAATAGATCTACTGATAAGCTTCTTTTATTTATTTGTATGCCAACTGCCAAAGTCTTAAATGAATAAGACCATTCTAAAGAAAGTCTAAATTTTTTACGTCCGGAAGAATATACTCTATTCCTCATTAGTCCGCCTTCCAAACTGGTATAAATTTTCCGTCTTCTGTTTTCGTATACAGAATGATATTATTTTTTAAAAGAGCTGTCAACTCCCTTTTATTAGGAAGATCTTCTATATTTCTTCCTGAAGATAAAATAAATTCATATATTTCAATAATGTCATCTTCGCTAAAAATATATTTCCACCACCCTGAATCTGGTTTTCCTATAGGAATAGCTTTTTGTGGAGCCCGAACCTTGCCCTCTATTATATAATCTTGTATAGTTACTCTATGTTTATTTAAAATAGTACTTACTTCTGTTAGTGTAAAAGCATTTTGCATATATTTAACGACATCAGAGTATATAAATATCATTCTTTTTTGATCTGAATATGACCAGGCAATTATCTGATCTTTAGCCCTGGAAGATCTTAGAACACGGTAAAGTTTTTTATCTAAATAAAAATACTTAAACTTTTTGCTTGTTCTATTTCTTTTTGTTGTAGCCATACAGCAAGTACCGATTTCTCTTTATGAAGCATCCACCGCTTACCGCACATAATACAAAATAGTTCTACGTGCAACTTTTGAGAAAATACTCTGTCTATAAAAACTCGACCATTGCATTTTCTGCAGGTAAACATTTATATCGAAAAGACCTTTCCATCTACCACACATGTATAGTCTGGAGATATTTCAATTATTTGAACATGTGGCCATTCGCCATTTTCTATATGAGCAATTGCAAAACCTTTTTGCCAATCATGATGTTGAGTATATTTCATTCCTTCGCTTTTTTCATCGCACATGTGTCCGATTTCATATCCACGAATTGTTTCGCCCTTACCATCATTTCTTAACTCATATGTTTGAAAGTGTGAGGCTATTCTATGAGAATGACCTCGAATTAATGACACCTGAAGATCATTCATGTCTTTTCTCACAGCTCCAGTGTCTGCCACCGAAAGTCCGTGATGAACGTGAATATCTCCATATCTTTTTTTAGGAAGTTCATTATAATAAATATAATCGTAACCATATGAGTCAAGTCCCCATAGCGATTCTGGTGTTACTAATTTAATATAATCTGGAAGTTTTGCATCTACATAATTAAAAATTCTTACATCATGATTTCCAAGTGCTGTAAATAGCTCTGCTTTTTTACCAGCAACATCCCGATTCATTTTATAAAATTCTCTAGCGTCTTTAGCCTCATGCTCCATTAACGGAATAATAGCTTCACCATTTTCTGCCTTATGCATTTTTAAGAATTCGGCAGATCTTCCTTCTGTATATTTACTATAACAGGCTTGATCGTCTGTATCACCCAAAATGTCTACTACGTCCGGCTTCCACCACTTCATTACCTTAAACCAAAGCTCAATAGCTTTGTTGTCTTGATAAGGAAATTGCTGGTCAGAAGACAGCATCCATTTTAAATCATTAGACATTTTTCTCCCTATATGTAAAAAGTCACGAAACCGTGACTTTAGGTACTACAAATTGTAGCATTATGAATTGATATCGTCAATTATCCGTGCAAGACTGCCATGAAATAAATATTTACCATGTATTCTTTTTTGTCACCAGTTTTATAATAAACGTAAACATCTGCCGAGTCTACTCTAATTTCACCAATTGTTACAGACATTTGCTCGTTTGCCAATCCACCTTCTGGGCTGCTAACATTTGCAATAACAGATTGTGGTGCCATTGAGAAAAATCCTTCAAAATTAGCAATAAATTTTGTTGCCTTGCCAGCTACCACTTTTTGTTTTCCGGTTAATCCACCAAATATTTGTGGCTGAATACTATTTTCTAAAGAACTTTGACCAGGTCTTCTTCCTACAATTGGAATAGATGATCTTACCGCATAAAAATCTTGAGCTAAACTATTTAGAGTGGAAGCATCTAATGGTGTTCCATCTGGAAAGTTATATGCCTGAGCCATTTTTCTCCTTAGTTATCTAAGCTATCTAGATGTAGCTGATACTCTTTTTCTGCTTTTTCTTTTTCTTCTTTTTCATTAAGCATCTGTGTTATTTCTGATCTTAAAATTGCAATTTGTGTTTCATAATTAGCTGCCATCTCACCAATTTTTTGCTGAAGAGCTGTAATTATTAATTCTGATTTATTCATTATTGTCCTGTAATATGTGGAAAAGCATTTACATTGTTCATGTATAAATATTGTCCAGGTGCAGCATATTCAAAAAGGGAATTTACTAAGTCTGGTGAAACCTCTAAAGAATTTAATTCTTCTTGTAGAGCTAGAACCTTTAAATTTATTTTTTCTATTTCAGAATTTGTAACACTTATGATTCCAGAATTTTCTTCTGAATTAACATTATATTCAATTAATGCTAATTCAAAATTATATTTTTGTGCAGATAAATTTTTTAATTTACCAACCACAATAGAAGCTTTTTCGTTATTTGAAAGCATTTTTCTCCTTTATTTATATTATTATACCATAACAGCATTAAGTTGTTACATCTCCAATTATATAATATGGTTTATAAGATAAAAAATAATCAGATGCACCGTCGAATACCCAGTAAATTGCTTGTGCTGATAATCTATACTTAAAACCAGACTCTAAAGCAAGAGTTTGAGATACTTGCAAGGCTGATGACCCATATGGGTCGTCTAACCAAATTCCGGACGAACTAGAATTCGGAGTAGTGTTTCCGTATACAGAATATCCATTTATATAAATAAATCTTGTGCTTCCATTACCAGAAAGAGGAAAAACAGATATAAATGCATTTGTAAATTTATTTAATTTGTGTGCATATATTTGAACATAGTGTGGCAAAGATGTGTAACTTCCACCTGGGGCTTTTAATTTAACTACGTACTGTGCAGTATTTGGCACTGGACCACTTTGAAAATAAGATGACGAATCTATTGTGCTTGAAGTTGTTATTGTATTAACAGTTGCTAAATTATATAATGATTTTAAATAATTAAATTTTATATAATTAGAATAAAAGTAATAATCAGACCCTTGATATCTTCCAATTGTGTAGTTCCATACATAGCAATCATGTATTTTTCCTTCATTTGCATAAAAAGTCCAATATCCAGGTACAGAAGTATCATAAGATTGTAATGCATTTGTTGTTCTATACCATGAGCCTGAACTCCAATATTCTGGATCTGAATGTACATTATTATATCTATTAGCTTGTATGTATTCTCCGTGTCCGGATCCACCAGAACTTCCAACCAAAAAATAACCAATATTAGCTGAATCTATATACGCATTTCTAAATATTGATGTTTTTGCAATTGGGCTTGGTCCACATAAATAATTAATTGACGACGTTGCACTATCGTTATACCCAGAAGCTTTTGCTTTTATTGATATTGTAAGAGATTTTCCCATTAAATTGTTTAAATCATTGAAAAACCAAGTTGTTCTAAAAATTTTTCCATTCGATGTAACTGTTCCAGTTGCTGTTGAAGAAATTGTATAGGTATATGTTTGCTGATATAGAGGCGGAACAAGAGCATTTGTTACCTTTGTTGCAATTCTTCCATTTATATTAAATTGAGTAGGTGTAGCATTTCTAATATAAACTTTATCATTAATATCTAAATTTAATGTACTAGTTAGCGTTACTGTAGATCCATTTCCAGAAAGACTAATTATGCTTGCTTGATAAAAAGATGAATCTAAAATTGTTGCATTTTGTGCAATATAGGTGCTTGTTGTATTATTATAAATTGAATATTCATACGAAGTTGCATTATCTACTGGTCTAAATTCAATTCCAAAATTTGTATCTCCGGCGGATGGATTAAATGGAGAATAATAATATACATTTAAATCTTGTACGGCATCTAAAGTTGGAGTAGGAGCAGCTGTTGAAAAAAATTGTTTCCATGTTCCCGAAACATTAACATATCCAGATTTTATTGTTTTCCATGTTCCAGAAACTAATACTTTTGCTGATGTTATATTTCTCCATGTACCAGAGACTAAAACTTTCATCTGTTTTGCCATAGCACACCTATTTATTCATAAACAAATACTATGTCGCCATCGACATAATTTTTAACTAACAATGGATTGTTAATTGAATCATATTGCGTTTGATATGTACTTGGCATTGTTGTGCTAGTTTGAACAGTAATATTTCTAAGACCATGCCTGCTAGAAGAGTTAGATTGATTTAGTCTAACATCGCTTCCCCATAAAACAAAGGTGTAGTTAGTCCTTAACTGTATTCCTATTGTATTGTCATTATTAGTAATTCTAATATCATCTAATGCAGTAGCAGGATATATATATGGATTTGAAGCGGATATAAAAAGCTGGCCAATTTTTCCGCCCCCAGTAACTTCTAAAGGACCCTTTATGTCTAACGCGGATCCAGTCCATTTAATATAATTTGTAGAGCTTCCTATATTGATAACTGGATTTGAACTATACCAACCAATATACCAACCAGTTGTTGTATCTGTATAAGAAGTCTTTGAAGAATATATAGATCCACTACTATTCATAATTATTCCAGCATTAATATTTCCACTGGTATCAAACTTTTGAGCCCTACTATTTGCTGTACTTGCAGTTGAACTTGCAGAACTTGCAGTACTTGAAATTGATCCAATGTCTGTTGGAGTATATCCACCTATTGCAACATATCCTGCTAGATCTGCTCTAAATTTAACATCGTTTGCTGAATCATATACTGCTAATCCTGGAAGTACTGGATATGTTAATGATATTGGAGATCCCGTAATGGGATCAGGATAACTTGTAATATTTGTTGTAGAACTAGATAATTCTATTCTTGCACCAGTTGCATTTCCGGCTCTCAAAAATGAGGTTGCGTCTATGGTTCCAGCTTTAATATTATTAAATACCAAAACGTCGCCTTTAAGTTTGCTTATTGTTACTGCTCCGGGACCAAGGTCTACATCAGATGCTCTAGTAGCTCCGCCAGAAACTGTAGCAACTAGAGCTTTTGATGATTCGTCTCCATTTGCATTTACTGCAGAAGCGAATATATAAACTGGTTCTGAATATCTTACATATGTACCATCAACAGAAAGTGTAATTGTATTTTCAATTAGATCAGAATACAAAACTCCAGCTAATTTTGCAGTAGTATTAGAATATGTATTTTCGTAACCAGCATAAACATTAATACATTTAAAACCATCGAAAGATTCTTCTGGATCGTCTCCTTGGTATGTTCCATCCCAAGTAATTAAAATTGATGCGAACTCGCTACTAGCGGTAAATCCAGTTGGAACTTTGGGAGGATCAGCTTCGGTATCTATTAAATAAGATGGAGACCAGTTGGATACAGACCCATCATTATAAACCCACTGAAACTGTAGTGCATATTCACTATCTGAATTTAAATCATCTACAACGATATCAAAATAGTCTCTTGGAATATTTTTTTGTTTAGGTGTGATGGCAAGATCTTCTGGTAGATTTGGATTTACCTTAATATCAAGCACATCTTTGTAGCTCATTAGAAGCTTAACTCCAGTCTATACTCGATATCTACCTGTCTTCCTGCAACTTTGGTTAGTGGTGATGCTAAAACTGCTCTGCTAATAAGACCAAAAATTGGATCAAACGTGTCTTCATCATTTATTCTTAGCCCATCAAAATATACAGTTGCTGGTGATGCTGCGCTAGAACAATTTACTACAATTCCAACTTTAGATATTGTTGTTGGGTCTGGAGTTCCAGTTGTGTTTCCAAATAAACTAGATAAGGATATTGATTGAATTTTATTTCCAGTACCAGAAGTCGGAGTAAATGTAGCAGTATAATAATCTGATGCTGAACTATACAGCTTAACATCTATTGAAGAAAGGTTTGTGTCTGCTCTGTTATAACATAATGTTAGTGTATCATTTACGCTATATCCTGAAATATCTGTTTTAACAATTTCATTTAAATATTCAATGCTTGTAGTTGCACCATCATTTGACACTTCTAATAAATATGAACCAATTCTTGGAGTGGGTGTTGTTACCAAAGTGGGGTTTCCATCAGTTGTGCTATTTACCCAATTAAATTTATTTTCAAAAGTTGTGACGAATTTGCTATCAAAATTATTATTCGATGCTCTGGTTCCTGGATACAAACCAATTTCAGAAATTACTCCGGCAACATCTTGTGGAATTGATGTTTTATAAACAGTTTCATATGTATTTACTGTAGCAGTTCCACCGCTTACATATGCAGCAGTATTTGTTCCAGAAATTGTAAATTGAGTAGCTGTTGCCGATGCTATAGTTGCTCCATACTGAATATATGAAGATGGACTAACTCCAGTTATGTCAACAGATTGTCCAGCTGTAAATGAATTATTTGCCGTAAATGTTATTACTGATCCATTTCCTGCAATATTTGTTATTGTTGCTTCAGACAAATTAATATTTAAACTTCCATATTGAATTGGAAGTCTATAGAACTCAAAGTCCAGTCTGGTGTCTATTGGTTTTTCTGAAGTTGTTCCAGCAGCCGTAGAATCTGTTGCGGAACCACCTACACCCATTGCTATATCTTTTTTATCAAATACAACATTACCGGCCAAGAAATTTGTTAAAAATCTTTTTCCAAACCTGGTTATAACGTTAGACTGTCGAGCTACTTCTTTGCCATTTTCATAAAATACATAAGTACCTTTAATCATACTATCGACTTCCTCACGTTTACCCCTTTAACACTTAAACCTTTTGAATTTGTAACTCTTACTGTAATTTTAAATTTTTTGCTATTACCAACGTAGTATGGTGTTGGTCCAGATATTTTTTTAACTTCTTCTAAATCTACTATATCGCCAGGTTCAGTTAAAACCGTTCCTTCTAACGATTTGTCTTCTTTAATATATGCAGAAGTAAATTGTGAATCTAGACCGCTAAGAACTGGTGATAATTCTGCATAAATATCTCCTGAAGGAATTATTCTATAAAGACTTGGATCTAAATCTCTAGCCTCTGGAGAATTCTCATAAATTGCTATTTTAGGAACTCTAACAATTTGAGAGCTTGTTATTCCTTTTTTATTTTTCATTTTAATATTATATCATTTATCAGCTGTAAATTGCACGACAAACGATATCGGTCTCCAATCCTTGATTATAGTTTAGCGTTACATCTGTTACCAAAAATCTCATTGAATCTGTTAAACCTGGTCTAGAATAATTAATCTTAACAATATCACCTGGAGATATTAGTGGGTTTCCAAATACAGACATTCTAACAATAATTTGTTTTTTAGACCATTGTGTTTTAATCCAGTCTGCTAATTTTTTAGCATCTTCTTCTTTTTGAATCCAGGTTGAATCAAAGATAATTGGTTCTAGTCCTGCTGCATCTGATGGAGTATCTGTTTTATATTCTAATTGTCCAGCATTATAAACCTGAGTTCCAACTATTTGAAATGATAATGAATTTCCATCACTTGCAGGAACTTGACCACCTGTATTATTCATTAAAAACATTTCAAATCCAAAATTATTTGTTTTCGTTCCCAATATTTCTATATGAGGATTTATTCCTTTGCTTGCATATTTTGCATATCCAGGATTTCCACTTTCATATTTTGTTTTAATTTGTTTAATTTCTTTAGCGGTGGTTCCAAATTCTAGCATGGTTCCGATATGCTCTTCAGATGTAGAATCAAATACTCTGTTCCCAAATAGGAAGGACATTGCCTGATCTTCAATTTTTCCATTTTTATTTAAAATCTTTTTAGGATTGTTAAATTCTTCTTCAGTCAGCGGATAGGCATAAACATAGTCATAATTTGCTGTTCCAGTTTGAGCCATAAGACCCACATAAGTTGTAACTGGCAAATCTTCTGGCTCGGGATCTGTTGCTACAAATTTTTTACCATTTACATAAATAGTTATTTTTCTTTCAGCAGATGTTGAGTTATTTACTAATGCAGTTATATTATAAGTTTCACCACCATAAATAGCAGTAACTCTTTTATCGCTGGAATTTTGAGTATCTTTTAAAATTGTTTTAGATCCTCCAACAACTTTAGCAACATATATGTCACGTTTATCTCCCGTACTATATCTTGCTGTTGATCTTGTAAATATAAAATATCCATCTGTTCCGGTATCGTTTGTAAAAAATCCAAGCCCTCCGGCTTGCTCTGGTTTTTTTTCATTAAAATCTAAAAACATGGTTGTGCCAAATGCAAAATATTTATATGGTATTTGTTCATAAATATATGTTGCTAAATTTAATGCAGAATATGTTGTTGGGAAATTCATATTTTTTATTGCTATAGAAACTTTATCTGAATTTTTAGAATTATTTGTAATTGATAAAACAGAATTTTGTATATCAGGAATTGTTGTTTTTAATATTGGAATAATTGGTTTTTTGGGAGCTGATTGAGATTCAGTTTTTGCTATTTCAACTTGTTCTTGAGGTTTTGGTGCGGCAACTGATTGTACAGTAGTTGTAGTAGTTTTCTTTTTTGTTCCAACTGTTGAAGATTTTGATGTACTTGAACTTTTAGGAACTGTTTTTTTAGTTTGAGTTACAGTTTTTTGAGGAGCTTTAAGGCCATCCATATGAGCTCCATGTGGAATCACAACAGATTTTGCCTGTGGTTTTTGAACAGAAACTTTTGTAGACTTTGGCGTTGTAAATGTAATTTTTACTGTATCAGAATCATATGAGTTTATTACTTGTGAACTTGAATTTTGCAAAACAGTTGTTAATTGTATTTCTAATCTATATTTTGTATTTGAAATTAATGCTGGCATTGGGTCATTAGTAGAAAGTATTGATATTTCATCAACATTTCCAACTAAAGGAACTGTGTTGTTTTGATTTAAAACATTATATACAGTAGTTGTGTCTCCAGTTAATAATAATTCTTTAATTTTTACTATTAATGGAGGATTATATGGGGTATAAAAATAATTTACATAAAAGTCATTTACTAGTGATGAGTTACTAACCTTATAAAGTTTTACTGTAAAATTAAAACGATATTTATTTGTTCCTAATTGTGCTGGAGAAAAATATTTTGGAGTTAACTCAAAGCTGGCTGAACAGGAAGTACTTTTTAAATTTAATATTTTAAGTTTATTAACAGATCCATTGTTATTAGTATTTCCAGAGTATATTGGTTCTCTTGCCATTATGACCAGTCCACCTCCCACTCAATTAAACCATTAGCAAATGCTAGATTAGAATATGCCTCTCCGGTTCCAACATGAGCTTTGGCAGTTGTACCTAAAGCGCCTCTTGTTTTTATTTTAAATCTATTTGTTGGAAATATAGTTCCTGCTTTAGATAAAGATTTTAATTGTTCTAATTCGCTCTTAGATTTGACAATTACTGGTGTTTGATCAATTCCATCTGAATTTTTATAACGATATTCAGCGCCTTCAAATTCTATAATTTCATCATCTACAGAAAAATAGCCACTTAAAGATGTGGTTGCAACTACATCTTTTTGAAGTTTGTTTGGAAGTATTGGAGAAAGCTCTATATAGTCAGTTTCTGAATTATCTAAACTTTTAATTAAAGCTCCTCCTCCTAAAAACATTTCTCCGCTTGATTGCCATAGGAGTTGGCTATTTTGCAAATCAAATTCAGATGTTACTGCTGGCTGCCATACAATTTTAACATAACTACTTGATGGAGTTTCTTCCTTTTCTAAAGATATAATATTAGAAGAATATCCATTTCCAGTAGTATCTCTAAATTCCCACGGTGACGAAACTCTGGTTGCGTCAAACAAATAATCTCTTGTGTAGAACTGCAATATATTATTTTCGTCAAACACCGCTGTCATTTGTGAATCTCTGCATATTTCTTGTAGTGCATCCCAAACTGTTTGATCATCTTTTGACCACCAATAAATCGGTGTGATGATTGAGGTGTCTTGAGCTGTTCCAGATTTTAAATTTATATTATAATTTGTAAATCCAATAGAGTCCAACATATATCTTATAATTGCTGGTGAAGTATATCCGTTACACAATAAGTTTGGAGAAACTGTTTCTTGTAATATTTTAGACGAATCTAAAGCTGTTATTGATAAATCTCCATATTCAGAAAGAGTATAGCTATGTAAATAATATGTACCCTGTTTAATTTTTTCATATGTAGATGAAGTTGGACTTTCATAAACTTTTATATATGGCCTAATAATAAGATTTTTAAATAAATAAATATCAGATGACGATAATGATGTTAAAGATTTTTCAAATGTTTTAAATTTTATGGAAGACTCAAACGAAATTAATTCTGATCTTAATGAGTTTGCTGTGATTTTTCCCACTGGCAAAAGATCTTCTGCTGAAGATGAAGACTCTTTACTTATTGAAAATGATTTAAGATATTGTGTAGCATCTAATTCCCATCTGGGAGACAATTCAATAATTCCCAAATATTTGTCTACGACTCCATCAACTGTTAACCTTAATGTTGTAATACTTACTGGTGATGCAGGTGTAGTTGGTTCAGCTACAGACCACAAGCTACCATCATAATAAATAGTAACAGTGCCAGCATTTGGACTTCCCCAAGGTGCCACGTTTGAAGCATTTCCGGAAAAAATTGTTCCTGCTTGAGTTCTTATAGTAAAAGATTCTGGTATTGAGTGACCAAGCTCAAAACGAACAACTATTTTGTTTGCTAAAATTGTTTTAGGATAGGTCATTGAAATATCTACTGCTTGACCTTTGCCATAAAGCCAGTATTTATATACGTTATCTTGACCCGGATAATATGTTCTGTATTGTAAAGAATATTGACTATTACGAGGATCTTTATAACTACCCGTCAAAACATCTCCGACAATAGCATATTTAATTCCGGCACTTTCTGGCCTAAATGGTTTTTTAATTGTATCTATTGGAAAAAGTTTTTTAAATGGAGATCCAGGAACAACAGTTTGCGGATAATTTTCTACTCCACCAGCAAAATTATTAATTGTAATAAAACTTGTTTCTGTTTCTCCCATATAATTCATATTATATTCAAAGGTCATGCCAGCAATAGCTTTTACAGAATTGCCAGTTTTAATTGCTGCCAATGTAGCTGAATTTGCAGAAATCATACTTCTTCCAGAGAGATAGATACTTCCCAAAATTCTTGTGCGGGATCAGTTGATCTAGATTTTACATTTCTTTTAGATAACGTACAGCTAAATGAAGATATAAACATTGTCAAAGATTCCGTTCTTGTTGGACTATAATATATAGTCAGTGTTACTGGAGAAAGGCCAGAAGTTTCGTATAAATATCTTAGGTCTAGTGCTCCGTAACCAGTGTCTAATGTCATTGTACTATATGATGGCAAAACTGACCAGGAGGTAGAAACTGTTTTTTTATTGGCTACAATAAATTTTCTCATGGAGCCATCTGCCATTCTATCTGATTTTTCTATTCGATTATAGCCAATATCAATTGGCGCTCTATTGTGTTCACTTAATTTATTTGAATTAATATATAAAGCTGATCCAGCTGGCAAAGTAATCTTGCTGGCACTAGAGGTTACTGGTGTTTCGTAGCTCATGATTTAAACCTTCTATCTGAACCAATCTTTATATTTGAAAGTTTGGTGTTACTATTTATAATACCAACTATATCATTCTTTAGCTTATCTTCCATATATGGCGACAACTCTCCTTGGAATATAAAGTTTAATGTTGTAGCTCCATAAGAATCTGATTCTACCATTCCGCCATAAGCATATCCTATTCTATTTGTAGGGACTTTATATACTGCACCGCCAACACGATATGAAGGCATTGACATATTAGATGACATTGATGGGTTTACGTATCCGCCCATTCCCATTCTGTTAATATTATTTAAGAATGGAACACCAACTGCTGCCGTTGCTCTAGCATTAACAACAAATTCTCCATTTGAGAGCAAGGCTGGAATTGAATCTGATGTTCCAGTTCCTGGACCATAAATAGGTCCGCCCATGGCTGATCCTTTTGGTCTTCCTCCGGTTCCAACATCTCCAACACCAGGTCTATTGGTATATGCTCCTTTTCCTCCACTTTGATATTCTGGTCTTTCAACAGCTTTAACAGATTTACCATTAACAGTTGCACCTTCTGGAATTTTTCCAGTTGTAATTATGGTTGCTGCTGTTACAAAATCTGTTGCAGCAGCTTTAATGTCTGAAGCACCTTGAGTAAAATTCTTTTGAGCTTCTACACTTAATTCAGAAGATGCCCTATTTCCTAGCGCTGCTATCTTAGATTGAAGATCCGTTGAAACTGTTAACTTTCCTCCGCCTCTTGCAGCCATTCTATTTTCTTCAGTATTAGCAATAACGCCAGTTCCCAAAATTGATTCTACTGCGGCGTTTAGATCTTTATCTTTAAGTGATTGAACACCTTTAATTGCTGTTTCCATCTGACCCATAAATGCTTTTTGATCAATTTGCCCTAGTTGTCTTGCTGTGAGTGCTTGAGATATAAGACCCATATACATTTGAGCCTGAGAAGATTTTTGCTGATTATTTGCAGCAGATTGTTGCATGGCAACAATTTCTTTTTCTTGCTTCATCTTTTTTTCATTAAGCTTATCAATTTTTGCTTGTTGTTCTTCTAGTTTGCGTTGTCTCTCATCTTCAATTGCTTGTAGAGCAAGTTGTTCCTGACGCTCCCTAGCAGCATCTTGAATCCTTATTTGAGCTGATGCAGCAGCCTCTTCATTTCCATTTGCTATAGCATTTCTATATTCAATATCTAGTAAAGATATTTCAGTCTTGAAATCACGTTCTGCTTTTTGTAGCTCAAGTGCTTTCTTTCTGGCATCCGCCTCTTTATTAATTTTGTCAATAATTTTTTGAATAGCGTCTGCTTGTTTTTTATAAGCTTCTTCGCTACTTTGAGCGGCTTTTTGTATAGATTTAGACGAATTAGACCATTTCTTTGAATAGTTATCAATTGCTGTATTTAAAGGACCAAATGATCCTGTTTTTAATATTGATGCTGATGCTGTTTCTACGCTTGATTGATATTTTGCTAAAGAAATTGCAGTAGCTGCATCTAATTTAGATACCTCATCGCCCATTCCAGCAAGTAGTAATTTAGATTTAGCATAAACGCTTGCTAGGTTGTCAGAAGTATTAAGTACCTGACCAAGTTCTTTATTTTGAGCTTGTATTGCTAAAAGTTGTTCATTAGTTAAATTTTTATTTGCGCCTTGTGTATTGGCAATTGTTTGAAGTTGTGTATTAACTGCCTCTTGTGCGGTAACAATTTTTCCTGTAGCATCTTTTGTACCAATTGAAGCTTTTTCTGCTTCTAATAAAGCATTAACCATAGACATAATTCCGGTTGCAGCTTCTTCAGAATTGGAATTTACAGAAGACATTTCTGTGGCAGTTATTCTAACTTTTGCTGCAGCAGCAGTTGCCTTATCTGTAATATCTGCAAAACCCTTATTTCCTATAGCACCTACAGCCATGGTAGCTTTTTCAGAAGCTTTAATAATTGCAAATACTTTATTTGTTGCTTCTTCTGCGCTCATTCCACCGGCAATAAAATCGGCTTTCATAGATTGAGCTAATTGATTAACGTTAGAAGGATCTATGTTATTAAATAAGTTAACAAGATCTGGCATATTTTTCTTTGCATCTTCTATTGCAGTTTTTAATTCTTTTATGCTTAGTGTTAATCCTCTAAATCCAGTTTTAGTATTTTCGTTATAAGCTGCTAAACCTGATGCCTTAAATGCATCTGCTGCATCTTTGGCAGACTTTAATCTATCGGAAAGAGAAACAATTTCTATTCCAGCCTTTTTAGCTTGTTCTCCGGTAAGTCCAAAAGAAGCTCTGTTTGCTTTTCCAACCTCTTCTGCATGTTTTTTCATGTCTAAGAATTTTTTGCCTAACCATACTACTGCAGTAAGTATGGCTCCTGGCAAGGATAACATTTTTAATAACCTTATAACTTTAAAAACTACAACACTCATGCTTGTCATTCCTTTTAGTGCTGTTCCTAATTGTGGTAAAAATGCTGGAGCCATACTTAATGCCATTCCACCAGCCATCATAGCTGTTCCACCGGCACCACCCATTTGACTTCCAGCTGTCATCATTCCCATTCCAGCCATTCCAGCCAGCATTCCACCATTATCTTTTCCATAATTTTGCATTCTTTTTGCAAGTGCTTCTCTTCTGGATCCAGCTGCTGGAGGAGGTGGTAAAAATCCTGCTCTTGTTGTTAAAAGTTTTTTCCATTCTGTTTTAGTTTGAACAACTGTTCCGAGAGGACCTTCAAATGTTTCTCCTGCTGCCATTGGTCTATCTCGCAGTCTAGAAAGATCTTTAAATCCAGCTAAATAATCTTTTGTTTTTGAAGCAGCTAACTTTGCAGATTCTCCAGACTTTAGTATAGCTGCTCTACTTTTATCTATTGCATTAGATATTGCTTTACTAGAAGACTCATATGATTTTTTAATTGAATCATTTATTGCTGCTATTCTATCTTTTGTAGAATTTGCAGCTTGTAATAATCCAGTGTAAGCAGTTGTTGTAAGCTGGTTTCCCATTCCACTTGTTCCAGTAAGTGCTCCCATAGAATAATCTGGCATAGGTGTAAAAGTGACTTGTGATCCTCTTACTTGTAAATCTGAAGGTCCCGCTCCTCTAGTGCCATAACCTCTAGTTTTTCCTGGAATAACTTCTCCTGCTGCCATTGCTGCAGCTTCTTGTCTTGCATTAAATTCTGCTTCCTGCATAGCACGTTTTGCTGGATTTCCAGAAAGACCTTGTCTCTTTTTTCTTACTTGACCAGCTTTAGCATATTTTTGAACACCAGGAATTATTGTTCCAGAAGTATTTGGTACAAACATCTCTGGTCCGTTTTCTCCAACTACATATGCTCCTCCAGCGCTAACTCCACCACCCATTGCTCTATTGCCAGACATAGGTCCAGAAATAGTTTCAATTCTTAATCCGGTTGAATCGGCTGCAGTAATTCTAAACTTTCCACCAAAATAAGACTCTTGTTCATTTACAGCAACTTTTCCTTGAGGTGTGCCAAATTCTAAGTCTGGAACTATTTTAGAAATAGGAGTCATACCTCTATTTTTAACATCTGCCATTAAATAGAAATCGCCAAATCCTCTTGCTACTTGTGGATCAGAACTCCATGAAGACCTTCTCATGATGAATTCTTTTCCTATCAACTTTGAAAAATTTCCAGTAGCTTTTGCCATTTTAATTTCATTCATTAGCCACTCGGGAAGTGGTTTCATTGCAGTTGATGAAGCTAAACTTATTCCTCTAAAGAATGTTCCAGAACCTTTAGTTCTTGCTGCAAGCAGAGCGGCAACATGGGAAGGTTCTCTCATTATGTCATATGCGCCCTTTGCATACATCTCTGCAGCATATCTTGCTCTTTCTTCTGCAGAACCAGTTGCCCCAGCCATTACGTTAATTGTTGATTTTTGTCTAAATGGATTCCAACTTGGTCCATATTGTATAGCAGCAGGATATGCTCTATTCCTAACTGTTACTGGGGTCATGTATTTTCCAATATTTAATGGTCCATGTAATGGGTCTTGATTACTACTGTCTACTCCACGAACTTTACCCCATTTTGACATTATCTTGGCTAATCTTGATGCAGCAATTCCTGGAATTCCTCCACCACCCATGTAATTATTTAATGGAATCATTCCGCCGAGATTGCTCTTTCTAATTACATTTCTTGTTTTTAAAGATTTTATTCTACTTTTCTTTGCCCCATTAGATATCATTACCTCATCAATAAATGGTATAAAATTTTCAAATTGTATATCTCCGCCAAAATCTCCAATTAGCAGGTCGTCTTTGTCTGATAAATATTTTTTTATCTGTTTGTCTATTTCTTTTTCTGCTTTAGCAAATTTACTTTGATCGACTCCTGCCATCCTAAATAAATTATCATATTTGCCATATCTTCCTAAATTTCTTGCAATAAAATCTGAAACAAGTAAATTGTTTTGATTTGCTTGTTTGTTTGATCGTTCATCATAGTCAACAGTATATTTACTTACATATCTTTTATTTCCAACAATTCTTGCTTTAGTTAGATGAGTTGCATTTGTTGGAGTAGTTCCAGAATAACTAAGTCTTGGAAACCCATTTGATTCTAGTATTGAAGAAAGTTCTCCTCTAGAATCTAGATGACCCCATTCTAAAGTTTTTGTGCTTCTAGCCCTAGACCTATCTAAATTAAATCCATAATTTTGAATAACTTCAGCAGCCTTTGATCTTTGATTTAATGGTAAAGACTCTAAATAATTTTGTATAGCATTTCCAGTATTATTTCCTCTAGTAAGAATTGGATACTTATTACCAAAAAGATATCTAAGAGAAGTAGCATCTCTTCCTCTCCCGGCAAATCTAGATGCAACAATTCCTCTAAGAATCCTAGCGATACCACCTACATTCATTCCTGATCCTGGAGCCTGCTTGTTATCATTTATTGCCATTAAAAGTGGAAGATTTTCTGCTGTTGCTTTTCTGTTTACAACAAATTCTCCTGGAGTAAGCATCGCAGGAACTACGTCAGCATTTATATTTGGACCTGGAACAACAGAAGGACTTTGATAAATTTGTCCTCCTTTATTTCTATATTGGAATCCTGAAGCTTCTCCTGCTATTCCAAGATTTTCAGAAAAAGGACCATAAAATCTTCCAGCTCTATCTTTTCTCAACAAAGACTTGCCGTTAAATGTTACTTTGCCAGAAGGAGATCTTGAAATAATTTGTTGGTTTGTTCCAGGAACCATTCTTAATCTAGAAACATTTATTCCACGAGAAACAGCCATAGACTCTAATTCTGCTAGCAGTGCTCTGTTTGCCGCTTCTATTTGAACCTGAGCCTGTTCTGCAGTAATGATTCCTTGCTGTGCTTGAGTAGCTATTGTTTTTGCAGCATTTGCAGCATTTGTTGCAATTGCTCTTATTCCAGGAAGAATGTCATCAAACTCTTGTAAGAATTGAGTTGGAAGCCTTCCAGTCATATTTAAAACATTTAAAGCATTTTCTAATTCGGCTTTTGTTTTTGTTGCCATAGTTGTAAGCAATGCTTGGTATCTTGCATATTGCTCTGTTGAAATTGATGCTGATGCACCTTTTAATGCGGTAACTCCTTCCACCATTGGAGTTCCTGTGGTTCCTAAAGGTTGTGGTCTAGTTCCCCAACCTTGATTTATTCCTCCGACAAAAGGAACTGACGCATAGAATGTTTGTTTTTCTAATTCTTCTGGAGTCATTCTTGCTTGTGCAAGTAAATGAGCTATATTGGATTCTGGAATTACACTTCCAGATTCGCCCATTATATTAGCTCTTCCAGTAGCTCCTGATGTTCTTGTAATTGTTGATGGAACAACTTGATTCAATGCAGCTAAAGATGCTCTTAAATTATCTACAGCAGATTTTAATGCTGTAGCTGCTGCTGCATCAGAATATAAAGTTTGTCCAAAACTTTCTGCTGCAGCTTCTGCTGCAACCATGTCTGGAGTTAATAATTTAAATCCTTTTGCGCCAGAGAAAAATGCTCTTAAGTGTGAAAGACCTTTAAATACATATCCAAGGAAGTTAGCAAAAACACCTGTAAGCATAATTATTGGACCAGTTACTGCAGTAACACCACCTAAAATACTTAAAAACTTTTTAACTGGCTCTGGTAATTTATTAAAGAAATTAATAACTTTGTCTGCAACATTAATTAGTTTTGTTGCAATATCTAAAAATGATTCTCCTACTGTTGCTAAATCTGCCCTTAATCCTTCAATTGCTCTTCTATATCTACCAGAAGCAGATTCAGTTACCATCGCTAATTCTCGATCAGCAATAGCACCTATTTGTTGAGTGCTTGCTTTCATTAGATCTAGAACTTGTAAAGTTTGGCTGCCTTGTCTTCCAAGATTATCAAACAAAGCACCCATTCTTGCAAATTGATATTTACCAAATAGTTGTTCTAACGCCTGCTGTTTTTGTAATGGATTTAATGTATCTAAAGCACTTTGTAATGCTAAAATTGTGTCTGTTAAATTTCCTGCATTTTTTGTAACTAGTGCTTCTAAATCTATGCCAAATCCTTCAAACATATCCTTGGCTCTATTTGTTGGATTAATTAATGAACCAAGTGCTGATTTCAAACCGTTAGCAGCTGAAGCTGCATCAATTCCGCCTTCACGCATAGCTGTTAGATAAAGAGCCAAATCTTGAACGCTTCCGCCAAGACCTCTGATAATTGGTCCAGCTTTTGGAATTGCATCTACTAAGTCATTTAGAGTTGTTGAGGTTTGGTTTTCAACTGCGTTAAGAAAGTTAATTGAATCTGCTAACTCAGTTGTATTTTGCTTAAAAGCATTCTGAATTGCAAGAGTTGCTTTCATTGCTTCTTGTCTATCTACTTCACCAAGAACTGAAAGTCTTGTTGTTTCTTGTAATGATTTTAATAGGTCATTACCTTGTTGACCAGTTGCTGCAATATCTGCTGCCAAGGCAATGGTATCTTTGAATGATACTCCATATGCAGATGACAAATCCTTGGCAGTTTTAGATACATCGTCTCTTACTTTACTTAGTTCCTGTGAAGAAGTAGCTGCAAGTCCGCCGTAAACTTTTGTTAATCTTGTTAGTTCACGATCTGCTTGATTGAATGCTTCTGCTGCAGCTTTACCAAATGCTGCTATAGGAACAGTAAGACCAACCGTTAGCTGTCTACCGGCCCATTGTGTATTTTTACCCCAGTTGATGAGCTGTAGAGATCCATCTTGCATAACTTTATTCATAATAGACAGCTCTTTATTTGCTATAGCTGTTTTATTTTTTAATTCGTCTATGCCAGTAGGAATATTAACTGCAAACTGCATCTGTCCTCTAGCATTTTTTCCTAGTGGTTGCAGTATTGCTTGTTGTAGAGCTATTTGTTGTCTGGCAAGCTCTTTAACCATACTATTAGAACTTCTATGATATTCCTGCCAAGTTCTATAGTAATCTCTTAACTTTAATCTTCCGGCATCAAGATTCTTTCCAAATTTATCTATGTCTCTAGATACCGCTACAAATTGTGTACTAAATTGACCGCTATTACTTAAGATTGAAGAAAAATTAGCATTTGCAGTTTTAATGTTTCTAGTTAATGCTGCATCTGTTAAACTAAATTGTTTTTGTAAAGCAGAAAGCTGAGTTATTGCAGACTTTACCTGGCTTAACAAACCAGAGAAATCTGCATTAGCAGTAATTTGCGTATTAATTATTTCGGCCACTGCTTTTAATTATTCCTGAGCGTATCCTAATCCTTGATTTATTCCAAATCCTTTGCTTGAAGCACTTTCACCTTGTAATCCAACAACGTCGTTTTTTATTCCAGTGTCTATACCCAGAGCTCTCATTTGGACATCTTCAAATGTTAGAACGTCTCCTGACTCTTCCTCCTTTAGATTAACCCCTTGCAATGAAGCAAAGAATTTTCTTTCTTCGTCTTCTTCTTTATGCATACTTTCTAGGGTATGCAAAAGCTCTGGCATAGATAAGCTTTCTTCTAGTTCTTCGTAGTTTTTCCAAAAACCTAGAAGAAAAACTTTACCTTCAAGGGCGGCTAGATCTAGTTCTGACCAGCTAGAACTGCCGCTGCTAGTAAATTTGGGTCATCCATTTTGATGCCACCACAAACTTCTAGAATTCTATTAATGGTTGGAATGTCTAATGCATCTTCTAGTGCATCTTTATCTTTAACAAGTTCTGGAAGTTGTTTTTCTAGGGCAACGCCACATGCATCAATTAGAAGATCAAGTGTTTCTTCTTCGCCTGTTACCTCTGAAGTTTTTTGCATAACTTCCATAAATTTTCTTAGTTCTTTAATACTCAATGGCTTGAGTTTTACTTTTGCTCCATTTTGAAGCTCAATTTCTTCTACGCTATAAACGGTAGTAGCCAATTTATTCTCCTTTATACTTTAATATAATTATACCAAAATGAGTGTATAATGACAAACCCCCGTTTCCGGGGGTGTGCCTAATTATTTAATTATTATTAAATTATGCTTCGATCACACGATCAATAATCTTACCGTACTCAGCGCCTGCGTAAGCAGAGTCTGGAAGTAGACGGAAGGTTACTGGAAATGTGGTTGCAGCGTTACGAGCTAGAGAGAATTGTGACTGTTGTACTGAAAGTACACGACGTGCATAATATACACGCTCACGCTTCTTATTTGATGCGTTTCTTGGTGCTAGACCAATAGCGATCAATTGACGCTCTGTTGGTTCTGCGCCGAGAGCTCCTGCTTCGATTGACAAAACATCAGATGCGAGAGAAGATGCTTTTTGTCCGAAAACTCGAACAACGTTAGCTAGTGTTGCTTCAGTAAATTCTGTAGCAAGCATAACTTCCATTGCTTCCTTGAAAAGCTTTGCTGTATCGAGAAGTTGATCAACAGTTACTGAACCATATGTTGGGTTGTAAGTAATCTGAAGACCGTTATTTGTATAACCTACGTTAGAATAAGCTGAACCAAGTGCTCCCTTGAGTTCTTTTGTTGACTCATCATAAAGAGAATTGGTTGAATAAGCTGCAACGTTAGTTCCTTCTGGAATTACTGCTGTGTAGGATGCGTCTGTTGAATCTAGATTTGATAGAAACATAGGTGCTGCACCTACAAGAATATTTTTAGCTTCAAATGCCATTTAATTTCCACCTCCTGGAATATTTACTTAGTGGCTGGCTAGGCTCTTTCCTCGTATTAATAGTAACCCAAAATGGTTAAAAAGGCAAGATCAGATGTATCTGCCGTTGCCAGAGGTAAGTCTTGAATATTTAACCTCTAAAATTATATCTGTAGACAAGAAACCGGCCATTTCTTCTGATGGGGCTGTTGCGGACATATCTGATATATAAATGCTGTGGAAAATAAATTTGCTATTTTGTCCAGTATAAAGATTAACGTCTTTTGCAGACTCATCCATTCTTCTAAATAGGTCTATAAAGAAATTTCTCATTTCATTAATATCTGATATATTGGTAGCAAATAGGGTAAACATTACTTCTTCGTTACATATCATCCAAATATCGTCTTCGTAGGTCATCCCAGTTTTGTCATAAACAATAAACTTTTTACCAGAGAAAAATTGATCCATTTCTGGAACTTCTTGAACTGGTATTACGGGAACTACATAATCCATTATTGTATCGCTATAATAGTTATTCTCGTCAAAAATACCAGCCAGTAATAGCTTGTCCCAGATAAACTTTCTAAGTTCGTTTACTGCGTCTATTTTATAATTTACAGTCATTAGAATCCTACCCCTCCATTTACTGCAGCCCTAGCAGAATTTTTAACTGCAGACGGTGAGTATGAATATGAATCAATCCTGATTATTGAAGGAACTCTCATGGCTTTATAAACAATGTTCCTCATCATTTTATCTGCTCCAGACTTGTCCATAGATGCTTTTAACATTCCACCGGAAACAAATTTTTTATAATGTTTAACAACCGATCCTGCTACCATTTTACCGCCAGGTTTTGCAACCCTAACAGATCTTCCAATTCCCATAAATATAACTTTTCCACCTATTTCAAAAACAAGTCTTTCGGCCTGTCTTGGTGAAATTGTCACGGGCTTTCCAGACTCCATTACAAAAGCTTTGTTTTTAAATATATATTTTTTACCATAAGCATTTGGAACTGAGGTTTTTGATTGTCTTAATTCTAATCCAAATGTTAACCCGTACCCGTCCGAATTTGTTTTATTTATTTTAAATAATCTTGATATCGGAACTCCGACTCTTTTCCATTCATAAACATGATGTAATTCTTTTGGCTTACTTCTTGCCTGCATATCAATATATGCTCCGAGGTCTTTACCAATTTGATTAAATAATAAGTCTACATATTTTGTTTTTAATTTGCTAGATTTTGATATTTCAGATATTACAGAAGATTGATAGTAAATTACTGCAGCTATTTTTGCTACAGTACCCCCGTCATCTAGTCCACCCTTTGGCTTTGTGCCCGCCATGAGCTTCCCAGCGCCTCCTAGAGCCATTTCTAGGCCAACTTCATCATACCTCGCCAAGTCTCTGATTCTCCGATCTTGCAGCAATTAAATTCCAGGCAATTTCTCTTCCATATGGGTCTAATATTGGAGTTGATCCGGTTATATCAAATATAGTGGGAGTATTATTTGGAGAATCAATTTCTGTCCATATTGGCTTACCATCTTGCTGTCTAATATTTCCAACTTTATCTCTAAATGAAATATAATGTTCTGTTCTTATTTGAATTTCATTTAAATTCTTATAATCTTGTCCAAATTTAGTTCTTTGATTTGATCCTCTAGCGCTAGAACTATTGCTAATATTACCTTTTGCAGAACAATTAATAGTTTTATGTAATTGCCAAACTCTATTTAATGCTCCGGTATCAGGATCTTGTATAACAGATTGCCGGTATATGTCTAGCATCAGTGGTAGCATAGAGCCAACAAGATCGTTTTTCATTATACAACAATCATTCCTGTCAAGACATAAGGTTGTAGCAATTGGTCAGCATAAAGGTTTCCGGTTCCCCTGTGTGCATCTTCTGCAAACTCGAAACTCCAGTCGAATGTTTGTATTTTAGAAACGTATCTATTTCTCCAGGCTTTATCCTGATTAAAGAAATCATTTATTAATATAATACATGCTTCTTCAACATTATCTGGAACATATGTCCATCCAAATTTTCCAGTAACGACATATCTATAATCTTTTTTAAATGCTCCAGAATATCCTTGGTCATAAATAGTTGGTGGAACCAATCCATTTGAAGTATATATCATATTGTCTAATTGATTTTGCCTATTTACTCTTAGTCCAAATCCGCTTTCTGCTATCATTGGAACATAATTCCAATTTAATTCAGTACCATCTATTTCATATAATAAATTATCATTTTCATATAACGATGTTAATTCATTAATTTTAAATGGCAGCGGCAAAATATCGCTTCCGTATCCGTATGCAACATGTGTGTCTTTATATGGATAAAAAAATTGTGTTGTGTATGCTTCAATTAATTTTCTAGCATATTTTTCTGCCATTTGTATATCATGATAAGATTTAAAATTGGGATCTGAAGGATCTGTTCCAAAATTTAAATCTTCAAATACGTCAGAAATATTAGCATAGGGAGCTACGACATCAAAAAAATCTGTGTGTGCTCCTTCATCTCCATTTACCTCATACTCCCAAATTACTTTGTATCTTTTTAATTCTGTACAAAATTCATATGGAAGAACTACTTGATATGTTCCTAGATCTGTTTCATCTTTTGTTGCAGTAAAAATTGCTATTACTGAATTACTATTAAGATCTTCTGTAATATCATAAATTTTTGCAGAAACATCATCGTCTGCATCTGTTATGTTGCCAGACCAAAAAATTTTAGTTTTTATTGGTGAAGTTCTATTTATATATATTTCTGCCATTTAAAGTTTTAGTTAGCGATAGAAGTCTTGAACCTCTGTTGCATTCGCTAGCCTAAAGCCCTCCTCTTTATTAAAAATTGCTTCGGCTTTTTCAGATGGCATTGCTACAAATGGATGTTCTCTTGTAAATGTATATCCCATAGTATCGTATCTGAAGTTTGCTCTTGTCATTCTTACCAAAACTGTATTCTCCGGTTGTGCTGCCTTTGGGTCAAACTTTGGTAATACCTCTACTGCATCTTCATCTTCTTCTGATGAATCTTCATTTTTTTTAATTGTTTTGTTATAGACTTCCCAGGTAACGCCTTCTTCAGCCAGGGCAGCAATAACCTCTTTTTTATTTTTGATACCTTCTAGGTCAACTCCGAAATCTTCGGCAACCTTTTTTAATTCATTAAGTTTTAATGTCTCAAAAGACATGGCATCTCCTTTGTTATTTTTTAATTATATCATTTTAGCATATTAAAGTAAAGACCCCCGAATTTCTCCGGGGGTCTTTATTGGTCTAAATTCCTAAATTAGGATGCGACCTTGACGTTCTTAACGACTACCCAAGCATCTGCTTGCTCGATTTGGACACCAACGCGAGTATAAAGTGTATACTCGATTGAATCCTTACGTGGCCAGAAGAAGCGATAGACTGTTACATCACGCTTAATACCAATTACGACGTTATTTGGGAATGTAAGGTGGATGTCACCATGATCTCCCGATGCGCCGGAATGTGTACCTGTTTGTGTTTCTTTAAGAAGTGGAACTTCAACAATTGGAATTCCAAATGCATAAGGTGCTACGTAACCAGCTGGTCCTCCAAGAGGAGCAACATCGCCACGGATAATGCTTGAAGCAATATCTTGTGGGATTGTCTGGTTTGTACCAATGCTATTTGCATATAGGAAGTCCTGGATCAAGTTCGAACCTGCGAGGAAGCGAAGGTCAGTACGACGTTGCTTGTACTTACGTGGAAGAGCCTTAAGAGCACTGTTAAATACAGCACGGCTAATATTAGCACCTGCTGCATCAACAACGTGACCGTAAGCCTTTGACTTAACAACTACACCATCAAATGCCTTATAAAGGTTATCTGAGGTTAGTGCTGTATTACCATTAAGAACAACATCTTCGATGTCATTTCCTGCTTGTGTTGCCATGAGACGAGCGATATGATCCTCAAGGTCTGGACCCTCAATGTTGTCTTCAAGAGACTCTGTTGAAAGTTCCCAGTCAAGGCGAAGCTTCTTTGTTGTAAGATTAATCTTGGAGAATGTAACACCGGCATTGCTTGAAGTATCATCTGCTTCAGATGCAACCTTCATAAGCTTCTCACCGACGCCAATTCGATCAATCTCAGTCGTGTCTGCTCTCATTCTTACAGTACGTGCGACTTTACCAATTACGGTTGCATCGAATACGTAGTCCAAGAAACGTGCGGACTGTTCTGGGTTCAAAAGACCACCATCACCAGTTGATCCAATATGGATACCTGTTGTGCTAGTAGCTGAACCTGTCATGCTATCAGTTACAGTAGTATTTGATGCTACTGTCTTTTCTAGAATTTCATTACTCATTATTTCTTTCACCTGCCTTTTATTTTAGTATGTCACTAACGGAACCGAGGAAAGCGCCGCTCCATTTTGATTTTTTGATTGTTGTTACTTCCTGAGACCCGCCAAGGTCTGAGGACTTCTTTACCGCAGTGTCATTCTCCACTGCGTTAATTCTTTTTTCTACCATGCCGATTTGTTCTCTGATGGTACGCACTGATTCGCTCAATGCTGTGTGTTGTTCTGCTAATTCGCCAATTCTTGTTTCTACACTCTTTGTAAATGTTTCCACTGTTGCTTTAACTTCTGCAACTTGCTCGGCACTCTTTTCGCTTGCCTTGCTAAGAGTATCTGAGAAGAATCCCTTAAGGTCGCCCAACATCTTTGCAAAGTCTGGTTCCTCTACCTGGACTTCTGACACATCTGCGGACTTCTCTACGGTTTCGGCTTCCTTAGCGTCTTCAGCTACTTCTGTAGCCATAGCTGCTGTATCTTCAGCTGCTTGTTCTGCAACTGTTTCTACTTCTGGGGCTGGTGTTTCTTCAACTACAGCCTCTGAAGTAGTATCTTCAATTTTTGCTTCTGACACTATAGAACCTCCTTCGTTGATCTGTGTGTTTGCCTGCTTTGCAAGTTGATTATTAAAATCAGGCAACTTTATATTTTCACGCTCTTTTGCAGAACGAGAAACCTTATTGATATATTGTTCATAAATATATCTTACTGTATCCGCCTTATTTACTTCTGAGTTTTCAACCCAGCCAATATTTTTCATTTCATTTGAACATACTGAGCAAATTCTTTTTTCTGAAGAATCTGAAACAACAAAATTATCTGTTTCGCAATAAAAAACATTTGCTGCTACTACATCTGCAGCAAGTCCCTTATAAACTAGTTGACCATTTACCTTTTCAATAGAAAGAATATTGCAAAGCTCATTTGCTGGTGAATCTACTAGTGATAGTTCTACAAGATCGTAGTCTTTAATAAATCGAACTGTTGTTCCATCTGCCTTATTAACTTCATTATCCGATTCATTAATTCTTCCGCCAATTGAAAATCCACTCAAAGTTCCATCGAGAACTTTTTCCCAAGTATCCTGTGCGCCTTTTGAAATATAGGATGTAACCCAAACTCCGTCATAGAAAGCTTTTGATTCTGGATCAAAAAAAGTTTCTGGTTTAAAAGAAACAACTTTGCCAACTGCAATTGGTTGATGCATTTCTCTAAGGTTGCCTCTAAATCTTTCAAATGCCTTTAGGCTTGCTTCTGCAGTAACAACATCACCGGTTTGATCTAGGTTGTTTAGAGTGGCAAAACCTGAAACGGTTCTTTTCTCTTTATTAACTTTAGCAAAGGGTACGGCAATATTGAGCCGGGTACCCTGGCTAGACCAATGAGTTTTTTCTATGTTCATACTATATAAATTTTAGCAATGTAGATATAAAAAGGCAAATATTGATCGACCAGAAGAATTATTCTACCTGGCGACCTGCACCTTGTTCATTTCTTCCTTCTCCAGAAATATCCGGAGAATTTGCTGTCCTTTCCTGATCTCTTCTTCTAGAATCCATAGCCTGAGAACGCTGTTCTGCCTGTTGTTGTGGCTTTAATTCAATAACCTTATCTCCATTGTCTAAAGGAATATATCCTTTTCTAATTCTGACCTCATTTGGAGTTATAACCTGCATTCTTAAATATCTTTCGTCAATCTTAGATTGAGTATCTTCATCTGTTAGGGTCATTTCATTGAATTTAATTTCTAAAGCATCAGTCTTTTCTTTAATTAATTTAGATAGTTTTTTCTCTAATAACATTTGAGAAGGTCGGCAAACCTGCTCTTTAAATGTTTTATCGGCATCTCTTGCAACTGCTAAATTAACACCTTCTGGAGTTCCCACCTTGTTTACAGGCACTCTATGAGCCATTAATATTTCATCACGATTTGATTTTCTATAAACATTAAATGAAGATTCTTGTGTTCCAGCCTCAACCGGCTCCATCTTAAATTCTACCTTTTGATCTGGAGAATCTGCTGGAAGCGGAATATAAAGAGATCTATGATTTCTCCCCTTAAGTCCAACCTGGAAAAATTCTAAAAGTTTTCTTTCTGATTCTGGTGAGAGTTTCGCACCCTTTACGGTAATAATATATCTTGGAACTGCTTTGTTCTCAAAATAGTCTAGGTTATACTTACCTGCAAATTCATTACCTGCTAAAGCATTCTGTGCAGAGATAATATCTGGTATTCCATAATATTGATTTACCGGTGTATATTTCTTAATATGAATAATTTCGTTTGGACGATCTTCTCCGCCAAGAATTGGGTTTGGAGTTTCCATATCTCCAAAGTTTCTAAAAAATACAATCTTGCCATAAAGAAGCTGTACGAATCCGTCTCTCATTCTTCTTACACGCATAGTTTTTGCTGGGATATGTCCAATGTATCCAATGTCTCCACGAACAGTTCTACCTATTTCTAGATATCCATTTCCTGTTGCTTCATAATCTGTCCAAACTTTAATAAGAGTTTCTGTAAAGGTTTCATTATCATTACATTCATCAAGCCAGTTAAAAAGTTGTTGTTTCATTCTTTCAATTTTTCTTCTAGCTCTTTCTAGCTGTGGACCCTCTTCTAGTTGATCAAGGGCATCCTTCATCTTTCTGCTTTCTTCAAATGAGTAGCCCAAACTTACAATATTTGCAACCTTAGCATTAATTGCAGCATAGTTATATGTAGAAATTTCATAAATTCTTGAAAGATATTCCATATTGTATGTTGGTTCTATCAAGTCTAGTAATGCATATCCGCTTACTGCTTGAGCCATTAAAACTTGTTGTGTCTTTGCGCCATCTTCTCCAGTAAAAGATTTTGTCATTTCTCTAGAAATTTTTCTTCTAAATGCTGGAGATAGCCCCGACATCTTTTTAATATCTTCTGCGCTTACCGCGAATGGGTCTATAGAATTACTTTCTTTTTCAAACTTAAAACGGTCATCGTATGAAACAACACTTACTGTGTTTTCCATATCTGGCTTATCTTCTTCAAATGAAACTCTCATTTTTTCTTCGCCTTTGCTACTTCTTCTTTATATACACCAATATCCAATGGATCTGGTACCAATCCCCACTCTAGTCTTTGTCTTTGGTATTCAAACTCTTCATCATCTATTTTTCTTCTACCGGACAAAAATTTAGGTTGACCAACATAAATTCCATAACCTTTAACTTCTCTGGCAATTATATCCATTTTTACCTTATCGCCTTTTCTGGCAGCAATACTTAGAAAATTTCCTTCATCGTCACCTATCCAGCGACCATCTGGCATTTCCCAGACATATATTCCGAGGTTAGTTTCCTCTATAATTTGATGAGATTTCTTTTTTAGTTCCATAGACTATTATTTTACCATTAACCCGGCTTTATGTCCAAAAAATGTCAACTAGATGGACACTTTATATGCTTGAAACCACTACCCAGTCATTGTTGTAGTACTTAGGGTCATTTTCAACAATTTTTATGACAGAATCTTTTACTGAAGCTGAGGCTTTTGCTGTATATAAATTATAATGATCTAATGCCATAGCTCCAGAAATATTTTCTTCATATAAGGTTATATTTTGATAAAGCCCTTTTAAGGCAAAATATGGGTTTCCTTGAAATAAATGCATGTCGTGTAAAAGTATATTTCCTGTTACAGTATTGGTAAAATTAATAATTACGTGTTGTATATTTTTAACACTAAATACATTATCTATAAGTGCAGTTTCAGTTGTTTTATTTATTCCATTAACATAAATAGAGTCTATATTTTTTTTACGAATTTCGGATCCAACCACTGTATAAGGCTGAGTTGATTGTACCCATGAATATTCTGTTTGATATCCTTGAATTGAAAATGAATTATTGGATGCATCTAGCCAAGAATATCCGCTCACTGATCCGTCAAAGTATGGTGTTGTTGATGACCCTTCTTCTAATTGTGTACAATCAATATATGTATTATATGAACCGCTGGGAAATTGTAAATATGGTACTAAAAGTGGTGCAGTATTCTCTGCTGATACAGTTACATCATATCTATGCCAATTTGTATCAGTTGGATAAAATGTTTCAGCACCAGTTCCGCCTTGAACCGCAAGACTAAATTGTGTGGATTCTGTTTTTACATACGCAGAAAACGTAAAATTTTTTCCTCTCTGATCTTCTCTTAAATATGCACTTGGCCCAGAAACATAGTACCAAGATCCTGAAGTTGATACCTTCAAGCTTTTTGATCCGGCATTAGAAATTGATGGAACGTCAGAAGATAAAGATTTTGTTATTTGAGATTGATTTCCACCAGATATATTCCAGTTATCATAATTTATTTCAAAAGATGGGTTGGAGATGTAATTATATTTTGTTGCTGGAGAAAATAGTATAGAATATCTTGATGTTTGTAAAGGATATAAATTTTCTGGAGTATAAAAAAATTCAATAGCTTTGATTTCTTTATCTGTTGAAATCTTAAATGGACCAGATATTGATTTAATTCCATTGTTCTTATGTCTTGATAACAAAGGATAATTAAGTGTTCCTACATAATAATCTTGACCTGCGCTAGATATGAATTCTGAAGAGTTTTCAAATGGTACCTCTTTGTTATTATACATACTTATAGCAAAAAATGAAAACGATGGATTCATTTTTTGTACATCTGGTGTGCTAATTGTTATTTTTATATAAAGAGTTCCATCTGCTTGAGTAGCATTACCATTATATGTTCCTGCTTGAATAATTGGAATTACACCACCATTTTCACATGGATAATAGTTATACTGATCCCCATCTGTACTTACTTCTACAGATATTCCAGCATCTCCCCGCCATTCTATTTTAGATGAAGTTGCTGATGATGGAGGAGTATAAATAATATCGTTTAAAACAACAGACTGTGCGCCAGTTAGCGTACTCAAGAATTTTAAAGATTCTGTTGCATCATCGTACTCTAATTTTTGAGAAGTTATTGAGTCTAAAAATGAATAAAAATCTTTATTTTGTGGATAAGTATATGAAAGAGTTTTAAAAAGCTTAGTATCATTAACTTGATTAATTAATCCACCGTCTGGATAGGCTACTTGAATTGGTTCTATTTGAATATGTCCATCTGAAAGATGTGTTAATATAGATTCATATGAAAGTGCATATCTGTATATTGCTACTGCATCAATTAAAAACTTATCACCAGATGCTGAATCCGTACTAGGAATTTTTATTGTAGGATTTGAAGAGCCTTGTGGAAATTTAAATGTAGATGGAAGGGTAAGGGTTTCTGACTGTAAACCTTCTATATACATCGTGATGCCAGTTCCAGAATATACTGCAACTACATGGAAAGACTTGCTATCAAAATCTAAATACTTAGATATTTTATACGTAGTCGAGTCATCTCCATATACCTCAAAAAATAATGTACTTTTTTCTATATATATGGAAAAAAATCCTTGACCTTCGATTAGTTTCATTTGAGTATTATATTTTGGAGAACTTCCTCCAGAAATTGGATAAAACCAAAACTCTACAGAAAAATCATTGTCTGAACTATAATATGTGCCAAACGGATTAGTTTGTGGAACACCATAATAATTATTATTAATTGTAAATTCTAAACTTGTTAAGTCCGATATTTCTGTTGCATTATTCCCACCAGAAACTAAAGGAAGAAGTCCAGCTGTAAATGTTCCATTATAAGTTCCATTATTTCCACAGCCTGAAATATCATAGGCAACCGAGCCTGAAGTCTCATCCAGGGGCCAGAAGGCTATTGGATAGTCTCTAAGGACTTTTAATTGATAGGACATATTACCTATTATACCTTAAAATTAATACTAATTTTCAGACGACAGCGCTCTTGTTAGGTAAGTTAAAAAGTCTCCCTTTATATTGATCTTTGATATATGGCCAATATTTGCGGACGGATCAACATATACCTTGTTTCCAAGTTCCTTCCATTTATGACACATAATGTAGTCTTCTGAATATAGTTCGCCATCCTTTATTTGAATCTCAAAAACGCTGGCTATTTGATCTTCTTTTATATTATTAAAGGAATATGTTGGCGAACTATTAATAAGATCTGATATTGCTTTTTTGCTCATTTTTAAAAATCCGGTTCCAACTGAATCTACTTCAATAAGTCCAGATTTTGTCATATTAATTTGTCCGTTATTAATTCTAACATTAAAGCTTTCTGTAAATGGATCTCTTCTTCTAGCAACTCCGCCAACAATATCTTCTTCATGATTCATTAATCTTATTGCATCTAGTGGATCCCAAAACATGTCTGCATCTATAAACAATATACAATCTAAATCTTTCATACTATTTGCTAATTTCAATAATTCATTTCTAGCTTTTTGAATTAAAGACTCACCCGGCAAAAATGTAAATGATATATTTATTCCTAGCTTTTGTCCATGATAAATGGTTTCTACTAATGAATTAACATATTCAGTGGCAAGTTTTCCCTCATAGCATGGAGTTAATATTGCACAATTTTTAATCGACATTTTCCATCTCTTTCATTTTCCAATACATCTTATAATATTCTTCATCAAAATAAAATCTTTTAACATGTTTTGCAATTGCTCCCGTATAAGCATGCAATTTAATTCCAGTCTCTTTTAATTTTTTAAAAAACATTATGTCTTCTCCAATAAACTTATCATTAAGTCCTGGATACTCCATAAACAAAGACTGATCTGGGAACTTGTCTTTAATTTTTTGCAAAACTGATTTATGCATTAAAAGCAAACCAAATCCGGCATATTCACATTCTATTACTGAATTTTCTGGAAGTGGATGAATATAAACTAGTTTGCCTTCTTCATTTTCAAAATAAATTGTTGGAAGTGGACATGGTAATGGAATTTCTCCTTCTGGAGATGTAAAATATACACCAGAAATAATTGGCATTGTTTCTTTATCTGCTAATTGCCATAATGAACTAAGAATTTCTGATGTTAAAAATATGTCTGAGTCTACCCATAAAATCCAGTCTACATTATCAAAAGATAGCAGACCTTCAACTAAAACATCTCGTTGTCTTCCAATTTGATTTCCATGAATCCTAGAAATTCTTGAAATTTTTATTCCTAATGAAGGAGCTTGAGCTGTTACTGAAACTAGTCCTTCTGTAAATTTAGCATCTGTAATTCCATTATCACACCAGGCTAAACATAGCCTTTCTTCTGAATTTGCCATTTATTTCCAATCGTTATTTAATAATAATACTAAATTATTTTGTTTTCGTCAAGATATAAATAAAGGCACCTAAAAGGTGCCTTTAAATTTTATTAATTATTAAGAAATTTCTACTCCGCTAACATGAAAGTTAACAAAAGTTGTACCGGCAAAAGCTGTGATTGTTTGAGCATTAGCCATCACCTGTTTTAGATCAATATAAGCTGTTGTATTTGCAGCAATTGTTGTACCGCTTTGCAAAGCAACGCTGTTAATATTGATTGTAAATGTAGTTGACGATGAAGATGTATTTGCAACTGCTATATTTGTAACAACTGCTGTGCCTGTAGCTGTATAGATTGTTGTTGAGCTTGTTGCTGCAGCAGCTCTAGACATTAGTTTTGTGGTCGTAGCCATTATTTCCTACCTCCTATTTTTATTAGTTTTAAACTGCACCCATTAGAATCATAAATTCATCTGGTAAACCAACTAAGTTAATTCCGGTTGCGTATGTAACTGTTCCTGAAAGAGTTACGTTTCTAATTGTTCCTCCAGAAAATGTACCTTGATGAGTCATTGTTCCAGAAAGTGTTACATCTTTTACTGTTCCACCTGAGACAAATGCTGAGATAACTGTTGCATTTGTTCCGGTAATTGTACCGGAAAGTGTTGCATTAACATATGTTGCATTTGTTCCGGTAATTGTACCGGAAAGTGTTGCATTAACATATGTTGCATTAGTTCCAGAAATTGTACCGGAAAGTGTTGCGTATGTAATTGTACCACCAGAAATAGTACCATTATTTGTAAACGTTCTTCCATTATTTAAAGAAACAGTATCAAATGTTCCTGAAACAGAAGATATTGTTGTTGAAGTAATTGTTCCATAAGTAATTGTTGGATATGTTATGTTAGCATTAGTTGCACTAATCATTCCGCTTAATGTTGGACCAACAATTGTTCCACCGGAAATTGTTGGGCCATCTAAAGTTGTATAATAAGAACTTATTGTACCTGATAATGTTGAGCCAACGATTGTTCCACCAGAAATTGTGCCATTATTGGTAAATGTTTTTCCGGAGTTTAATGTAACGCTTCCAAGCGTTCCACTCAATGCTGACAGCGTACCTCCAGAAATAGTTGGAGCATCTAGAGTTCCACCTGATATTACACCTTGATTTGTCATTGTTCCAGAAAGTGTTACATCTTTTATTGTTCCACCCATAGCACCATCTATTGTGCCATAAAATGAACTTGTTCCGGCAATTGTTGTACTTGAAATAGATCCACCAGAAATTGCTGGGCCTACTATAGTTGAACCAGTTGCAGCAATTGTTCCAGAAATTGTTGGACTTGTAAGAGTTTTATTAGTAAGAGTTTGCGATGATTGATCGTCTACAAGAAAAACCGACACTCCTGTATAACTTGGGAAAAATATAGATTTACCTACTCCAGTCCATCCTATCGATGGATTTGATTGAGGAAGTTTAATTGATGGTTCATTTATAGTTGAACCTGAAATAGTTGAACCAATAATTGTTCCACCTGAAATAGTACCTACGCTTATAAGGCCAGAGTTTAAATTTAAAGTTCCGGATACTGTTGTGTTTGCATTAAGTGTTCCATAAACTCCAGTTGTTCCAGTAATTGTTGAGTTCCATATATATGGATTTCCTGAAATTGTTCCACCGGAAATTGTTGCTGAGTTAACTGTTCCTCCGGAAATTGTTGGGGATACAATTGTTGCAGTAGAAGCGCTAATAGTTCCAGAAAATGTTGGGTACGTTAATGTTGGATATGTTATTTCTGCTCCATAAGCTCCCAAAATTCCGTTTAATGTTGCGCCTGAAATTGTTTTGTTTGCTAATGTCTGTGATGCAGAATCCAATATAACTGTTCCAGAATCATCTGGAAGATATATTATTCTATCTGCTGTAGGGTCTACAACTGTTAATGTTGTTTCCTTAGTATTATCTGTTGCACCTTCAAAAACAAAAGCATTTTGAACATTTACTTCTGTGCTATTAATTGTTGTTGTTGTGCCTAATACTGTTAGATTTCCGGAAACTGTAAGGGCTTCTGATACAGTGGTAATTCCAGATGTTCTAGAAAGAGACTCTACGCCACCGGCATAAGACAATGAAGACCAAGCTGCTGAACCATCACCAATTTTAAACTTTCCAGTATCTGTTTCAAAACCGATTTCACCAGAAGAAAGAACTGGGTTACTAGAGGTCCACTGTGATGCGGTTCCTCTTCTATTCTGTATCTTAATTGTCATTTTTAGTGTCTCCTAAAATTTATAAATTTATTATAGCATGTACTGATTATCAACTCAAGGCACCGGCATCCATGGTAAAGCTAAATGATGAGGTATTTGGTGCTCCTCCATCAACTATTGAGTCAAATGATGTGGTTGACGGGCTTCCAGCCTCTACTGAAGCCGAAGACATAACAAACCATATTCCACCATAAGCTACATTTAAGGTGAAATTTTCATAATTAAAATAAATTTGTCCGTCTGCCGGATTACTTGGATCTTGATTTGTTACTGCTACAAATGGGTTTGCCCAAGATGCCGAACTTCCATTTGTAGTTAAATATTTTCCAGAATTTCCACTCTGGGTAGGCAGTGCGTCTACTGATTGCCAAGAAACATCCAAACCGTCTGTAGTTAAATACTTTCCGTTATTTCCACTTTGGGTTGGATATACCGCTTTTCCATCTAATTGTGTTTGAATATTAGATTGGGCTCCATCAAGGTAGCTTATTTCTGTAGCAGATATTGTCTTAGATGAGGCAACAATAGTTGGATCTGTAAAAGTACCACCAGAAACTGTTGCATTATTTATAGTTGAACCAGATAAAGTTGAACTTAAAATATTTGTATTGTTTAATGTTCCGCCAGAAATAGTTTTGTTTAAAAGTGTTTGATTTGATTCAGTATCTGCAATATAAATTGAAGATCCTGTATAACTTGGGAAAAATATAGATTTGCCTACTCCGGTCCACCCTATTGATGGATTTGTTTGAGAAAGTTTGATTGATGGCTCATTTATTGTTCCACCTGAAATAGTTTTATTTGATAGTGTCTGAGTATCAGTTGTACCAACAATGTCTCCGGAAACTCCGTGTGTAGATAAATCATTAATATGATTTGTTAAATCTGTAGATGTTGCTTTATCATTTAATTGTGTCTGAATGCTAGATGTAACACCGTCTACATAATTTAATTCAGTTGTAGTAAGAGTTGCACCGTCAAGGATATTTATTTCCGATGCTGATGCTGTTACACCATCTAAAATATTAAGTTCAGCTGTACTTGCAGTAATTCCGTCTAAAGTATTTAGTTCAGATGTTGAAAGTGTTGCTCCGTCTAGAATATTTAATTCAGAGGCAGATACTGTAGCCCCAGTAAGAATATTTAGTTCTGTAGTTGAGGAAGTAATTCCATCTAGTGTATTTAATTCTGCAGTAGATGCTGTAATTCCGTCTAATGTATTTAATTCAGAGGCGCTTGCAGTCAAATCTGAGACATTTGCAACTTGAACTGTAATTGTATTATCTGAATAAGAAATTGTCTTATTGCTAAGTGTTTGTGCTGTTGTTTTATCTACTGTTGTTGCAGTATCTATATTGAATTGTGAACCACTTAAAGTTAATCCGGTTCCTGCTGTATATGTTCCAGCACCAGAAAACTGTGTAAACTCAATATTATCTGAACCAATTGTTGAAACAATATTTGTTTGAACCCATCCAGTTTTTCCATTTATTGAACCTAATTGTACAAATACAAAGTCTCCGGCATCTATTTCTGTAATGCTGTTGTAGTCTGATGCACGAGTAGGTGCGCCTGTTGCTTCAACAATATAAATGCCATTTTCAGATTTTGTTGACTGATTCTTGATAAGAATTCTATCACCTGTTACAAGTGTGATTCCATCAATTACGTCTCCGTTTTCAAAATCAGATGCTAATGTTTTGCTTTCAGTTGTAGCTACTCGAACTGCATCGTGAACATTTAATCCTGTTGTAGCTGCATCTACATAAGCTTTTGTTGCTGCATGTAGATCATTTTCTGGGGTTGCTGATAGAGTTAGGAAACCTGTCATGGTTCCACCGGCTAAATCTAATTTATCATCTAATGCATTTTGAGTTGCTGTTGAAATTGGTTTATCTGCATCAGAAGTATTATCTACATCTGAAAGTCCTACATCAGATTTTGTAAGACCTGTTGGGTTATCGATATGTGGAGAGGTAAGAGTCTTATTTGTAAGAGTTTCTGCTCCGTCAATTGTTGCAAAATCTCCATCTGATAAAGCTGTATTAAATTCAGCTACTGTACCAGATAGATTATTATCAGCTAAATCAATTTCTTTATTTGTTAAAATTTGAGATGTGTTTAGATCAACTGTTGCATTTGTATCAATTGATATGGAACCAGAATTTGAATCATAAGATATACCATTCCCGGCAGAAATTGAATCACGTGCACGTTGTTCTGTAAAATATTTATTTGTAGGGGTTAATGTTTCTTGAACATCATCTGTATTCAAAGTTACACTTGATCCAAGTGCTATTGAATATCCATTTACAGTAATAGAGTCATTATCTAATGCATTATTTGGTATATTTTGAAGAGTATTATCTCCGCCATTAATTGTTTTATTAGTTAAAGTCTGTATGTCTGAAGTGCCAACAACATTTCCGTTAATCCCGTGAACATTTGAAGAATATCCATCGTGTGTCGAAACTTCAGAAGATGCTGATCCAGCTGCATCATACCATGTATCAACTGTATCTCTATCTACAACAATTTGACCAGAAATAATTTCAAGACCTGTGCCTAAGTCAGCTGAAATATCTCCTGTAGCGCCTAATGTAATTCCGTCTCCGCCATTTAGTGAATCCCAAACACGCTGTTCTGTAAAATACTTATTTGTTGTACCCTCATCAAGATCGTCTGTTGTTGAGTCGGCAACTCCATTTTCTGCTGTTATTGTTAGTTGACGATTTGCCTCATCGTAAGAAATTGAAATATTTGACTGTGTTGAATTTTCAAGAATATAACCTGCGGCATCTTTTGCTCTATTATCAGTATAATATTTATTTGTTGTGCCCTCATCAATATTATCAGTACTATATGATGCAGCTGAACCCAAATGGATCTCGTAACCATTGATTGTTACTGAATTATTTTCTAATTTATTATTTTGAATAGAACCAGCAAGCATTGCATTTGTAACTGTACCCAAATCTGCTGCTGTTATTGCAGTTCCAGAAATTTTTCCTTTATCTATTTCTGCAGAAGAACTAATATCAGCATTAACAATTGTTCCATTTGCAATTTTTTCAGATGTTACTGCACCATTATTAATTTTATCTGTAGTAACAGCAGAATTTACTATTTTATCTGTTGAAACAGTATTATCTGTAGGAGTTCTTGTATCAGAAAGTCTTGAATCATTTGTATATACAAGATTTGCTGTATTAGAAATTCCATGAATATTTGTTGTATCATTTTCATGGTTTGAAAGATTTGTGGCTACACTTGTAAAAAATGATGGATCATCATTTACTGCAGCTGCTAATTCATTTAGTGTATCTAGAAGTCCTGGAGCCCCATCAACTAAATTTGTTACCGCTGTAGTAATATCTGATGTAAGAGCTATTGTTCCTGAGTTGTCAGGTAAATTAATTGTTCTATCTGCGGTTGGATTTACGGCTAAAGTAACTTCATAATTATTAGTTGTTAAACCTGGAATTATTAAATTACCGTCGGCATCTAAAGTTGCAACACCATCTTCTACGCCTTTTTCGGCAAGTGGTATGAAGTCTCCTAATGAGTTTTCTAAGCCTTCTGGAGTAACGTTGGCATATTTAGTGATGCTATTCCAATTTGAACCATTACCAATTTTAAATTTTAGGGTATCTGTTTCAATACCAATTTCTCCTGAAGAAAGGATTGGGTTATTACTGATCCAATTTGTAGATGTATCTCGCCTAAGCTGAATTTTAGTTGCCAATTTATTTCCTCCGGAACAATATAATTATACTATTATTTTTATTCTATGGGTAATAGTTGCCTATAAATGTTTCGGTAGAAGATCCACCCCCATCTAGAACCAAATCAAAATCGGTAGTGCTTGAATCTCCACCGTTCACAATATCTGTATCTGCCTTATAGGCAAATTCTCTCCAAATATTGTTATAAGCTAACGCCATTCTATCTGCAGTTGTATTGTATGCTAGTTGTCCATTAGATGGTAAATTTTGATAAGATGAAACAATATCTACTCCTGTAGAATTTGTTGATCCAGCTAAATCAATCCATCCTGAATTAGTATAAACTTTTACAGTACCACTGGTTGAGTTAAAATATAACGAACCGTTTTCTCCACCGGAAGGATCTGATGAAAGAGATGGTAGTGTTATGGGCGATAAGAACTTCTTAGCCACTATTAACCTATAACTACAACTCTATACTGATCAGTTGTTGGAGCAACAGCAAATCTTATTGTTGCTGCATTTGTAGTAGTGTGTTCAACATCTGCTTCTACTTGAGCATATGGAGAAGCGTTATCAAATATTTGAACTGTAACGTCTCTAGTGCCAAGATTATGAGAAATTGTGAATGATGTTGCAGCATTATCTCCAATGCTTTCTGAATGCTTTCTTACTCCGTATCCTGTAGAAAATTCAAGAGCTCCAGAAGTAATATCAAATCCGGTTCCTGCATTTATTGCTACATTACCAGAGCCATCAAACTCAATTCCGTTTCCAGTCTTTACATATACGCCATCTCCGTCAATTGCAAGACCTCTGGTATTATCAACAATTGCGTTGATTTGATTTCCATCAACCTGAATTGAATCAGATCCAATATATGTACCTTGTCCTGAGAATTGAACCCAGTCTTGTCCAGCAAAACTTGTTAAGTAGTGACCTGCTTGAACCCACGAAGTTGCCCCATATTGATTGCCTTCCATAACGAAGACTGCAGCACCTTCTAGCTCAGTATATACATCTGCATCTACTGCACGTGTTAAGGTCCATGAAGTTCCAGACTGATTATACACATAAATACCAGCATCATTGCCATTTGTAACAAGGATACGGTATCCGACATCTGCTGCTCCTAGAGCTGCATGTCCATCAATTACCAAAGGAGATGCTACCGAGTCTCCAGAAAGTGTTGGTGTAGCATCATCATAAAGAAGATGTACTGCTTGCTTCCAGCTTAATCCAGAAGAAGCTGCCTGAATATCTGAAATCTTAGCAATTTCGTTTCCAGCAGTAGCTGAAGATCCATAGTATGCTTTTGCTGTTGCATCTGGAAGAATTTCAATATTCTTAGATGTACCATTAATATGAATTTGAGAAGCATTATTAGAATCAGAAATTGTTAAGTTTCCACCAGCTGAACCTAGTCCATAAACATGTTGAGTAAACGTGTTTCCATTTACTTCAAGGTTGGAGTTTATAACTACTTGTCCATCTGGATTTAGTGTAATATCACCATTTGTAGAAGTAATATCTAAATTAGATGTATAAGCTTTGATTTCAAAATGTTCGTTAGTATCATTAACAACAATTCCGCCATCTACCGCATATGTAGATGGATTTGTAAATGTAAGCTCATCACCAATATTTTTATTTGTTAGTGTTGCAGAACCTGCTTCTGTTACAATCTTATTGCCTTGAGAAGCAGAACCAATATAAGCACTTCCGTCTGGATTAAGAACTAAATTATTCCAGGCTGCTACTTGTAGGTCGTCATTCACATCTGTATAAATATTTGATGTATTAGAACCGTTAGCATCGCTTAAATTAAGCTGTCCATTTATAGAAACTGTATCTGTTGTTGCATTTGCATTAAATACATTTGCTGTAGATCCAACTGCAAATGTATCTGTTACTACAACATCATCTGGAAGACCTACTGTTATATTTCCAGAACCATCATCTGAAACTGTAACTTCATCAGTAGTTCCAGAAACTGATTGAACAACAGCATTTGATTCTAGATCTCCAATTGTCGCAATACGATTATTTGGAGATACATTAGATCCAATATATGCTGTTCCATCTGGATTAAGTACAATGTCGCCATTGACTGTTGTCAAGTTAATATCTTGATTTGCAGATAAGTTTAAATTATTTGAAGAAGCAACAATTTCAAGGTTAGTGGATCCATCATCATGAATGTATCCAACATTTCCTCCGCCATCATTGAAATGAAGATTGTCTGAAATTGTTTTATTTGAAAGTGTTTGTGTGTCTGATGTTCCAACAACATCTCCGGTTACGCCATGAACGCCAGTTGTAAGATTGTTATGTGTTGAAATTAAATCGGAAACATCTGATTCATTAAGTGTTCCTTGTACCCAAGCAGTACCGTTATCTATATAAAGTACTTTTGCTTGTGTGTCTACATAAAGCAGTCCTTCTTTTGAAGATGCTGGCCGACTTGCGGTATTACCAAACT